CTCTAGGAAGTTTCGATACCTATCATCCTGTAGGAGGGTGTCTTGAGACTCATTTAGGTAGTGTTTCCACTCCCGCAATATCTTTTTCATATGATTAACTAGTTGTTGACGCAGATCAGACTCCACGGTAGACTCTTGCTATAGGAGAAAAAAGCGATGAGTGTGAAGAAAATAGCAATATTAGTCTTGATTATGTTTGCGTCCCTGTGTGGAACAAGGACTGCGACGGCAGAGGCAAAACAAAAAATATACTTGTTGCCGCTATCATATGTTGGTGACGGTGAAGTACTCTCTACCCTTGCAAGAGAAATTCCAAAAGTTTATACAAACAGCGAAATCATTCTTCTCAATAAGAGAGATATAGATTGTCTCGAATCAAAAAATGACCACCCGCGCCAAAATACCTATAGCGGTACGTTGCTACTTTCTAAATGTTTAAAAAAATATGATAACGTAGAAAAAAGTGCTAAGTTATTAGCGATAACATCAGAACAGTTTACGACAGATAAGTGGTGTGGAAATCGATTTGTTAAGTTTAAGAATATAAACGGGATTGGCCTGATGGGTGGTAAATATGGGATAGTGACAGATTATAGAGTCAAATACGTTTATAAATCTAGTCAAGAACTATCAAGATTATTTTTGCTGAGTGTTACATTACACGAAATAGGACATTTATTTGGGTTGGATCATTGTGATGATACCCCACTGTGGAAGAAGATAAATTGTTTTATGGTAGGGAAAACTGCTAATTGGAAAACATACTTTGCAGCAGTAAAGATGTTATGTCCTTCGTGTATAAGAAAGTTACGCTACAGCAGATTGTTGTCCTAGTTTATCATTGGCCATAGATGATGCAACACCAATGACATTATTAGATACGTCTGTTCTCTTAAAGAACTCCTGAGAGTTATCAACCAAGAACCCTTTGTCCCCGCTGCCAATCACAAACACAAAAGCCCCAATCGCGTATGGCCGAATTTCTTCTAGGAATGTGAGAGGAACGTTAACACACCCATGAGACATATTGCCTCCCGTAACTTTATTGTAGTTTTTCCGAACAAAATTTAAGTATTCCTTGGAAACGGCCTCTTGCGAAACACCAGACTTAATCATCTTTTGGATTCTATCAAAATATTCCCGTCTAACAGGCTCCTGATAAAATCCGTGAATTGCTTGAGCAATGGTTTTATCCCCCAACTTCAAATAAAAGACGTTGGCAAGGCTTTTCTTTCCGGCGTAATCTGGATTATAGGTATTTTGAGAAATTGAATAAACTCCCTTGGGTAGGAATCTGGTTTTGTTCTCGTCGAGATATTTCCAAAAGGTGTCCTCGTCTCTTACTGGGTTTTCATTATTATCATAATAACGACTAACCTTTCTGTGAAAACCAAGCTTTCTCATTATTTGGTCCGTAGACTGTAGGGCCTTTGCAATCATCTCCTCATTGTTAGATTGCGCGTCCTTTCCGTCTATCATTGGGGACTTGAAGACTTTACCGTCCTTTGCAAATAAATAAATGAGATTATCTCTAGAATCGAGAATAAAGAAGGATTTGCCGCTATAGGCTGGGCGAGCCTTTATAAAAGCTAATTCTTCTGCGATCCTGGGAGGGATGTTGTTTGATACCAGCGCTTTTTTTATAGTAGTAGTGGGCGGGAGTTGGAGCTGTGGCGGCTTGTGGTACAACAGGTGTCTTGGTGGGGACAGAGTTAATCACCTTCTGTGTAGTGTTGTCAATTATTCCGGTGGCCGTAAGCTTTGAGGCTCTCTGAAGATCCGCGATAGCCTTCTTTGTTAGTGGACCAAACCACCCAGTCGGAGCCCCTATTCTCAGGAACTTCTTGTCAATTAACGCCTTTTGAAGAGCCTTGACTGGCTCACCTCTGTCATTATATTTGGGAAAGGCGGCGGCCTGCTCGGTCAGGAGGTTCTGCAACTCCTCGAGGATTATTGATTTCAAATTAAGCTTCATGTTGGGTTTCCTATGCAATAGATTTGGCTTGCGGCCGGTTAGATTTCACTGTAGATATCATGTCTGGGTAAATAGACTTGTCCCGTAGAGCTTGCTTGAGAACGGACAAGACCCAACCATTTAGAACTTTTCCTGATTTGTTGATCTGACTAAGATTATTAAACAAATCATCATAATCCTGTGAGGTGGCATGAGACAGGAGTTTCATAAGATAATCTACGTTTGAAAGATTGTTTTGCGCTGAGTTGGGAGACAGTCCAATAACATCGCCATATTTCTTTGCTAGAGAGGCATACCAAAATTTAATTGGACGATAATATCTTTGTTGAGCCTCCTCTCTGGCAAGACAGTAAGCGAAGACCTTGTTTCCTCCACTTCCATATGACAAATTCATTAATATATCATAATCCTTTGGCTCCATTTGTTTTTTTAGAAGTTTGGCCACAACAATGCCTAGGTCGGAGATCTCCTGATAAATATTCTTGGGGGTCCCAACGGCAAAACTGGGACCAATTTCTCGTCCTCTCCTCTTGGCAATAAGAGCTTCTGTCTCTGCATTAATTCTAGATTCATTTGGACCATCATTTATCCAATGACCCAATTCGTGGACAATTGTATTTATTGGGTTAGTTTTTTTTGCGCGGATAAGCCTAAAATCTATAGAGAGTTTATTTTGATAGAACAGCCCATAGTACTTCCCCCTAAGATCAGCACTAAAAATGTTCAATTTCGTTCCCCCCTTAAGAAGATGGGCCATGGGAGGAAGGACATCCCTTCTTACTAACTGGGCATCTCCGACAACCTTCTTCCACCCACCAGGGAAATATTCTTCTGGATATAATGCATTAAGATAGTCATCCACATCAACCGAGATGGATGAACCAAGAGGCATCAATTCAAGAGACTTAAGCTTGTCCAGTATAGTCTTGTCGAACGGTATATTAGCGAATAGGCCAAAACTATCCTGCTTTATGTTCTTATTGGGAGCCACAGTGGGAGTTGCATCACCAGGAAGATCAACTTGTTCTGTAAGGAACCTTTCTCCAACTATTAAGTATGGTATTCATCTCAATAAATAGTCTGTAGTTCTGTTATATCTGGACCTCTATCATCGTATTTAAGCTCTGTGGAGCCAGAATCATATTGTTCAGCGAGAACCGTTCGTAGTTCCTGGAGAATCATTTCTCTTAGTATATTGTTCATTTATCTTTCCTTTTATATTGGTGAGTCTCTAATCTCGACCCTGAGCATAGGGATCAAATCCACTAGCCTTCAGGAGGGACGCTATATCTCCACCCCTTCCAACTATTGAAAGCATAATACGAGCATCACCAGCGGTTTCCTTTCCTCCGGCTACTGTCTGTGCTATTCTAGAAACATTATATCTGGTAATCGATGGTATTCTCGACTCGCGAGAATTTTGTACATTCTGGAGTAGCTGACGATATAGAGAGGGATCACTCCTTAACTTATCTCCCCAGGCCTTTAGCTCAGCTAGATTTTGTGTATCATCCCTCTCTCGCTGTGTCGTATTATTTTTGACACCAGGATTATCTCCATCTTCTTGTTCGACTAGAATTTTTTGTAACTCTTCCAATACTAGTTTTCTTATTGCTCTATTATTGATCATGTTCCTATACCCTCCGTTGTGTACCAATAAATAGGTTATAACTATACAAAAAAACTCAAATCTGTAAAAAATAGCTATCCGTTGAATGAGGACTTAGTCCATTCCTTCATGCTCATATTATCATACTGTAACATAACTTCCGGGAATTATTACTCGAGGGAGGAGTAGGGGGAGGGGGTATGGTTTCAACGGGTTGCAAGCGATTGAAACTGTTAGAGAAAAAAGACCTTTGGTTTCGACAGGCATTACTTCGTGCGCCTATTGGTGTATTGTTGTATGGGATAATAACTAATGAACCATCGGATTGAATTACTCGTTGTGTGAAGCGGCTGGTATCATTGGAGTATTGATAGTCGTAAACGGCTATACAACTAGCGTGTTGTATTGTGCCCGACTATAACCCTATTAGCATAAAGTATCAATCCCTCGCTCTGTATGAGGAGAGAGATATACAATAGCCTATACGCCCAGCCAGGTTACGGGATAGCGTAGTGAGTACCCATGGTGTACCTGTTGGGGTATTGACCTATGGACATCCAGGTGTTATACTAACCAATCATATCCACTCACAGAGAATATACCTAGCCGTGTATGATACTCAGCCCAGCATTGTCGTTGGGTATAGAGTAGTTGCATCAGTAAGTAATGGGGTAGGTATCCAGCGGGTACTGAGTCCACCGGGATGTATTCACTTTCTCTCTGGTGTCTGATAGAACATTCTTCTACGAATTCCGATAGGTATCATAAAACGCATTGTTCTTCACTATCGGATAGTTGACTCGTTTTCGTCTGGTGTTAGATAGAACTATACTTGACTGGCTCTATTGAATGACTATATCTATCTGCTAATACTGTGGCATGGTCTTCTTCTCCGCTTATGGTTCAATGATATCAGGTAGTAGGTTTGTTGTCAACCATGCGTTTTATTGCATTTTTTAACGATTTTACAGGTAAAATAATATTGGACTAAGTTGGCTGTTTATCTACCTATTTCCTCTCCACTATTATGTCCGTTCTACACCGACAATAAAGCAGACAATCAAGGACTTCCCTATTACACCCATACCTCCTCTCGCTAACCTACCGACTGCATTGTCTTAAGTCGTTTATACCACTGGTATAATACACTCTATTATGACTATATTGGGGTTGGGATTATTCCTCTCCATCCAACCAGTTATACCAACCAATCATAAGGGAAAGGATTGTTAGGAGTATAAGACTAACCTGATGTTCCACCATAAGGATTGTTAGTGTCCATACCATGTAGATTACAATGGCTAAGCCCAGATGGTTATGATTCATTTACGAGTTATTACTTCTAGGAATCCCGTTGTTGCAATGAGGAGTAGATACATAACTCTATTGTCACTGAGATTACCCATACTCTATCTTCTCCCGCCAAATAATACTCCGTGAAACCACCCACCTATTCTATTAATTAGAAAGAATAGATATAGGGGGAATATCATGGGCCATAACATGGCGTCAATAGTGGCATTTATATTTGCCTGTTCTCTACCGAAGTTATCCCCTGCCGCACGGAGTCTTATCTCATAGGAGATAACATAGGTTATCATGGCCACTATTGGGTATGATAGTGTGAGTAGGAAGGATAACATGGAGTCTCTCCTAGTCTCTAACTGTCCAGAATGGATAATGCGTTAGAGATATAAATAGGTTCGAGTGCTCCTGTTTTCCTTAGCTTATTTGCGAATCTACAGGCTGCGACTTCACTGTAGAATATCCCATGGATACCGTCGTTGCCAGCGACATTGATGGGGCCGAATACAATATAGACTTCCCTAGGTTCGTCCTCACCATCAAACCATCTGATTAGATTGGTAAACTTCTCTACAAGGTAATTCCACATTATTATTCCTCTACTTCCCATGGGAAATAGTGAGGGTAATCATTGAACTGATCGCCCTCGGCAATACAAACAGAATCATAGATGTTTGTTCCCTGCATGTAGGTTGCGATATCCACGGCTGTTTGTCTATCCGTGCAACCACCTGCCCACGTTGTATGACCCTGAATGGTTGCAAGAACTGTCCAGTAATTCTGGACTGTTGTTGAAGACCGCGACATTATTCCACCATTCCTTCCTGTTCGCATTCCGCTCTATCTGCGTCACGAGAACAGCCGCAGGTTTCGCAAGTTCCACCACAGGTGCTAAACTGTTGAGATTCCCCAGACTCTTCAAATGCGGAGAATTCCGCTCTAATTTGTTCTAGGAGATATGCCTCTAGTTGAGGCTCAAGCCCAAATTCTTGAGCCACAAGCCATACAGCCTCGGTATCAACGAAGAATTGATCATCAATTCCAAGCTGTTCATCCACGGTAGCATCTACCGATTCATCCATATATCTTTTTGCCAAATCCTTCAAATCTCTAGCCAGTAATTCTACCCGTTCCTTCGTATCCCGAACTTCTTCCATGATTTTCCTCCGTTGTGATTGGTGAGCTAACTATAGCAGTTGCCAGGGTTTATGTCAAGATGGTTTAACAAGCCAATCTTCCAGTGGCTTTTCTGGGTGGAGAAATATATCAATAAATTCCTCCGCTTCCGATTTATCCCTAAAGGGCATAATCTCTTCATCATCATGTTCCACAAATCCGAAGTGTGCGTAATAGCCACAGAATTCTTCGCTAACCTGTGCGCTGACATAGCCGAACCTCGTTCTTTCCTTCATCTATTCCTCCGAGGGAATGGTCGGATCCAATTCCGTCTCCGTTACCTCAATAAGGAATGGAGCATATCTGTCCGTATTCCAAGCCCTCTTAAGCATGGAGGCGAATCTTGTTGCCGTATCCCTATCAGAGAATACACCACGGATTTGCGTGGGATTCAACTCCTCCTGCTTCCATATAACTGTTGAAGTTACCACCCAAACAATGTTCATCTATTCCTCGTCCCGATTATGTTGTCTACAGAACTCCCTAGAATCCCTTTTCCTTTGGTCATCATGGCGGCCACCCTTACGGAACCGCAAACCAGTAACGTAAGGATTTCTTGGCCTTTTAAGTTTTACAATGAGTCTCACTGTACGCGCCATGATTTATTATCTCCACGAGTTATATATTACTTGCGAGTAACAGTAATGGATTTAACTAGTTCAATCTTGACCTCAATCTCCTGGAAAACTCTAATGTCTTCCGGCTTAGTTCCATCCGCAACGAGACCCTCAACCTCAATAACGGCATCCTCAAAGGAATCATAGACTTCCGCTTCGACCATCCATCCCTCGGAAGAAACAATGAATCCGGGCTTAAATTCCCGATTGGGATTATTAACGCTACCAACTTGACGATGGATTTCCTCGTGTTGGTTTGCACCCTCAACCGTAAGAAACATTTCGTGATTTCTTTGGAGTTCCATTCTCCAATCAAGCAATTCCTTATCCGTAAAGCGGAATGTTTGATCAAGTGCCCGAACTTGAACGGCTTTTTCTACATAACCAACGACTGTACCAATAACGAAGTTTCCCAACTTCTGTAATCTAACTGCGACCTTATCTCCCAACTTCATTTGTGTCTCCTGTTATATGTTTGATGAGCCTAACTTAGCGAATCCAGCCCTGTTTTTCAAGTTCTAGAACCATTCTCTTGTATTCTCCCCGATTCCATTTGTCGATTTTCAATCGACATTTGCGCTTCTCCGGGGAAAAGCCAAACAAAGCCTCTGGTATTCTCTCCTGAGAAATATCAAATAGCTTCTGTTCCTGCGTTGTTTTGTTTCTGAATAGGAATTTCATTGTTGTTCCTCGTACTTGCTGAAAGGGCACCACAAAGCATGGCGCAAGTCATTGAACAGAATATTCTATTCTCAAAGTTATCATCTACCTCGATTTCTTGGTGATTTCGGTTGGTGTCCTGTTGAGTGAAATGTATTCTCCTTTCGGAACACCTTGGATTTGCACACAGAATTCGCTTCATAGATAGCTCCTTGTTATTCTTAGCGCCAAGAGGCGGAGTTGAACCGCCGACGCCGGGATTTTCAGTCCCGCGCTCTACCAACTGAGCTATCTTGGCATTATCATTGGAATTTCGCTACACTCGCATACAATACCTCTTCTCTTATCAGTATTTGAAGCCGCCTGTTTCAGTACCCAACCACAATGATAGCAGACGTAGGGTTTCCCGACAACTAGCCATTTCTTATGGTTTCTGCTCATTTATCTCTATCGCATGATATACCATGCTTGGTTATACGGGCAATCTAGTGAATTACAATCGGTTTGGTCAAACCCGTGACTCTCAACGAGAATGCGACAGGCCATAACTGTTCGCATACCGTGATATGAAACTAGATCACTAGTCCAATAACAACCCTCTGGCAATTCCTCTCCAGAACTAACCTTGTCGAGCCATTCCTTTGTAGTTGGCAATCTATAGCCGTCAGGAGCATTATCCCTCGCCGCAAACCAATCAGGCGAGCAATTATCGCTTGGCTTATGCACCCATCTATCGAACTTAACTGACATTTGTAACCTCTTGTAACTTATTGTTTAGCTCTCCCAAGTAGAATCGAACTACTATCATGCGGTTAACAGCCGCGCGCTCTACCATTGAGCTATAGGAGAAAATACTTGTCAACAGCAGGACTTACACAGTTCCAGCTAACCATCCGAAACTAGCGCCTAATACCAGTGGGTTCGTGGTTGCTGTTGCTCAAGTTGGATAACTATAGCAGAGACAAGGATTTATGTCAATCATGCCATAGATTATGGATTTGTTAGGGTTTAGCTTCCGCAAGCATGGGTACAACTAATGACATTTCCTCAATGTCGAAGTGATCATAATCGTTAGAAGTGTACAAGTTACCAATTTCATTTTCGGCGTCTATCCGTGAAGTGAAAACCTTGCGACTTGCAAGGTGTCTCCCCCATCTATCGACAATAATATAGCAAGTCATTTATCTCTCCTCGTCGTTGTTATCGTTGATAATGTGGTAGATTTCGTTCTTAATCACAGTCTCCCAGAGAATATTAAGAATGAATAGGCAAACGTAGCCTGCGCCGAGATAGCGATAGAAGTCAGGGAACCGCTGATTCATCCATCCGTAGAGAAGAATATTAACAACGCAGCCAACAAAGAGACAGCAAACGATATTCACAACTCTTAGAAACTTCATATCTAACCGCCCTCGGCCATACAGGCTCTAAGTCGGGCCATTGCCAAACTAATGGCCTGACCCTCAGTAAACGTGCTAAGCATTATGTTTCCAGTCGATTCAGTTGGCCCCTCGATAACATACTTGATTTGCCCGAGAAACTTGGTTTCTGTCACCGTAACCGCGCCCTTATAGGATAAACTCCTGAAAATCTCTCGCCTTTCGCAGGTGCAATCGCGCATACACATATTTCACCTCAGTTATTGTCAATTGTATTGGGCACGCCAAGCACAACCACCTAGAATCTTTCGCTTCTTAGCAGTCAGAACCCACTGTTTCTTGTTCCGCTTAATCATATTTCACCTTATTTGTTGTTCTATTTCCGCCAGATTTTTTTCCAATGTTCATGCCAAGTTTTACCACGGAAGCCCATTTCGTTTGAGCCATCCTGTTCAAGTGGTTCAACCCAAAGGTGTTTCCCGTCCTTGGGAAATGTCCAAACGTCGGATGCTTCTCGAAGCAGAGGCAATTCCGCTTGAAGTTCAAGAAGTTCCGATTCATCGCGGGTTTTTGCCATAGATTTCAACTGGTTCTTGACCCGTTTTCGCAGAGAACGATTAGCCTTTGTCTTTCCGGGTTTATCCGACATGCTACAGGAATTTCCTGTGATTGGAATCTTCTTGCGACTTCTGCTCATTTCAACTTCTCCTATACAGTAACTATTACAACCATTTGTGAACCGCAACCGAAAGAGCTGCAATCAAAGGGAGTAAGCATATCGAACCAAACATCATGTCGTTTGCAGACATAGGAACCTCTTAATTTTATTGTTGTGTGTTGTTGTGGAAATCTAACTGATTCCTATCGGGAAATTCTCACCGAGCAAACAGCATCAATGTCAAAGCCAATGGGTTTGCGCGACTGAAGTCTTTTCAACTCCTCGCGTTCTTGTCTCTTTTCCTCAATGGAATTCTTCGCATGTTGGCTAATAGCCTGTGACCATTCAGAAACTTCCTTCTTGATAAAACTCGTACCCTTACGGAGGGGATTAAAACCAATAGCCATTTGAAACCTCTCGTTAATTCAGTAAGTTAGCCGAGTAGAGAATTTCTCCACAGACACCCTCAGTTAGCTTAACACTACCCTGCGAGACAAGGCTAAGAATGCCAAAGCAAAATTGTAATTCCTGGGTAGTCTTGGCATTCAATGTTTCCTTGGTCAATCGTGCATACAGTACATCGTGAGCCGAGTACCATAACGTGGGGGACAATTCGTTCTCGAGCAATGTATCTTCGATTGTATTGGGCATGACATTCTCCTTTTGTTTCTATTAGTTGCGGAAGCAGGATTTGAACCTGCGACCTCTTGGTTATGAGCCAAGCGAGCTGACCTTACTGCTCTATCCCGCAATCGTATCTCTGTGTAACTACTATCGTTAGTGCCTATTTTCCTTAAGTAAATACTTCCACCTACTAAATAAGCAAACTCGGCTGGCCCCTAGCCTTTCTATTCATTCAACGGACGAGAACCATGAGGATTAGGCTAACAACCCAATGGACGATAACTCGTTGAAACGATTAGTCGCGCCAATCGGATTTGCACCGACATCTTGAAGCTGGTATTGCTTCACGTTTTACTTTGTGTAGTTAAACTATGGCACAGGTGGAATTTACGGGAATCGAACCCGTCCGGTCAGCTATATCAGCTGGAGCCTTTATCCATGAGAATCCCATAAGTTTATTGTTCTGTAAGTTCGTTAACTTCCTCGAAGGAAACTCCCTCGGAATAGTAACCGTTGCTTTCACCCTTCCAGCGAATATCAACATAGCCCTTTTGAGTCGCAAACTTGTAGAATGTCCACGTTTGGCTTCGATAATCGGTTTCGGATTTATTCGTGGAGACCTCTGCGAGACAGATTGGCGAATTCACTAGGAATTCCAATTCACCCTCGATTTCCGTAATGTTTACCGACTCGCAACAGTCTTGAATATGACCCATGCGATACGTCTGGCCGGATTCCGTAATGAACTCAATGATATCGTCACCGTCGCTAACACCACGTTGGCAAAAGGCCAGGACTTGACCAAGAAGTTCGCCAACATCGGCGTGACGATTAAGGCCATTGTAATTATACTTCATTCTTAACTCCTTGTTTCTGTTTGGAAACTGGCGGAGTTAACCGCATCAGTATTTTATATTGTTCTCGCTGACTTAGATAACATGGCCCCTTAATAGCTAGGGACGAAAGTGACGCACAAGCCGCGCACTTATATAAGCCAATACGACCGTATTGCATCCAGAAGTGCTGTTGAATGTTCATCTTTTCCTCAAACGTTATTAATATTGATTTAGTGAGGGAAGTTAGATTCGAACTAACTCCGTTTCATTGTAACGGTTTTACAGACCGCTGCTATTCCACCATCATAGCCGTTCCCTCAGAATTATGTGTTACTTAGCCTTAAACAACCTACCACTTAGGTTGCAGATTTTTCACTGTCGCAGCATAATCTGCGGCCCATTCGGGAGCTTGCGCCGGAATTCACTACTATTCCCCGACCTTGTGCCAACATCACTCGGCTTCTCATCATGCCATTGGGAGCACTATCCGCTAATAACGGAACGTTCATTGATTCTGTGGTTCCGTTTATTCCCGGTCTGGGACATAACGGTTTCCGCAAAAGGAGCCTAACCATGGGCTACTTCGTGGCGGCTGTGGTATTGTGCTCAAACCCACGAAGCATAGTCGACAATATAATACTGTCGGGTGTGCGCCAATCACCACATATTTACCGATGCAACACCACTTGCTAACGCCTCGGAAGTGCGGAGTATTCTAATAAATCCAGTCTACTCTTAGGATAGACCCTTTATCCAAGCATCATGTTACACCCAACACGAAAAGCGCCCGCATACCACGGTCTTGGCTTATCGGCCCGATAAGCAAGGGGTTCTAAGCAGTTAAATCTGCTGGTTCTACAAGGGAGAGTTGAACTCCCATTTCCCCGCTACAATGCGAGGGTTCTAACCCATTGAACTATTGTAGATTTAACCACTCGGTCTTGTTCACTGGCCGATAAGAGACTGCACTTACAATGGGTTTGCAACAGACCCGATTAACTCGATTATGCAAACAGCCCACAACCCTTGCAGATTGCAGGCTATTTCCATTCCATCCACGCTAGGGATTACTCGGCGTCGTCACACACCGGGCAATCCTCAGGAACTTCAGCTGTTTCCGGCTCGGCCTCTTGCGCCTCAACGTCCAGACCATCGGCGGAATCCTCAGGCTCATCATTGGCTTTCGCCACACCGACCGCCTCAACCGCAGCGGCAAACGCTTCTGCGAGTTCGGCATTCTCCGCCCGGAGCTTGCGAATCAAGTCCAGCAGTTCCGCCTTCGTGAGCTTATCCTCACTCTTACCACCGTTTTGGACGAACTCGGCATACGCCTGCTTATTCAGCAGGTTGCCCTCGGCATCGCATTCACACGCGAGCTTGAGCTTGCTTGGGCGACCAGCGCCGAATTCAGTAACCACACCGTCTTGTAGGAACGTGCGCTTGACCTTGATAACTTTCGCCTTAGTAACAGTAGCCATTTTATCACCCTTCACTTTGTTATTGTTGTTGTTTTTGATAGTAGCAGCAGAGACTTCCTTAGTCTTTTCAGCGGTCTCTGCCTTGCGCTGAAATTCATTGCTGACTTCTTGACCGATACCAATGATTTCATTGGCATCCGCCTCGTTCGTAATGCGGAACACGGTAGTTCCGTCAACCAGTTGCAGTTGACCCACAACCTTGCGGAATCGCAGGTTATGCAACATCGTATTGGCCTTGCCAATCGCCCTCGACATATCGCCATTAACCATCAGGACAATGGCCTTGCTCGCCGCGACCTTATCTGCCGTCATGCCGTTCTTGGCATCCTTGAGAGTTTCCAGCACCTTACCGTAAGCGACCATATCGCTCCGACCGTAGACCCATTTGCCGATTTGCACGTTGTTGCTTGCCATGTTAGTCTCCGTAGTTCCGTTTGTTGTTTGTTGATACTTGAATTATTCTTTACTTTGGCCTGCTTGGCAGGACTTGAACCTGCAACCCTCGGCTTAGAAGGCCGATGCTCTATCCAGTTGAGCTACAAGCAGATTTCCTTATTCACACTGTACTAATAGTCTCTCATTATGCCACCTCGTTCGGTTTCCCGACTTCGACTTCACTTGAGGTATTAGTACCTTGATTGCATGATGGTTCGTTTCTAGCCCCTTGCGGCGGTAGGCAACCATTCATTCTTGCAGAGAACGCAGTTCTCACAATCGTATTCAATTATCAAAGTTCTTGTGGCTCTCGACCACTTCGGTAGCTTACCACCGTTTTTTCTGCTTGTCAACCCCTCATTTCATTCAGCTTCTTGAGAAGCCGTTTTCATTGAGAGATTTCAGGGACTTTGCAGAACCGCTTGAGTTCTGCTGACTGCCCCAGTGTACCACCGTTTTTTACCCTTGTCAACCCCTCATTTCATTGAGTTTCTTGACTTTGTTGGTTTTTTCCGGGAGACCTTGCAGAACCGCTTGAGTTCTGCTGACTGCCCCAGTGTAACCTACTTTGGGTCGAGTGTCAAGAGCTGTTTTTATTGGCTTCTTGATAATCATTCGGCTTCTTTTTTTTCTTGGACTTTGCAGAACCGCTTAAGTTCTGCTGACTGCCCCAGTGTACCACCGTTTTTTACCCTTGTCAACAGCTGATTTTATTGGCCTTTGACAAGTAGCAGGAACGGCTAAAGAATTCTAAAAGCGGAATTAGACTGGCGCGAAGCCTGTCTCGATTTCCAAGAGCATCTTAGCACGTTCAGCAGAGAAGTCAAGTTGGTTGAAATCATTGAGGAAGGGTGAGAACTCCAACCTGTTGAATCTATTGGGAAAACTCTCAACTGGCTGATAGTTCGTTCCGAGGGCAAACTCCCAACGGATTCAGTCACTTCCAAATGCGACTTTCATATCCACTATGAATGCAACTCTGGAGGCAAGTCGTGTAATTTATTGGGCTTCTCGATGAGAGTCGGCAGACCCTTGACAAGGAATCTACCTGTGTGCTATAATCAAAGGTAAGTCGAAACGAGATTCGTCTAAGTCCATGATTTCATTGAGGATTGCAACTCTTGATTATTGAAGAGTTTCTTGCGGCCCGCTGATTTTGTGAGGTATTTCTAACTCGTTGAAAACACTGGTCTCTTCTAAGTCGCTGATTTTTCTATCATTCTAAATCATTGAGCTTTTAGAAGTCCTTAATATAATAAGAACAAATATTCTTTAACTGTAAACTGAGATCTGTGGATTCCAGTTCGTATACGATTCTATCGTTAGATACGACCATATAAGTTCCTGTTTCGATATCATATTTCTGCGCAGGATATCTATAACTTGCTTGTGTACTTGTCTCTGCTTCCTTAGCTATAACAACGAATACCTTATCAGAGTAATCTCTTTCCATATCTATGTCACATAGATCATCTGCTCGAAAAATATATGGAAACAGCATCTTTCTCTTTGAGAAGAGTTTCTTCAGAACTACAACATCGTTTATGTTATATTCCTTAAGATCTCTGTATATAATACCATTCCCCGTCTTTTCAATCATACTCTCCCCTCTCCCCTACCGGGGGTATAGTAGTGGTGTGGGCACATACCCTACCAGTTAGACATAGATTCTCTAAGTTCATTATAGTAACTTAGGTCTTCTGCTGCTTCCTCTCCGGATAATTCAATTATTTCCTCGTCGGGATCATAAATTAGAGACTTCTTAACAGCCTTCCCATTCTTAGCCTTGCGTAGTTTCTTTACCTTAATCTCATAAGATTCATCCCTAACCGAGATATTTTTGGACACCTTCATTTATCTTCCTTATCTTTTGCGATAATAGCTGCTCCAACACTGAGCAGAAATATTACTGACATTATAGCAACCAATTCCACAGTTTCCATTACTTTTGCTCCATTATAGTTAATACCCGAAATTCTTGCAATCCATGAATTACTTTATCCAGGTTGTTTCCCGCCTCTCCCAAGACTCTATCTCTCTTTTGATTTACAGTCAAGGACGTACTCTTTAATGAAATAAGATTCTGCCTAACAATGTTTAGCTTACCAAGAAGCTCCTCAGACTGACATTTTAATCCCTTGGCTACTTGCCAATGACAACACCAATCATGAGATTTTACTTGTGGGAACTCGCTATTAAGTTGGTGTGTTATATCAGAAATTTCTCTTAATTGACTCGTCGTTCTGGTAGAAACATTTGTGGAGGTTCTTGCGTGAACAGTCGGAGGAGAACTTCTACATTCTCCCGAATCCTCTAATATTTTATTATAGGCTATACAATCCTTACACGTATTCATCATCCTCTTCCTCGTCCTCACTAACCTCATGTATAATTTTACATTCTTCACATAAAGTTTGCATCCAACCCTTTTTGTTAGACATTTTGCCAGGTGAACCACAAGACTCACAGGTCTTTAGTGACGTAAGGCAAGCAAAATCGATAAGTGCTCCGACATATTCGTCACAACCACAAGCATAAATTCTAAGCTCTCCAAATTTTTCCTTTATTTGAGCAAATTCAACTTGTTGGTAGTCGTGGTTCTCGATTTTTTTTCGATTAACTCTGTGCTGAATTAGGCTACAAAGAGTGTCCATAATCTCATACCAGCCATCACCACAAGCAATCCCCCAAAACATACACGACTGACTCTCTGGGAGAGATGCCTGTCTAAATAATTCAGGATACTTTTCATAAAGGGCCTTCTCTAGCTTCTCATTCATATACTTTGTTCTCCCCTAGGAACTTAAACTTGTAGGTCTTACAATTTTCCATACCATCAATCACTTCTCGGGGGTCTAACGAATCTTCTAGAAGATAGTCGTTCAATTGTTCTTCCTTTTCCTCAAAGGAAAGAACTCTATCGTCTTCATCCTTACTTTTGGTTAGAATACTATTCAAAAATTCATTGTCGAATAGTTTTTCTTTTAGAATTTCTCTGACAAGATCGTATCCTGTTGATACTGTAATATTCTTACAAAAGAATATATCTCCGTTGTCAAAAATTTCTTTATACCACCCATCATGACTCTCTCTGTCATCTGTTTCGACGGAAACGTATACCTTAAATTCCTTTACAAAAGAATAACATTCTCCATTGTCCCAAGTATAGTCACCAGTATAATCTTCATCCGAAAAACAACAGATAACATCTGTTCCCATATCATTAATGAACTTAAGAAACTTATCTGGATATGACCAGGCTGTTTGGCCAGAAATTCTAACTTCCTTTTCAGAAATAATTTCTCCTTCAAAATTATCAATGTCCCATTTGGTGCCCCAATTAGCGCAGAAACAGTCATACCAATTCTTTTCTTCTTCTGGAGGTATCGGCCTTATTAACCCCATAAAGCCTAAATTGGAGCTGCTCCTGTTGGCAGAAATAGTGGCATTAAGAATTACTTCCCAAACATCATCAGGACACCTTCCTTTCTTTATATTAATATTTATTCGCGTCCAGTTTGGCATGTTATTATCCTAGAGTCCACCACTTAGCTAATTCAACATAAAAACCGCAGAGGGTAAGGCACCATCCATCAATGAAGAACTCGTCTTCGTTTCTAACGAAAGACTCTAAAGTTGGCCAAGGACGCAAAGGAGTTCCCTCTGTTACCTTCCAACCAAATCTTGCTAATTTTCCTAGTACCTTACTAGAGTTTACCCAAACAAATGCGACTCTATAATCTAGATCTCCATTATACCTGCGGCTATTATTCTGTAAGCTCATTTCCATTTGTTATCTCCCATCTATAGCTCAGTCTGCTGAACTTGGTGTCAATTATAAACCCATCCTCGGTTCCTGTCAACTCCGTTGACTTAGGCCAGTTCATATATGAAGTGTCATTCTCCTTTATGCCATCACCCTTAAATTGAATATAGGTAGTGGAAACAGAATGAACAACTCTGGCCTTGTCTACAGTAGAACCGCAGAACTCAAACATTCTTAGTCTTGTTCCTGGAGTTAGTCTTCGTTTAAGCTCTGCTACTGTTAGTTTCTTAACCGCTACTTTCTTTGTCTTCTTAACTGTCGCTTCCATTTTTTATCTCCCTATTGCTGCAATATATTTTCCATGTTTCCAAATTTGAGTTGAATGTGCAAAAATTGCTGCTGGACCTTTATCTCTGTGGACCTTGTTCATAAAGAAGTAAAAACACTCCTCTCCTCTTACTACTGCCGGAAGATCGTTATCTCTATGCGTAAGAGAATTAAGAAGCCATCTAGTTTCACCATCATCTATCACGAGATTAATAATTTTCACAGTGGCTTTCCTTTTTCCCAATACTCACAGTATCCATCTGGGGCTGTATAAGCTGGCATTTTTTCTCCCCTATGGCGGAATCCTTCATCCCACCAACCCATTGAACCATCCTCGAGAATTTCTGCTGGCAAGTCATAATCTCTATGACGGTTTCCGTTCTTATACCACCATACATCTCTCTGAGCTAGAGAAATTAGTTCAACCACCTTACGAGATTTCTCAGAATCGGTCATCCCAACTCCATATCTCTAATTCCAAGACATACCGGGAATCTTGGAATTCCGTCATCGGTAAGCTCCTGAAATTTAATCGTTGCAATTTTCCCAACAAATTCTTCTTGATTATCCCAAATATGTTGTCTTTCTTCCTCGGTCATAGCCGGTCTTGCAGAAAAGGTTACCGAGGTATTACAACCAAGAGCTAATCTAATTGCTCCTGCTGTCTCCGCAAGTTCTTCCCTATCAATACCTACAATTGTATATTCCTCTTGAAGGAATTTCTTATATTTGACTAGCTGGTGTGTCCTCTTTGTCTCATACCCGCAATTATCTCTGCGGATCATCATTCCCTCGTATCCGTTTCCAGCATATGAATCATGTTGCAACTCTGCATCAACATCCTTAAAAGATTGGGGGCCGATTGTTGGAGATTTGATTAGAGAAGACTCTTTAAATTTCTGTTCTAGGTCAGAACTCCCAACAATTGAGCACAAATGATTCCATCTTTCACCAAACGTCTTATCGGGATCGACAATATCATAGATTACGTATTGAATCTTTTTTGCGTTCTTTGCATCAAAATTAACAGACTTCGACACAATTGAAGATATTCCCTGAAATGTCATATCGTGTGAATATAGTTCTCCATCAAGAAACCTAAATTTTCTTGCTGAGTTCTTAAGCAAGCCGAGAATGTCCTTGTTAATATGCGGCAGGCAAGCTATCTTTTTTCCTTGTCTGGAAAAGAGTTCGCCTGTTTCGCAATCTGCGATGCATCTAATACCATCGAACTTCGGTTGATAAAAAACATTAACCCTATCGAGGGATTTTGTATCCTCAAAGGCATATGCAAGCATTGGTTTAATAGATGTTCTTTCATCATTTAGCCCACTAGAGAACGACCCGGTAGACGAGATTAGTTTATATCCAGAATCAATCTTCTTATTCGCCTTAGTTCTTGCCTCACCATCAGCTTGTTCCGAGGGGGTTGTTTCATTTGCTCTACCGATATTCTTCCCGACTAGTATTGTTTGACATAGAATTTGTGAGTTTCCTCCAACCTGGCCCCATTCATACTCAATATCATTATTGTGAATTCTCGCTTCCCAAAAGCAAGTTTTCTTACCGGATAATTTCTCTAATCTTATTGATGATTCCATTTTTTTTTCCTATTTTTTATAATTTTCCGAAATGCGTTCTCCATTAGTATACCAAAATTCCGCCACCGTAGTTATGATTGCTGGGCCATCATCTCTGTGGAGCTTACCATATTGATACCAATATTCTGCACCACCGCCTATATGGGCCGGTAGATCATTATCTCTGTGAAGATCTCCGTTCTTATCCCAACTAACTATTTTTTTTCCAGTATTACTAAATGAGATAATAAGGATTATTTGCTTCATAACTTCATCATTTCAAATTGATTATGACCAGATGAATAAAAGACTCTCTTAACTCCCACAAATTTCATTGCTTCCTGGCACATGAGGCAGGGACGAGAATTACGAAACTCACCAAAGATATTGGTTCTTACAACATAAACGTCGGAGTTAGCTGTATTTTCTCTGCCCATATTAAGAATAGCTCCCAACTCAGCGTGCAAGGTTGCCAACCCAATGTTTCTTTCTCTGAATCTTTCACCGAACGAGCAGGACTTATTCTTGTTACAACTCGCATTTAATACGGAGCCATGTCTTACAAGAACAGCGCCGTGATTAAACTTCCCATAATCCGAAATTCTTGCCATTCTAGATGCGAACTCAAAAAACCGCATATTCCTTCCGACTGGTGCTATCTCAATGGCATTTCTCATTAGTCCTCTATAGATTCAAAACGATCACTTTCAATAAGCTCAATAAGTTCCCCAATCTCCTTTACAACCTTAATCATTTTAAAGTAATGAGGAGGCATTGAGACTGTATTTTCTGAAGACATTTCTATCTCCATTCTCTTGACTGCTAATTCTGTTTCCTGAAACAGGACTTCTGAGCAGGTTTCAAAAGCCTCTCTCATTCTCCTAATAGAATCCTTCTTGTTTAGATAATAAACATATCTGGTGCTTTTGTTACTCATCTTCTACTCCGCTCTCGCTATAACATGAAATATCTGGTTGATAAATATCCTCGATATCCGTCTTGAATTCGCACCAAAGACAAACTTTATCATGGTTAACATCTTTTTCGTCGTGTTCAATTTTACATTTCTTACAAAGAACTAACATGGAGGATCCTTCTATACAGAGACTATATCAGGAGACATCATTTAGGTCAAGCAGCGAAATTAACAAATCTTCCATAAGTATAGAACATACCTCTCCCATCTGGAGATATAATCGCAGGGCCGCCACTCCTATGTATATTTGAGTTATATCTCCAAATATACACTTCATCATAAAAAACTTGGGCTGGTAAATCGTTATCCCTGTGTAATTGATAATTGTATCCTGCCTTTCTAAACCATGACCATTTACCATCTGCTCCATGATGGCTAACTGGATAAATGATTTTTTGTATTAATTTTGTTTTCATCTGTCCTGTGTTATGAGCGGAAAAGTCACTTAATAAACCTCTCCTGCCATCGAATATATTGGACTCGAACCAACATACAGGAAATAACGTTCCTGCTCTTTATCCCTTTGAGCTAATACCTTTGACTATTTCATAACACGGATTTTTTTCATTAGAATCAGAATAATAATTTAATATTAATCCACGCTTTGCCGTAATATATAATTATTAATTTTGATCGGTCAAAACTCACCTAATAAAAAATGTGATATCTAGGATTTCGAAAGAATAAGGAAATTTCTTTACTTACATTATGTTTCGAGACTATTATTCTTCTGGCTTTGATGGTAGGGATTTATACTACGCTCCGTGACTTCACAATATAACCATTTTAGTTATAATTCATCCAACGAGCTTCATTTTGATACACCATTGCCTATTTCTAGATATTGGAGGTCCGTCACGGAATTGAACCGTGTTCTCCGGGTTACAAATCCGGTGCATCGCCAGCAATGCTTACAGACCAAATTCTTCTCTGTACATATTATACGACTGCGACATTATGCTGTCAAGGATCGTTCTGTCTCTAACAACATAGAAGTCTCCATGCGAGGTTCCGATATAAAAACCGTTTTCAAACCAATTCTTCGTATTGGAGCGCCCTATAGAAAGATTAATTATTCTCTTATTCTTCATTATAAATCTCATCGAGGTATTCTTTCCAGGATATTCCTGGAAAGAATTTATCAACCCATATGCAATAATATCTTCTATTATCATAAAATGAGATTTCTATTGTTTTCTTATTTTTCATTAGAGTGCCTATTAAAATATGTAGCCCACGAGAACCCCACGAAAACATTGTTCTCAAAGATTAAATAACGTTGGTAGTTCTTAAAAAAACAAAGTTCTATTTTCTTAAGCTCTATTTTCTTAACATTCATTTAATTTTCCATAGAAGTAGTGTTTATATCCCCAATAAACGTACCGCTTATCCGATATTTCTACACAATAAGTCTCGGCCCTTAAAATAAATATATTAACATATAGTTTTTTCATTACCATCCCCAATCATCGCCAAAACTATAATGAATATAGGGTTCATATTCAGGGAACCTTCTAATCTCGGAAGCAACAACTATCTTATTATTAAAGTCATAAAGAGATGGGCGATAGTCTGAATATGCCACTGTGTCTCCATCACGCCGGATCGACCATATTCTACCAGAGTAATCAATAATTAACAATATTTGTTTAGTTTTCATTTTAGCCATTCCGAATAATCAATGTCACTTCCGTCAAGATGCGTGTGTCGGTACGGGGTTCTAGGCAGTTGATAGGGGCAACCCTCCCTATACTTGGAGAGAGAATAGTCGTACCAATATCTTGCATAAATTATATCTCTAGGATAAACAACGTTATTTTTTTACTTATCATTGGTTTCTCCACGAATCAACCTTCCGTCGCTCTCTGTTATTTTATAAAGCAGCAGGCCCATATTAACCCTCGGTACAGCTATACAATGATACCAGAACCTTCTGGGTGAAAAATTCCTTGGTAAGATAAGAACAACTTTTTTATTCATGTTTTTTGATAAATTTTTGAATCTATCGTCTCTGTTGTTGGGCTATAAATCCCTAACTGGCCTAAGATTAAAACCATCAAGCCATTCGTGCCTAACATATACGCCGTTTATGTAAAAATAATTAGCAATAGTTTCCCTCATAGCTGGTAAATCGTTATCCCTGTGAAGGTATCCGTGTTTAGACCATCTATAAACACAATCTCCGCAGTTCTTGCTCATTATAGTTAATCTTATTGTTTTACAATTACGAAGCATTCTCGTCCACCGCTGTCCTAATTGAGATAACTTCCATCATTCTGCGCTCCGAACCTAGAATAAAATTCCTTGCTCTATTCTCTAGAATAGATAGAACTTCTGATGGGATATCATTGTCAAATTTAATAGTAATGCTTTGTTCAATTCCATGACGGACAGGCCCGTTGGACAAATCTTCTCTTAACCGATCCTCAACCAGAGAAATTTCATGTTCCAAAGAGGAAATAGATCTTGTAGAAAAAAACCCTTCTCTGATTTTACAATTGATAGAATCAATTCTCTCTTCTGCTCTAGCTATGGCTGTTTTTTCATAAGTCTTTAATATTTCATTAGGATCATCATTTTCTTTCCAAACATTTCCAAGACAATCATGGAAAAATCCAGGAGTTTCAGAAACAGAAAACGGACTATCATAGTCATTATAACTATCATCATTAGATAAAGCCAAATTCCATGCAAGATGCGTTCTTATCCATTCAAGAATTTCTGGCGGCATTTCTATTCTAGCTAGATACCCAACGTGCATTGAGTCCCCATATTCATCCCAATGGCCAGTCATATATGCCGATAATTTTCTGAGAGAACCCATATCACTGGTATTTGTATCTACGATAAAAATCATAATTTTCTCTAATAGATTGTTATTGTTATAGTGTGTTGGAAGGGATTCGAACCCTCAATTACGAGATCCACAATCTCGCGTTCTACCAATTGAACTACCAACACCATCGTGTTATCTAAACGCAAGCTCCCTGTTGACAACACCATCCTATCAGGGATGTGGGTACTTGTCAACAGGGAGCTTAATTGTGGACCGCCTGAGAGTCGAACTCAGCGCGGATTCCGTGCAAGGGATTCCTCCACCCCGGTGGGCAGCCCATATTAAATTGCGTCTGCTAGACAGGGATTGAACCTGTGACTTTTCCGCCCCAAACGGAATGTGCTACCGCTGCACTACTAGCAGATATGACCAAGTTGCGTATTGGTCTCGCCTGTTTCTCTTACAAGAAGAAACATTTTGTGCCGTCTACTCAGCTGAAGGTAACTATACCCTTGTAAAATATATACCTTACCCCTTTCAACAGTTTACACGCCAGTTTATTGTGACCCAGTCCGGTGTACAACCGAAAGGCCATGCAACAACTTGGATAAATTCTTTGTTATTAAACTTCCCAGGGTTTCGGCTCAAAGGAGCCGGAATCCATCATATGGATAATTTGCTCCAGTCGTTCTCTTTCCCGTACCAGAGATCTCATAACCAACTTCTTTTGTTTCGAAAGCTTCATCCACCACTCAGGTTGATGTTCCTCAACAAGAGTCTTAATTGCGTTCTGTTGGATATCCTCAATCACCTGACGATAAACTCCCTTCTCTGCCGAGTTCCGCTCAACAGAGCGAAGAAACGTCCGCTTATTCATTCTACCCTCAGAAATAAGTCTGCCGGTCTTCTTAACAAACCGCTCCTGAGGAGCCGAGAATGCCCCGCCAAACTCATAGGAAATCTTATCCTCATCGCTCTTTACCACTCGAAACGCTACGGTGATATGGGCATTTGAGCCCGGCCAAAAGGCATCTCTAACATAATAAAACTTTGTACCTGAATCCCAACTCTTAGTCATCTTTACCATCCTTCTTATGTGCCGTAGCACGTTGTTTATTTTATCATACACACTAAGTCATTATACTTGATAATCTTCTCGCACATGAAAGATTTCCTAATTCTGTTAGGAATTTTTAATTCTTTTCACAACTCCACCCAAAAGCGTAAATCAGCAGCATGTTCTGTTAAGATTTGCTTGATTTCATCATCAGATTTATCAGCAAGTTCTATCGTATCCTCGTCGGTTAGCCAAAATTCTTTGAATAACAGAAGCTCTTCTTTAGAAGAGACTTCTTCTTCTTCTGGCCAATAAACAAACACCACATTATAGTCAAGACAATTGTGTTTTCTAATAGCTTTCCACAACCTATCTCTATTAAACTCCTGAGGATATTTCTCCTCAAGAAATTCAACACAGCTCCTATAATCATAGGTGTTATTTAACACAACAGTATATTCCGGCTTATTCATTTTATTCCTTATATTCCTTATATTCCTTATTTATTTTTCTTTTACTTCACGCAGAGCGGATAACAGGAATTGAACCTGCGTATAAGAGGTTGGAAACCTCCCGCGTTACCACTACGCTATATCCGCCTATCTACTTGGCTACCTCTCTAGTATAGGTCACTAGGTCATTTGTGTCAACTTCGATTGTTATCTTTTCCCACCCTGGATTACTCTAAAATTTCTTCGTCGAGCTTCCGGAGTCAAATTCTTCTTTGGCTGTTCGGTTTCTTTTAGCTCACCTTGATCTGTGACGATTTGATTCTTGGCATCTCCAATTGCATAGACCGCACTCCAAGGGATAACACACCGGAAAGGCCTTCCTCTAAAGGAGAGGGTTGCGACTACCTGCTTATCATCGAATTCGAAATCGGCTATATTGTATCGATAAGAGAAAGATAACACAAGAGATTGTTGATTCTTACAATCGTCGGGAACACAAACTCCGTCAACTCTAGCATCGAAATGCAGATGCGCTATTCCTTCTCTTAGGAAGAACTCAAAAAGCTTTCGCTTCTCAAGGTTGGTTGCATCTGTATCTTCCACTGAGTGGGTTTCCATCCCCGCTAAAATAGCGTTAAGCCTCGAGTAAGTAACAAGACCTAGAAAATTTGCTAATTTCTCAAATATTTCCTTAAGATTTCTCATTTTTCTCTCCGAGAGAAGCGATTAATTCCTCAAAAGTTCTTGGCCTAAAATCTCTTACATCAACTCCAACATTGATAAACCTTTTTCTAGCACAAAAGGCATCGTGTTTTTCCTTGTGGTCACTTCTATCGTCTGCCGGGATAACATCCCCGACATTCTTTTCCGCCCAGGCATCGTGAACGTGGCCACAAAACACAAAATCAGTTTCGCTATTAGCGTGTGATGGATTGTGGACAAGTTCAATACTTTTTCCACCAATCTCTAAAATCTTGTTGGGCAATACAGTTTCAAACGATTCAAGACACTTCTTGTGGTCGTGATTTCCTCTAATAAGGATTAGAGTCCCGTTAAGCCTAGATAGGATTCCCGAAATCTTTGTTCTATCTCCCATAGCAAAATCACCAAGGTGATAAACTGTATCCTCTGGCGAGACAATTTCATTCCAATTCTTAATTAGAATCTCGTTCATGTGACTGATTGAGTCAAAGGGACGCTTACAATATACAATGATATTGTCGTGGTTGAAGTGGGTATCGCTTGTGAAGAATGTCTTGCTCATCTATTGCAACTCGTTGAGTAAATTATTTGTTCCATCATTCTGTTCTGCCTCTCCAGAGACTTGATTCTACTAGTGTGATCGATTCCTGTCAAGAAGAGCGATGTCAGCAGAAACATTAAAGACAGGAACAAAAATACAATTAAGGCTCTGTCGCGTTTCATAATAACACTATTTCCTGGCGCTGTCAACCAGCACAATAAGTCTGTTTTTTAGATCCTGAAGCTCCTTCAACCCAAAGGTTCCTGGGTTTCCCTCGCTACCCTCTGCTCTGTCTAGAATTTCATTAAGAGCCTTTACTGTTGAAAGGACTCCGGCATCATTTCCTCTCCACCAAGCCGCATGAGCAAAATCGGTTCCATCGTAAAAAGGATCGTCATCAAGACGGGCGCAACTGCGCTCCGCGCATAGCTTTTTGCTGCTCCACGAATCGCAATGATGACAGAAAAAATCACTGCTTCTAAGTTCAGTATCACGAGTTTCCTTCCCACAGACATCACACACACAAATATTTATTGAATCTTTCATTTTTTTTCCCGTTCATTATTAATAAGAGAGAAACATTGTGCTGTTACGCCAAAATGTCGGGTAGCCTTCGGTCACAAGTGACTTTCTCTGACACGGCAAGCCCTGGTTAATTCCCGGGTTCTTACTGCCTCTCAGCGGATAATATCCGTCGTCTCGACCCGTCAAGTCTGTCCATTAACTAATGGAGTTAGCAAACAAATAAGGTCTTTCATACAGCCTCAAGAAACACTTGTTATCCAACTGTATTACTATTCAAAACGGATTCTGGAACATACTCATTATAGGATGGCTGCCTCTAAGCCCACCTCTTGGTTCTCTCGTTAATTTAAAGAAACCACCAGTTGTTGCTGTCGTCTGGATTCTTCATGGTTAACCTTGTCCTGCTCCGCCGCCCACGCGGCGAGCACTGCTTGTTGCAGTTCGCGCAGAAGTGCCCTATCGCGTGGTGGGTACGGGATACGCCCGACATCAACACCCCAAAAGTCGTGCAACTCCATCATTTCGCGACTGTACCAATGCCACCGCAGACCAGCCGCTCTAGCCCTCTGCTCCAGTGACACCGTGCAGTCGCAGGGGTTGTGCCAGCAGACGCCGCAGACCGTGCCGCCGCCAGTCGATCCAGCAGGGCAAGCACCGTCGCGGGTGAGGCCACACCCAGATACCTACAGTCGGTGATGTGATCATCACCACCCTGAATTAAGCGGCGAAAGTCGCGCCACGGCAAACGGTTGGCGTTCGCCGCCTGCGCCAAGCGGCGCAGTTCTTCAGTATTAACCATGTTCTCCTCACATAAAAAATGTTAATCTATATTCTTGGTGCGCCCTGGAGGAATTGAACCTCAACGACACCACCAACCTAGTTTAGTCAAAGGCTTATAAGACCCCCGGTTGGAGCAAGGCGCATTCTCTCTTTCAACAACTTCATCATAGCAGGCTCTGGGTTGGGAGTCAACCAGTGGCTTAACATATATAAGACCTATACAATCCGTTCTCTCGTACAAAACTTCCATTAATAAACCAACAAAATACTCGCTTTCCACGCCCAAGATATATTGGCTTTATATCTAGGCTAACCTTCTTTACCCTCTTGTACAGATTGTTTTCCTGCTTCATAGCCTTCCTCGTAGCCTCGATCAAATTCATCGGGGTCTTTATCCCGATACCCACTGTCGTATCCATTATCGTATCCACTTTCGGAACCTCTTTCGTATTGGTCATCGGCATGTTCGGATATTGCATCCGAAAGAGTCTTTATCGTGTACCTCTTATGCAACGATACAATCTCACCTACGATAGTTGGATATTCTCTGTCGTCCACTGTCTGGTTTGAATTTAGAATAACTATTTCATCTAAAGCATCTTCCTCTTCAAGAAATATCTTATCGAATCTTGGATGTGAATAAGAAAGTATAACCCATAGGTTTTCCGAATTAATCATTGAGTGCTCCTTTATTTTTCCTCGTCCCTTCCACTGTCATATCCATCACTATATCCACTGTCATAGGCCCGCTCTCTTGCGGTATCTTCACACCTTTCGATTTCGTAGTCTATTGCGAGTTTTAGTATCATTGGAACAAATTTATTTTGCTCCTTAAAGATATCTTCTCTTAGAGAGGATCTCCACTTATTATTCAACTCTGTTGCTTCTTCAATGGCATCGTTTTCATCGAAAAAAACTTTATCATCCATTATTTCGCCACGATCCAATATCGTCCACAACTCATTAAGGTTTAGCATCGTATTCCTCAACCCATATTTCGTTATGACCATCCCAAAGATAAGTCTGGTTCTTACATAAGATTTCGTCCCAAGAAGTGCGCTTATAAATTTGATTAAATTTATAATACTCTGATTCCTTTCCTAGGAAAGAAATGTAGGCTGGCCCGATATCTCGGTGAAGATCACCGTTCCGATACCACGATAGGTCCCCGTCAAGATAAATAAAGGCCGGAAGATCGTTGTCTCTATGGAGACAGCCGTTTTTTTTCCAGAAACGAAGAGAATCAAAATTCTGAGTGAACTCTATTTTCTTTAAGGTTCCCATCTGTCCCTACCTAAATCTCGATAATTAAATTATCCTCAAATTCTTTATTCAAGATATAATTTTGATAACCATATGGATTACAGACAATTCTTGTATTTCCAAGAAGATAATCTCTGCTAGAGTGGGTATGTCCGTGACACCACAGAGAGGGTTTCTTTTCAAGAATTGTCTTCTCCATGTTACAAACATAATAACAGTTTAACGCGCTCTTAATGAATTCTTGAGGCATATGTCTGTCTGATGGGAGATGGTGGGAGATAACAATATCTCCATCTTGAATATCCTTCTTAAAGAAGGAAATGGCCATTCTGTTCCACCTGTAGACTTCATCCTTAAAGTTCCCCTCGATAACAGTGAAATCATTTAACAGCCTTCTTAAGACTCTACTTTCTGCCGTATCTCTAAACCACATTGTGGAACCAAGGAATCTCTTACCGCCTATCTCGGCAATACTATTGTGAAGCCAGTGCAGGTTTGGAAGTTCTCTAGAAATATCGTCTCGAATCTTTGATAGAGATAAGAAATCTATACCGTACAGTTCATGATTCCCATGAACATAAACCACATCTCGAAATTTCTTACACAGAATTCTTAATACCGAGCTAAGATATGGCGAGGTTCCTAGGTCTCCTGGAATAACAAGAACATCAATCCCCGCGGGGTCTTGACTTTCAGCCCATTTTTTTCCATGGTCTTTGTGAAATTCAACATGAATATCACTAACAACTTTAATTTTCATTTTCTTAACGACCTGCGCGCCTCTCTACTAGGGCATAGGTAGTGTACCTTGGTCGTGAGTAGTGGTCAAGTAGGGTTGTTTTCTTTCTTAACTGCTTCGCTTAATGCCTCAATAAACCAGGCATCAAACTTTTCCTTAGAAAATTCAGTCAAGCCTTCTAATTCACAAAATAACTCAATAAATTCATCGCTCAGCTCCAAATTAACATTGGCTGAACCATCTTCATTATCTACAACATCAATAACCTTAATCGTTGGCAATTCCATTTTCTCTCTCCTTAACAATATGTTGGGAATATAACCCAACCCGGATTATACTCTTCTAGACCAAACAACTTACAAAAATCTAGCATTGCAGCTTCATATTTATTTTCTTTTTCTGCACACTCCTGGATGTTTACTCCATCCAGGATGGAGCAACACTGAGAAGATTCGAGAACCGCAATAACATATGGGTCGTCGTCATCTCCGTATGCCGTATTCATACAAATCATTTCCATGATACAGTTGTCTCTTAATATTCCTTCCTGACTATTAAGCCAATCATGGATTCCTAATTCTTCTTCCTCATCTTCAATAAGACAACTTTCCCAAGGAAAACGCTCTTCTCGTTTATGATAAGGATGCACCGTGATCCCGTATGCAATAGTGCAATCTAATGATCGACCCATTTTTATTTCCTACTGAGCTAAGTTAATATTATACATTAGTGACCCATTCCACCACCATTCCTTGGCAGCTATAGAATCATAGGCTGGCAAATGATTATCTCTATGGAGGCGACCATTCAATCTCCATATTTTATATGAGTGTATCTGATTTATAACCAACTCTATTTTCTTTGGGCTACCGGGGTTCATTATTAGTGAGACTCCTCTAAATCTACGTAATCCGCATTATCCTTGGCCATTCCTTCCATAACCTTAAAAGCAAAGCTCTTTGATTTTAGAACATATGGACCAGGATATCCCTCTCCTCTAATACAAACACCCTCTCTGATGTGGCGTTGGTCAATGGTAGATGACCCGTCAGTTACAGATTCAACAAGCTCTCTCAACTTATCTTCGTCACCATCATAAATGAATGAATCGTAAACCTCAGGAACATGCTTAATTCCAAGTTCCGAACAACGCTTCTTAACGCCTTCCCAAGAAAGGTCAACGCAGAATCCGTCCTCATTTAGGTGAGCAATTCTGTAGACAAAAACATCTGACTGTCCGTCGCTGCAACCATAGGAATAGTTCATCTTATTCCCGTAGGCTCGCTGAAACTGCTTGTCCTTCATCGACTTTGGATCGCCGGGTGGCATAACAGGAGTTCCATCCTTAACCCAGCCAACTACCTCAAAGAACAGCATTTCATACTTATGAAGTTTCCCCTCTAAGTCTTTGACGGCCTTGAACCTAAACGTTTCATCTCCGTAATAACTTTGACGGCTATCCTCAATAGAGCGAAGAGTAATATTTCTGGTTCCTACAATATGTCCCCACTTCTTTTCTGGTCTTAGACCAATCTTCTGGCTAAACCATCCCCAACTCCACTTGGGGTAAGTGTATTTTTCCTCAACAAAGGCAAATCTTTGAGAAGTACCATGTAATTTCTCAGTAATAGAGACCAACGAACCCTTCTTCAGCTTCCAGACACTATTTCTAAAGATGTCTGTATCAAAGTGCTTAGGAAATGCGAGAATTTCTCTCTTCATAAGTTCATTTTGCTTCTTCTTATTTTCTTTTCCTGCGGCTCTTTGGGTCGCCTGCGTTACATACTTATTACAAATTGCAATGCCGTTTAGAACCTCAAACTTATCGTGCTCCTTCAGCTTAGAAAGATCCGCTCCGGTAAATTCAAGATTTGATAGTGGACACCAAAACCCATCAGATTTAACTCCTCGGAATTTCTGGGCACGGACTCTACGATTCTCCTCAAAGAAGCCGCCCTTAGTTTCCCCGGTTAGGGGATCCTTATATCGAACAAGATCGTTTGCTGTTGCAAACTCCACGCTTAGCTGACCATCAGTTTCAAAGAAAACTCCGAGGTCTCCCTCAAGGATTTTTCTCGAAACAACAACGGTGTTACCAACAACATTTCCCGAGGAAATATGATCCGACTTGGGAATAGCTTCAACGCTCTTGATTCTTGCTACGATTGCACTATACATTGTATCTCCTAATCTTCTTCTGGCGTTAGCCCATAATGGGTTAACAGTTCATTATTTTGAATTGCTCCAGCCTTCAGAAGAACATCCTTTGCTTCCTCAAGCCCAAAATCAAAACTGTCGTATTCGAACACGCTTTCCATAAGGCAAGTAAAACCAAGGGCTTCTGCTTCCTCATCTAAATCATGAGAATCGTCATAACACTTTTCCGCATCCCAAAGTTCTCTTTGTGTAATAGTAACACATGCGCCCTCATCAGGGTCGTTCGAGAAGGCGAAGTAACAATCTTTAATCAACATTCTATTTTCCTTTAAGTTTGTTTTTTTCTACACAAGAACCGTTATTATACCACAATCCAATTCTTTCAAAATTCCCAAACGGGAACTGTATAACTTGAGCAGGGAGATCGTTATCTCGATGTAAATCGTTTGTTTGGTTGTACCACGAAACAACCAGTTGATTGAAACTAACTACTAGTTTAATCTTTTTCGTCTTCATTTTCATTAATCCAAAATCTTGCTAACTTGGAATTGCGCAACTTCCTCAATCTTAAGGCTGGTCGTGCTGCCAACATAAAACAGGGTAAAATCCGGATATTTCTTAATCTCCACAACAATTCCCGTTCTGGCGCATTGAAAGTCATATTCAATAAACTGGTGGAGTTTTACCTGCTCTGGCGGGACTGGGTTAATTAGCTCCCCATTAAGCTTCACGCTGTAGATTTCGCTATTATCCTCAGCCATTTCAATTTCATAGTTGAGTTGGAGATTGTCTTCCATCTTGTTACCTGTCTTATTACTGTTTGAGTTGCTATTAATTATGACTTCGGTCGGCGGAGAAAGAATTGAACTTCCATCTTGCGCGTATCAGACGCAGGCCCGAACCGTTAGACGATCCGCCGTTTCTTGTCTATGTCCACATTATAGCTGTCGGAAGGAATCTTGTCAAGCGGCCATTATTCAAAGACAACCCTTATAAGATTATTTTCTCTATCAATTTTATTGTTCTTAAACCAAACCTTCTTGTTTCTATCCATAGAACGATATATTATAAGCTTTATTTTCTTCATCTCTTACTCATTTCTTGGATATATGAGAAAATTCTTGTTCTAATCTTATTCAGAACTCTCGGATTGCTTACATTAATGAGCGGAGCGAACTGTGCCAATTCCGAGGATATGTCCTCATTGGACAATGATAGGCTCAATTGTTTCAATGCTCCACCATTCCCAAATAACTTTAACATCCTTTCAGCTATCTGATGTGCGAAGGCATCAACTTCAGTTGGTAACGAGAAATACTTCTCTGCATCCTTACCGCCATATACCTGTCTCTTATCCTTCCGTCTGTCTCTCTCTGCTCGTCCCAATGATACCACCTTGTTGGTAGCCTGTCTATGGAGCTGATAAGAATGAATAAGTTCATGACGAATAACCTCTGCCAGTTGTTGGTTAGCAACCTTTGGATTATAATTCTCTATTTCAGAGATGTCGCCAGAGTAAAGGAATAGAAGGATCGTCTCCCTTCCAGCATAATCTCCATTGTGTTCCGCATACGCCAATATAATTTCGGTATCCTCTGGTATGGGAGAATCCTTGAGGACTCTAACTCTAATAGCAATATCCAGCCCAGATTGTTCAAGCGCCCCTCTTATGGCTCCCTCTAGGGAGCTAGATAGTGGGGTCTTCCCCCTATTCAGAGAGTAATCGTCATTCTGTAACTTCCAGAATTCAGAATCGTCTAAGCTGTGTTCTAGGGTTTTATATATTGATTTTGGTAGATGCGAGAGTTCTTTTAGGAGAGTGTTCATATAAATAATTAGTTTTGAATAATCAAAGGCGCGTCCCAGTCTGAATCGAATTCATAATCTTCTGAGGAAGATTTCACCTTTGGAGCAGGTATCCTGTGCCCTTCTCTATACCAGGCTTCATAACCTGAATTATTGACTCTCGCTGGGCCGTTGATTCTATGAATTTTTCCTTCCTTATACCACAAACCTTCACCATCTGAATGCATGACAGCGGGAAGATCATTATCTCTGTGTAGAGTATCATCCTTATACCAAATAGTCACGCTTTTAAGGAGCTTTTTTCCTATTTTCTTAATCATTCGATTTACTCAGTAAAAGTTTTTTTTACGATATTGCGCCCCATCCTTATAATATAATTGGACACCAACAAAATCTATATAGGCAGGAAGGTCGTTATCTCTGTGTAGGCAATTGTTTTTAAACCAAAAGTTGCTAATAGTACCGTCATAGTAAACGTTTATTTCTTTCGATATTATTTTTTTATTCTTCATTACCAAAGTCTTACCGCCCTTAATCCGTTTGCCTTATAAAAACAATAATCACAATTTTCCTGATCTAGAACCCACCAAATTACTTGGCATGTTGTTTCATCTTGATTTCTAAAGATTTGAACTTCTATTTTCTTAATCTTCATCTTATTCCTTGGCGGAAACTAAGGGATTCGAACCCTTGGAGGCTATAAACCCCGCTAGTTTTCTAGACTAGTGCCGTAAACCACTTGGCTAAATTTCCCAATGGGACTTCCACCCGATGTTTGGCATACTCGTTAAATGAGTACAATGCCAATCTGCAACACTTTTGGCTGTTACTACCTAGCGGGCTGGGCGGGACTCGAACCCACGTCTCAAGGTTTTGGAGGCCCGTATCTTAGCCGCTGGAACACCAACCCATCTATATTTAGTCCTCTGTGGCGGAAACGGCGGGTAACGATCCCACTCGAGCTATTAACCCCTAGAAGTTTAGCAAACTTCCCTCTTATCCTATTGAGTACGTTCCCGACGCTTCAAGTTATCTAGTATGGAGGAATATCCTCGGCATCCCAGGTGTGAGAATAAACGCCTCTCTCGAGTATGTGGCATAAAAAAGCTGGTAGGTCGATTTCTCTTTCTCCGTTGACTTCAGAGAAACTCTTGATTTCTCCGTCCTCGTTCGAGGGAAAGACAAGAACTTCTACCGGAGCTATTCTTTCTACACTTTGACTCACAATAAAATATTGTTCGTTTTCCTTTACAAGAACCTGTCTTTCGTTTATAGCTCTAATCAGTTCAGTCATTGTATCTCCTAACTACAGGGATAAAACCCTGGACCAGTAAAGGTATCTACTTCCCAACTCTTGGGGTCAGTAAAATACTCCAAAGTCCCCATCTCGTGAGGAGTGCCAACTCCGCTATTGGCAAGAACCATAGCTTCCCATTCATTCTCTGCCTCTACAACCGTAGGAGTAATTCTCATCTTCTCTACATTAACAATATATTTCTTCATTGTAATTCCTTTTTAATTATCATATTGTTCAAGCTGTTCGCCTGAGAAATTAAACATCTTAGTATCCAGGTCGTTCTCTGTTAGAACCTCATAAAGGTATTCGTTGCTTTTCTTGAGAAAGATAATCTCCGAAACAATAAGGCATTCGTCACCCACTAGAATAACCTCGTCGATATCAAGATTTTCTCTTTCCTGATTTGGCTTGATATTAATCCCCATAGTCGGAGAAGCCACTCGTACCAAATCTCCAACCTTAAAAATCGCTTCCTTCTGTTTCATTCTCCCCTCGTTTCAAGATAATGCTTGTGAACCGAAAATTCCCTTCCAAAGGATTGATCACCAAACGGTGAGATAACATTTGTATCTGGATATTTTCCAGAGTTAATAACCAGGAACGGCAGATCTATAAACTCTTCCATTCTCCAGTTGACATCTAGGATTTCTTTCCTTAGAAAGACAACATCTCCAATCTTCAACTCAACATCTTTCTTCAACATCTTCTTAATCTTTGCCAGCAAAGAAATTCTTGCTGGTCTGTCCATATATGTTGTTGCAAATTCTTCGTTCACTGCACAAACAGCCTTTACAAAATCATTTGTGTCAAATGGCATGTTAAATTCCTAGCGATTATACTTCTTGCTTTTTTTTGGAAGCAGTGCTGAAGAACGAATCTCGAAAGTTTTTTGGTCTTCCATTAAGTTTGGGTTGATTAGTTCATAGTGAAGAACAAAATCCTTCTCTGGCAGAGAGGAAACATTGAGAACCAAATAGGCTGTTTCCTTTTCAAACCAATTTTTACTTCTATTTTGTGTAGTATCTCTGGCGTAAACAAGGTCACCGCAAGAATGTTCTGGTTGTTCATTGAAATTACTAATAATCTTTTGTGCCCACGCAGACTCTACGCTCTTTTCATAAATGTTTTGTGGACAGACCCATTCCGGATTTGTATAATTCTTAGCGAGGATAGAAGAGTTATAATGAGCCGCATAATACCGGCCCATAATATTCACGTTGCGTTTGCGCTCATCATCCATAGATGATTCCCACAGTTTTTCCTGTTCTAGAACTTCCTGTGGAGGAAAACATTCCGCCCAAAACTTATCTACCCAAACAACCTGTTTTTCACTAAGTTCTTTCTTCTCTGCTTGAGCTTTAATTGATTCAACAAATGAGCGGCTAGACACCCTCAACCGAGGGTTGATTAGAATTTTCTCTAGCTTTTCAATATTAGTTAGGTCTGACATATATACCAACATTCTTGTATTCAATAGGTTTGTTCTGGTGGCTGCGTCGAGCTAACCACTCCCCACAAGTATAGTGTAGGAGTGGTTAGTCGTCAAGCCCGGTATTAAGCAGCCTTCTTTCTTTCAATGACAATCATCATCTCATTTGGCCGAGGGTCGAAATATGGGCGACCAGCACAATCCTTAGTCGTCATCCACATTCTTTGGCACTTAGAGGCCACCGGCTTTTCTGCACACATATCAGTTAGAATGATATGTCCGTCGAACTTCTTGCTATTCACATAGATGGTCGGAGAAGAAAAGTTGGTGCCGCCACAGAGAACTCGTTCGCGCTTACGATGTTCGCCCTTTTTCCAGGTATAGATTTTATCCTCAAACACCCTATCATCAAAGGGGACAACCACGAATGTTGCCAGCTTAGAAAGAGAGTTAAGCTCCTCAAAGAACATGGAAAGCATTTCATCACTTACAGAACCAGATTGGTCGATCGAAATTGCAATGTTGGCAACTCTGTTGACTTTTCTGCCGGGGTTGACCGACATGACCCCAATATTGGATGAATACTCGTGAGTTCTCTTATCAATTTTTCTGCGAGAGTTGGACTTGTCTGCTCGCTGCGCTCTACCAATAAAGAGCTTGAGAACTCGCTTCCAGTCGATATACGACTCCAGCATTCTCTTAATCTCTTCTCTAACCTTATTGGACATCGTACCCCAGCCCTTAGCGTTAGCTTTTTCGGCTGCGTCCTTTACATATTCCTTGATTCTTTCATTTGCAGTTTCAGCTTCAATGCCGTCGCCAGAACCATTTGCCCAACCATCGTGGTTATCAAATTGCCCCTCACCCATGCCTTCGCCCTCACCGCCGCCACCCTCTCCATTCTTGTCAAGCTTTACCTTGTCCAGAATCTTGCGGAAATAGAATTCGGCACCTTCCATACTCGGAAAGTCCTCAAAGCCCTTTCCACCAGGAATACAGCAATTCTCCGGAAGATTTTGCGCACCAATCAAGCAGTTAATTGAAAGGTCAGTGGCAATGTTCCAGAACTTAAAGAAACGCTCTGGGTCCTGAATAACAAGAGCAGGTCTGCGATTTGAAACATGGCGAAAGACAAGGTGATAGAATTCGTGAACAATAACACCTCGACGTTGACAATCACTAAGATTGTCAAAGAAGGATGGATTATAGAGAAACTCGTATTGCATAGCTTCTCGGTTAAGACCAACAGCAGCTGTTGGAATGGCGTTTGTCGCAATCTTCTCAACTCTGCGAGAGAGTGCAGCAAAAAACGGCTCTTCCTTGAGAAGGCGCGCAATATCAATATTCAAATCGTAAGCCATGATGTGTACCTGTCGGTCTTGATTGACCATGAGTAGAGTGTAGCCCACCTGACCATTTGCGTCAAACCGGGCCATATAGAGCTAATTCTCCACCGGGAGAATCGTTATAGATATTTATTCTTAAAATCGTGCCAATAAGAAGTCATCTTCTTAATTGAGGTTAGAAATTCGTCTAGACTTACATCGTCAGGGTGTGGAATACCCGAGTGGGTTCCCCAAAAATGATCTTGGGCCTCTACTCTTACTACTCCAGCCTGGTCCAATAATTGTTCCCGCGCACCATTTATCCAAAGATCTACCAGGGTTTTATATTCTGGAATATTTGAATACATACACTTATATTGATCCAGACACCCAAAATAGCCCTTCTTATCTTCTTCAACTTCCGCCGGAGTTGGGTTTCTACTTCCGGCTATCAACTGGTAGCGTTGCTTCTTAACATCCAACCACCATTGAATTTCCTCGTCGCTATAGCGTCTTTCTTTGACTGGGATTCCGCATCCGCAAAAGAAACAAGCATCATCCTTTGTGATACTTACTTGGGACACTACCCGATACTTTCCAAACTGTCGCCAACGAACATCCATTTTACAAATTCTGTGAGCAAAACCGCCGCAGGGATCATACCAGATTTCTCCTAATTTATGAGGTTGTAACTCCCAGCCTTCAAAATTGCCAGCTCCATCCCAGCCGCCAGACCATTTCTTGTATTGTCGCTTCTTAAGTCTGCCTCGATATGGTCTGTTTGGCGTAGATGTAAGCTCCGCTACCCAAGTGGCATAGGGCTTATTATAATTAAGATCCTTGTATGGTTTGTGACCGGGAGGCTCATATCCATCTGGTCGAAGGATGTGTTTTTTAGACATCGGAAAGCTTTTCCTCTAATTCCTTTAGTTCTGCACCAATTTCTAAGATCTCGGATTCAAGGAAATTAGATCTGACAAGGCAATTTTCATGCTCTACTTGAGTGGATGCAAGATCTCGTTTTAGAGAGGAGATTTTATATCGGAGATGTTCCTTAGTATCTTGTTTGTTGTACAACTCTACACAGGTTTCGGGATCGAGTTCAACAATCTCAATCTTGTAAACTTTTTCGATTTTTGCTTCATCTTCTAGAAGATGACGAACGTCCTCACCAGACGTTAGGGCATCCTTAACCGAGGTTGAAACTTCTTCTATTGTATCAAATATTTGACTAGTTTCGATTTCCAGCGATGGAAACGTTGTTCTTTTAACTACCCACATTTTGGCCTCTCAATTTTTCTTTTAACTCAGCGACCCGAGCCTCTCTCTCTGCAATCCTTGTTTTTAGGATAGACAAGCAACAACGATGATATCGCTCTTCTTCTCTACTTTCGTCCAAGTAACTTTCCGCGTCATCCAAGGCTTCTTTAATCTCTTCTCTTTCGTCGTCAGTCATTTTACAATTTCATCCTTATAATTTTTTCCATTTTAGAAACTCTCCAGATGAATCTTAAGAATATGAACACGGTGTTCATATTCTTCTATTTGTCGTTCATCATATTTAATGATTGCAATTGATCTGTTGTTATATTGATCATCAAGCAGGGTTTTTTTCCATTGTTCAAGAATCTTTTCCGCTTCATCGAGCTGTTCTTGATATTTCTTCTTTAAGAGAGCTTCTTCGAACTTATACTTCTTTGGAATTTTAACTTTACTCACCATACCCTCGTCCATAAATTAGTTGACTTGTAGTGTAGGGCGAAACCATCCCAACCATCCACTGCGAAGTAAACCTCATATTGAGACAAACCCCATCTATCATCTAACTCCCAATCAACTATAATTCCCTGGTCTGGTCTATCAATATTCCAATTTGGATTATTTGACCATTGTTCCATGGGATGTAGCACTCGACGACCAACCCAGGTCTGTTGTGGAAGGGAATTCAACTGTACCAACCCGCAGGTTATATGAGCATAAACCTTTCTTGTAAAGTTCTTATCGTGTTTTTCGTATCGAGCAATTGTCCCGCCGCAGAAAATACATCCACGGCGAATCTGGCTTCCAGATACCTGCCTACGCCATTTATTTCCAATCAGTCTGCTGTCCGTTGTCGTTATCATAGAGATAATCCCAGTTCAAATGCTGCGAATAGACAGCCCACAAGCATAGTGAGAGCAGAAAGGATTAGTTCGTTCCGCTGCGAGGAAAGCCATTCAATTTCTGAATCAATTTGAACTAATCTGATATCGCGAGATAAATCTTCCAGCAACTGATTAATTTCTTCTTCTAACTCTAGCGAATCCATTTTTTTGTTCTCCAAGCAGGCAAGGGTTATCGTGGAGAACCTACTCCACGATAACCCTTGCTGATTCCCTATCTCTTAGACAACCTTGCCAGTAAGAATCCGGACAGCGTGAAGGCTGGCCTTGCCCTTGCTGGTTTCCTGCTTCATGATAAGCTGGTTGTTCAGCTTACCAAAGACGCCCGCAATCTTGGTCGCGGCTTCCGAGGGAAGGTTGACGTAGTATTCTGCCACGTTCTTTGCCTCTTCTTCCTTAAGCTGGCGGTCAAACACCTTGCTCGCGCCCATCTTTTCGATTAGGGCCAGATGCTCATTAAGCGAGAACTTCTTGGTCATCTTTTGAGCCTTGCCATTCAGAACATCCTCAACCTTAACCTGACGGTCATAGTTACGGATAAAGTCCGCGAAGCTGGTTGCAGCCTCAAACCCAACGAAACCCTGAACCAGAGCCTGCATTTCAGGAGTGCAACCCTTTTCTAGGAGCTTAGAACGGGTCAGGGTGTCACTAACTCTGGCCCACGAACGGCGCGAGGGATAAACCTTATTCGGTTCGAACGTATCCGAGTGCTCAAGATGATTGCGATTGTTATTGATAAAGTCCCAGACTTCAACGGCAATCTTCTCCTTGCCCCAAGTTAGCCAATCCTCAACAGTCGGCTCCAAGTCGAAGCAGGTATAACGATCCAACTCTGCAATATCCATGTCAGAAACCTGATAGTTGCTGCCGTGGATGCCACCGTTGACCGCCGAGAAAATCAGAGTATCGGGGTGAAGAGTATTGCCAGCCAGCTTACGGCTATCGGTCAACTCAAATAGGCCCTGACGAACTTCCTGCGTACCACGATCTACTTCGTCGAAGAACAGAACAACCGCTTCGCGGCAGGCGCGAGCCAACCAGTCGGGCGATGCCCAGCGAGTAAAGATCTTGCCCGTTTCGTCCTTATCCATGACCGGGAGACCAATCAGGTCGCCCTCAGTCATTTGAGACGCTCTACGTTCAACTACCGGAAGGTGGACGACATCATTTGCAAACTGGTATACCAGTTGCGATTTGCCAATGCCGTGACGGCCACGCATAAGGACTGGAAAACGAGCATCAGTGACCGACTTGACGATAGACATGAAGGTCGAAAAAGAAATTGTAGCCATTATAAAACCTCTAATTAATAAAAGAAACCAAGGAACTGTGGGACTTGAACCGCTCAAGACACCCTCATCTTATAGCACCCTGTCATTCTCGTCAAGGACGCTTGTGAAAGCCCGTTTCCGGGCATCGACTAGCATCTCTGCTCATCGTGTCCCCATCTTAGCAAGGTGACACATTTCTGTCAAGGATGACACTAATTCATCCTGTGTCCCGCCTTTAGGTAGGACTCTAATGTCCCGTGCGAAAGAATAGGATCTGTATAGGCATCAACAAAACCCTTTAGCTTTTCAAGCTCTTCTGGTTTTGCCTTATGAACAACTTCAACCTTCTTTGATGTTGGGGTTGGAGCGTAATACTTGTGATAAGGAAGATAAATTCTGCTCACAGTTTCGTTTGTTGTATCTACGGCCTTAACCATATACCAATTCTTGGGGCCAGTTCCAATCATTTCGTCCAGAAACTTGTTGAAGACTCCACTCGAGAAGTCTTCAATTACGACCATTTTTTCTCCCTTTGGAGTACTTGCCCATCTCCAATCCTTTGCCATACCATTTAGCATACACCCTGGGCCAAATCCAATTTCATGGAGCCAGATAAAAGCAGCGTCCAAATTAGCTCGCTTTTCCAAGATATATTTTCGCTTAGCAGCAAATTTTACCGGACACTGGGTGGAGAAATGTCCTGCGTCTCCACACCCCCCACAAATCTTCTTAAGACCCTTGGCCTTATTAAGGACCTTCTTGGCATAAATATCCCCTGCTGAGGCACACTCCAAGAGTCTTTTACATTCAAGGGGGGTATGCGGTGGAGTAGTACCGCAGTAGGCGCATCTTGTGTTGTTGCGTGTCGTATACATTGGTCTCATTAAACCTCTACTTTTGTTTTTAATTCTTTCTTGGCAGCCCGATTGGCCTTCCAGTAAGATTCAGCGTCTGAATACTTAAGGATTAGTGGCTTAAGATCCATAAACTTAGAAACGGTGTTATGGACTTCTTCCTCGGTCGCCTCTGAAATTACGTCGTACCCCGATACGGACAAATCTCTCATTTCCTTATCTGTAGGATGTTCTCTGCCACCATCAATTTTTCTTATCCAAGTTTTAGCTCCTTCTTGGAGAGGCCCTGTTGCTGTAAGAGACAATTCTAGTACCTTGCGGTATAGACCGGGAATTGACATTTCTGTTGTGAATCTCTGATTCACTTTTTCTGGCTCGGCCAAAGTATCAATCTTAAGATAACCAGTACTTTCTGTTCTAACGCCCTGAACATTGACTCTGGAAATTATAAAATTTGCGTACTCATAACTATGAGTACCATCTCTATTGGTTTGTGGAGTTGAATAATACCGGTATGGTAATGGCCCGTAAAGGAATGCTCCTGTCGCGATTTTCTTCTCCTTAATAATGGAGATCGCCGCACAGGTTCCTGCCCAGTCGGATTTTGCTTCTAGCAAATCTTGGTTATATCTTTCTAGACATCTAGCGAGATTATGATCTTCACTCTTGCAGAAGGAGCATTTTCTAGCCTTTACTCTTTCTAGTTGTCCCTTAGCCCAATCATCTCCATTTGCGGCGGAGGCAATCATTGTTGGACACTTTAGTCTATTGTGCCCCATCGTATAGCAATAACTACATCTCATCTTTTGTTTCTCCTTCAGAATCTTCGTAAAACATATCTTCGATAACGCTGCTTATTTCATCTGCCCCCATCGCAGATAGCTCCTCTAGAGTTTTTCCTCTTAGAATGGAGACAACATCATAAACATATGGGGCGAACTCGCTTCTTAGTATAAGGACTGTGTCTTTTTCTGTCAACTCTAGGAGAAAGTATCCATCCTCATAAATCCATCTCGATTTAGTGAGATTAGAAATGCCGGCGTTCAACGCCTCTAGCATTGTTTCTCTTACTTCGTTTCTGAATTGATTTCTTCTATTATAAAAGCTCTCAAGCACCATGCTCAACCTCGTCTTTGGTGAGAACACAGTGTAGCAGGAGGGGACTTTGCCGTCAATCTCGAGCTATTAATCTATATCTGAGGGCTTCTTATCTGGTTCGTTCTTATTTCTTGGTTTGGGATCTGGCGAGGGCGGAAGAGAACTTATATCTTCTCTTCCGCTAATAAAGTCAATAACCGCTCCCATCACATCCAACAACATTGTAACATCAGCTAGGGCATCATGCCAACCCTTGTTTTCTACATCGAAAGCCTTTATGAGCTTTCCCAGAGATACTGTTAACTTTCCCTTGTCACTGGTTAGGGCTCTTAGAAGCCGACTATCCTCTGGAGATAGTTCTACCCCTGCCGCAGAATCCTGTTGAAACTTCTTTAGACCAGGGACCAAAAACTTTCTGAATAGATTAACCGTATCAAATACGATATCATGAGGAGGTTGCATACCAGCTCTCGTATAGAAGTTATTAACATAGCCGACATCGAACGGAGCATTTTGTGCAACCAATACTCTTCTTGGATATTTATCCAGAAATTCAATAAATTGACGAGCAGCATCCACTGGGGAAACAAACTTAACGCTGGCGGGAACATCGCCAAGTTTTGTACCCTCTGGCGCATTAAGGAAGGCAGATCTCTTAGCCTTTTCTTTATTGGGAGAAACTCCATATCCTGTCATTCTAAATATATCTGGAATGGTTTTGAATGGTAATTTTCCCTGTCTAACTCTCTTAACTCCCGGAGCGGCATCAACTGCGGCAGCTCTTGCGTCCCTTACTCTTTCCTGACCCTTCTCTTTTTCCCACCCCATGAATCCCTTGGTTCTATCAGCAAGCTTTACCTTGATATTAAACTTTTCTAGAATCTCCGGCTTATCCTTAAACCCATTTACGTTAACTGCTATGGCAGCAATCTGCGTTATTTGGTTATAATCTTTTTCTGAGGCTAATCCGGTTGTTTCCGTATCAAAGAATATCCACGTCTTATTGGAGGATTTTTCAATCTTTTCAAGGAACTCTGCAAAACTACTCCCATAATCTTCGGACCTTAAGACATCTTCTTTCAACGTCTTAAATTTTCTCCAACTTTCAAATAGTTTTATCATCATTCTTAATCTTCCTTCTTATGCCTGTACTGTTGTTTCTTAACCTTCTTTTCTTTCTTTGGTTCTTGTTTGGGCTTTTCCTTGGCCACAAATGGCTTGATAGCTCCATCTAATTCCTTGACCGAAATCCAGTCATGACCCTTAACATAATCCTTGCTGTCATTTTCATATATTTTTACCAAGGCATATTTTTCTTCTGTTTCCTCATCCGTTTGAAACTTAGTAATCTCAAACGGAGAATTACCTCCAACTGTTATAGCAAGAGTTCTTCTGCAATATGGAATCTTATCTAACAAATCTGCTTTGGTACAAAAAGAATAAAGAGGACCTGTTTCTATTTCTAGGTTCTTTTCGAGGTCTTCTTCCTCTGTAAATCTCCTAAAATTTTCTAATAGTTCCCTCATATGTATGCCCCAGGGGTATAGTAGTGGTCTAGTACCCTATAAATAGTATAGAAAAACATAAGACACAAATACTCGTGTCAAAGTATCTCCCAACAAACTTCTTCCTTCGAAAGCCAAACGGATTGCGTGTTTTCCGACAAATCAATATAACATATTTCGAATGCATTATCGAAAAGTTGATCAGAAACGATTCCCTCTAGCTCCCAAGGGTGATCTCTGTTAAACGGAGGAAGAAACCTTACTTTTACTAGGTCTCCTGTTTGTGGAAGCGGTTTTTGATAGATCATTTTTTCCTTCTTTATCCTCAACAAGAACCTTTATTGTATTCCTAGCGTTTGAATAAACTGCGGAGAACGGAACATGGGTCTTAACCCAAGTAATCATTTCGTCATCTGACCCAAACGGTCTAGAGTATACTGTTAGTTCTGTTTTGTTTTTGTAATTAAATCCTGACGCCACTTCTTTCCAATCCTTAAAGGTTGGATCAAGGATCTTGGTATATGCGCCTTTCTTGATACCGTCTATTTGAATACGGTAATCGGTTTTATCCTTCATTTTTATATAGGCCCAAACTGTTGCTTTCATTGTTTTTTGTGAGAACAAAATCGTTCTCTCCCTTGTTAATTATTGTTGATGTTTTCTATCTTACTGAACTTCAAAATCTTTTTGGAGCGGTACTTTTTTTGGTACTGATGGAATCGTTATTGTTAATACTCCATTTTCCAGAGTTGATGTCAGTTTCTCCCAATTTAATTGGGAAACATTATGCGACACCTTAAACGATGGAATAAATCTACTATTTGTGCAGGTAAGGGTCAATTCCTTGCCGTCTGTAACTCTTATCTTAATATCATCTTTCTTTGCTCCAGGTAGTGGGATAAAAATTTTCTGTCCTTCTACGCTAGTTTCGTACGCTGCCTCTTTGTAGCAGAAGCTACTAGTCATCAATAAGTCTCGTTTAGTAGTTTTGCCACCTGTCTGGACTGGTGTAGGACCAAACATTTCTTCGAGAACAGAGTTTACGTCCGTTAAAACAGTAGACCAATCATTTACGTTGCTATTCATTATTTTTTTCTCCTTGTTAATGGTTGTTGCCAACCGGCTCATTATAATCTGAGTGTTGTTATCTGTCAAGCTCGTCCGGAAATTTAGATGAATACCCAATTGATCGATACATCATCTTCAAAAGGTTTATCTTTAACAAGATCTTAGGATATCTGTTTCCCAGCTTAGAAAGGGAGTGTACGTCTGTAAACATCTTCTCTGCATAAACGTTAAAATCGTTTTCGTCGTTTGTTAAAGAATAATTCTTTAAGAACCCATCAGATAACAAATCTTCTGTAACACCCTCAGAGAAACTCTGGCTTCTTAAACATTTATTTAGATAATCCTTGGTGTAATAATATCTATTCTTCACCATCTTCCATTCTAAGATCTGAATATAGCTTAATTTCTTATAAATGTTGCTAGAGAACTCATGATTCAATGTATTAATATAAATTTTGTTTTCAAGATCGCGATTGCCGTAATCATCTAGACATACAAAAATAGTTTTTCCATTACTTAGCCCACCAACATCGACCCCATTAAGTTTGAGATCTCTCAGGAGGTCTATCTCTTCAATGTTCTTCTGGAGAAATTTGTAATCGTATGTGTTTAAAAAGATAGAAAGTGGTCTATAAACACTAACAAGTTGTTGATCTGTCCCAGCGACTCCAGAAATAGAGGATGACGGGAATGTCATGGACGCCACCCTGCAATTTATCTTAATATTGTATGCCTTAGATAGAGCATCTATCTGCTGGTTACATTCAAGACCATGAGCGTTTGTTGCAAGAAATAAACAAAGAAACAAGAGGTATCTTAGATACACGACTTAGCCTGGCTAATGAACTCTAATACTGTACCCTGTTATTCTGGCAAACGATGTTTCAATTTCCTCAAGAATTTTTTTGTTCTGAGAAAAAGTTTCTATGGTGTTCTTAGCAACTAGAAATTCTTTTCCGCTTTGTTCTAAAAGTTCTTTTGCTTCCGCCGAAAATTTATCAATTGTATTGATATACAAATTAGCGAGCCTAAAACTTCGATCATCAGATGGGCAGTTGTTCAACAGCTCTGTAAGGACTAGCTTACCTCTCATTCGCATAGAGGTCAACAGCTTGTCTACTTCTTCGAGTTTGTTTCTCTCAATCTTAAATTTTTGAGTCTTCATTTACCAGCTGATCCAAGTTCCTTAAGAGTCTTGATCGCATCAACCAATTCAGATAAACCTTTTGGGTCCGCTGATTTTTCGACTTCCGGCTGTGGAGGAATTGGGGCTGGAGGCTGTTCTTTTTTTGGAGCTAAATGTTCTGCATATGCCCCAATGTTGTTCTTGAGGCTTTCTAACATAATACTAACAACCCCAATGTTTTCTTGAGCTTGAGTTATGGCTTCAATAGACCCCTCTAGATCTCTCTCTAAACAGTGAGCTGCAAAAGACTTAAGGTTGCAAACCATTTCATTCGCAGACTCTGCGGCATCTTCGGCATCATTTGCCATTTTTCGTAGCCACTCTTCCTTCTTAGTAACTGATGTATAATATACTAACACTCTATACCTCCACTATTGCATTACTCGTCGTAATGAGGGTTGATACTACCGATATTGAATTTCTGACGGCAGCCGTGGTTACTCTAACAGGATCCACGATTCCTGCTTTATATAAGTCTATAATAACTTTCTTCTTAACGTCTAGCCCAAACCCATATTTTGACTTAAGCACTTTTGACGCAAGTACCTGAGATTCTAGGTCAAGATTGTCGCAAATCTTCTCGAATGGGGCAACTAGGGATCTCTTAACTATGTCGTATCCTATGGCCTGTTCCTCGGCTAGGGAAGGGGTTTTAAGGGCCTTAGCTGCCTTCAGGAGCGTTGTTCCGCCACCAGGGTGAATACCGCCTAGCTGTGCTGACTTAACCGCTTCTAGGGCATCCTCAATACGGTGTTTCTTTTCTATAATTTCTACCTCACTCGACCCACCAACTCGTATGGTAACAACCCCGCTGGAGAGTCTCGTTATTCGCTCCTGGATTCTCTTACATTCCTCGAGATCATCTGTCTCCTTAATAAGATCTCTAAGCGATTCAGTACGCTTTTCAACCTCTACCATTGATCCCTTTCCGCCTATAATTGCAGACTGTTGCTTGCCAATTTCTACAGACTTACATCTGCCAAAATCAGAGAGAGTAAACTGGGAAAAATCCTCCCCCGACTCGCGAGTAAAGAACTTTCCGCCGGTTGCTATTGCAAGATCAGATAAGACGTTTCTTCTTTCCTCTCCATAATATGGGGCCTTGACAGCAACAACCTTCATGGAATTTTTTATCGTATTCATGATAAGAGAAGCAAGCAACTGTCCCTCAATATCATCCGTCACGATTATCAACGGCTTCTTTTCTCTTGCTGCTAATTCCAATACTGGGAGTATTGGTTCGACATATTCAAGTTTCCAATCAGTAATGAAAAGGAGACAATCATTGTGTTTCGCAACCTTTCTCATCTCATCAGTTATAAACCTTGACGATAAAAATCCAGATTCAAAGATGAATCCTTCTGTTAGGTCTAATTCTGTTTCATATGACTTAGAATCGTCGATTGTTATTGCTCCATTCTTACCGGCAAGATCAACTGCCTTAGTTATTAACTTCCCAATAACAGCGTCATTATTAGATGATATGGTGGCAATATTTTCTATATCAGCAAGGCTGGTTATATCCTTGGAGTTTTCCACAATAAACTTAATAGCATCTTCGCAGGCTAAATCCATACCGCGCTTCATTTCTGTTGGAGAAACTCCGGATGATAAATATTTCTGAGCCTCACATAACATGCGGTACGCCAGTAGGGTACTAGTAGTGGTCCCATCTCCGGCTTCGTTTGCGGTCTGTAGAGCAGCTTGCTTTAGAATTTGTGCTCCAACATTCTCAAATGGGTCATCAAAATCAACAAACCGAGCTACAGTTACTCCGTCTTTTGTTATTATTGGTCTTCTTTCTTTCTGTTGTAGTATTACGTTTCTCCCTCCAGGCCCAAGAGTAGAAGAAACGATATTAGATAGCTTTTCTACTCCGGATAGTATCTTTTCTTGAAGGAGTTTGTTCCCCTCGTACACCTTTGACATTAACAGCCTCTTTTAAATATTGTATTAGCGATTCAGTTATATTTCTCTTATCCCTATAAGTGATAGCCTCTTCGAGTGTATCAAAGAACTTACTTCTTATTAAGGAGCCCTCCTTGATATTCCCGGCCAAATCGTTTCCGGGAACTTCAAGGACAAACTTGCACTTAGCCTTTGGACTATATGGCCCGTCTGTTAGAGGTTGTACATTAGGAATGTAATCAACAATGTTGCCATATTTCCCTATAAAAACCATATCCAGCGGAATATAAGTTTCCTTCATTTGGAAGGTGTGTACTTCTTCATTTGGCATATCAAAGAACATGCCAAAACCATCCTCTAGTTTTGTTTTTCTTGATAAACCGCTTTTTCTCTTCTCGTCGTCACTCGCAATCTCGACTGCATAATGCTTGTTGCCTAGTTTAATATATCCAAATGGTTTTGTCAAGATTTTCTTTTTCATTGTTTCTTTTTCTCTGTTAAATGAGATGGGATAGCGCCAGTGGTCGTTCCTATTTCATAATCATATTCCATGGCTGGATTTATTGTCATTCTTACTGATGTGATAGGGGTGTTTGTAAAGGACAATCTTACAAACTTACGAAATACCAGCCTTGATGATTTCGTTGCAGTGTGAACATGGTAAGCATTCATTAGATATACTTTATTAGCTTGCAGATAATAACATAGATTTTCATCGACTTGTTTTCCTACCCATTTAAAAATATTATGTTTTGCTTCATTAGCTCCTTCCATATTAAAGGTCATTGTACAAAATTTTGTTGGGGTTTGATCCGCCCATATAAATTGAAAATCTACATTCTTTTTATATGGGACTTCTGTTCCTTGCATACCGTCAATGTGCCACCCAGTTTCTCTTTGGGATTTATCGGCTTTTACTTCCATTTGGTCTATTGTTATATAACCATATCTATTATTTGTATCTAACCCCATGTCGTTTGCATAATCATAACATTCGCTTATGAATTTTTTTATTTCTGGATATTTTTCTAATCCTCCTAGAATAAATTCGCTAGAGTTAGCCGTTTTTACCATAAAATGGTTAACTCTTGTATCACCTAGATCTCCAAAATTAAAAGATCTCAGCTCTATTGGCTCTCTTGTAAATCTTAAATGTTTGAGATCAAATGGAGTTTGTGTTTCTTTAACGAAGGTAAACTTATTTAAATCATCTGTTAGTTGTTCGTTTTGATAATCCCAAATTAGATGATTTTCATCATTCATATAATCTTTATCTTTCTGATACTTCTGAAGCATGTTTATGATTCCAGGATAAAATCCAGTTTCTAAATATCCAAGAGTGTGAACTTCTTTGAGAAACTTACTCTCATTTATGACTTCAACATACCTTCTCCACGATTCAAAAAGTTGCTTCATTCTGCCGTTTCCTTATTCTTTAAAAAACAATCATTAAACTTTCTCGATGTCGTATTTAAATTATTGTGTTATTTCTTTAAAGCTGTCTTCGATGTTATCAATGGTGCCTATTATGCTCATTTTGTTCTCAGAACTGCTATTCACGGCGAAGAAGTTTAACATTTGTTTGTTTAGAGCGTTTACTTCTTCTAACAGCTTTCCTATTCTTCCTAGTTCATGGTCTCTATACTTTAGCTTAGCTTCATATATAATTTTAGCACTAATGCTTATATCTCCCTCATAGCTGCACTTGGTATTAGAAAAGTTAGCAAGTGTGGCATTAAGCTGAGTTAGATTGTAGACCTCGCTCAGAAAATTCTGATCAAAAAGTTCTGTTGTTGTTTCGGCTCTGGCTGGTCCAAACTTTTTCTTCATGTGTTCCAACATAAGGGCTGCAAGTTCCTGCCCTCCAATTTGTTCGGGACGCTGAAAGTCAGAAAAATATCTGCCATACATTTCTGTTGATTTCTTTATTATTGAGTAGAAGTTTTCTGGTTCTACAAGGAATGAATAGAATTTAAAATTCGGTGGGCTCTTTAGGCAAATAAAATAAACGACATCCTTACCCTCAGCCATCATTCTCAGCAGATTATGCATAGACCCATCAAGTCTATATCTTCTTTGAGCAGAATAGAACTTATAACTAAACCTAGCAAGAACTCTTGGTTCTACTATCTCAGCATCAGTAATGTCTGACCCGTTAAGTTGAACTCCTCTAAATAATACAGTAAAGAGAGTTTCAAACTTGAAGCCCGCCTGTCTCGGATCTTCATTCTCGTATTCTCTTAGGATTTTATCAAACTCCTGTAGGAAAATAAAGGTTGCAACAAACTCATCCGTTCTTAGATCAGTGTGTCCTCTTGGATCCAAATATTTCTTTATCGTTTCTAGTCTATTAAAGAAATATTTATCGCTGATTATTGAATGATATATTGGAGTTGTGAGAAGTTCGTCAAATTCTCTTCGGAATTCCGATCTCCCCGACCCTACGCCGAGGGTTAACTCATCAACACCGAAAGACTCGCTTAATCTTGCCTCAATTAATCTGACAAGGAGTTCGTTTCCCTTCTTGGGAGCATAATACTCATCTACCAACTTCTCTAATTCCATATTTTGCCTCGTAGTAATTAGGCTTCAACAAACAAAGAAGCCTGGAATTACCCAGGCTTCTTTTGATTCTTAGGAATGAATCGTTACTTCTTCTTTGCAGGGAAACCTTTCTTCTTTTCTGTCTCTTTCTTGTCGGCTTCCTTCTTCTTCATTTCCAATTTCTTCTTCTTGTCAGCTTCTTTCTTCTTGTCTGTTGCCTGCTTTTCCTTGATCATTGAGGTCTTTCCGGCTGGAGCTTTCTTCTTTGCTTCAATCAATCTACGCTTTACTCTTGATGTAATCTTGTTGACCAATCTATTAATTGCCTCTTCCATTGGTGAGGGGGCCGGAGGCATTTCTTCTTCATCTTCTGTTGGAGGCATTTCTTCTTCGGTCTCTGGGGCTTTCTCGCCATCTTCTACTGTAACCTCAACGCCAAGTGTTTCCTGAACCAACTCTCCCAGCTTCTTTACAAAGTCCTTGATCTTAGTCTCGGTCTCGTCGCCATCTGGCTCTTCGTGCATTTCCGGAGCTGGTTCAACTTCTTCCTCGTCACCCTTTGGGTCTAATTCGGCCTGTTCAAGAAGTTTCTTGAGCTTCTTCATTGATCTGCGCAGATTTTCTTGAAAAGACATTTGTGGAACTGCTTCGTCTAGTTCCTCCTCGTCTTCCATTTCCTCATCCTCGTGGCCCTCGTCCACATCACACTCACAATCCTTAAACGGAGCACCACATTCTGGGCATTCTTCGTTTCCTAGATCAAATTCGCTATCTAGATTTTCACCCTCATCGCCAAATTCTCCACCCGATTCATCGGAAGGGAACTCATCATCGGTATATGTAGAGTGGAATCCTTCATCTCCCAACGAAGCATCAAAGGCGTTCCCTTTTGGATCATCTGGGTTAAAATTCTTATGTCCTTCTCTTAGGAATGGATTTGTTAATGCTCCAATCCCAGCCAATCCCATCATTCGTCTTGTGACTGACTCATTTAGCAGTAAATCTTTTCTCTTTGACATGTTCTATTTCTCCTAAGAAATCACAAATAAATAGTAGTGAGAATTCTAAAAAGCCCAATCTTCGTTCTTTGCGGCCTGTTTAATTTTCTCGATTGCCTTATCTTCGATCTGTTTAATTCTAACGTAGGAAACCCCCATTCTTTTTGAAGCCTCTTCCAGAGTTAGAGATCCGTGTTTTCTTGTGCAGATTAACACACAATTTAAATCATCTGGATATTCTATATAGTTTCTACATTCTGTTTTTAGACAGGGCGTATTTGTCTTCTGGCAAATTTCATCACAATACATTATGATCATCCTGGGAGAGTTTCGTCGAGGATATCATAGATATCTTCTATCTCCTCGTGGTTTAGATCATACAGTACCTTTGATTTCTTGGCAAGAACCTCTTGCTTTTCAATGTAGGGCTTCTTTAATCTTCCGGAAATCTTATTCCTTTGCTTATAATTTTCCACAATAGTTCTCGCATTCTCATCCCCAGCTAGATAACTTTCAATAAAGAACTTTATAATTCTAGATGGGTGAGGAAGGTTTTCGAACTTAAGTGAGGAAAGAAACTCTCCATATTCATATTCACCTAGATTGCATATAATTCTCTTTTGGTAGACTGCCGATTTCATTATTTATTCCTTAGAAGGATGTGGGTTTCGCTTTCAATGATAGAAGAGTTAGACTGAAGGGTTATTTTTGCCTTCTTGTGCATATCCTTTATGTTTGACACTCCTGAATATGACAGCCCACTTCTGATTCCTTTTTCAAGATCACTCAAAATATCTATAACTGTTCCCTTGTACGGGACTGTTGTCGAAATACCCTCTAGTGACCCTATAGAGCCTCTCCATTTTTGTTGTGCTTCTGGGGATGCCATGCCCTGGTAGATTTTATACTTTCGACCATCTCTTTCCAGAACAACACCGGGGGATTCGTCTGTACCAGCTAAGAGCGAGCCAAGCATAACAAGGTCAGCTCCAGCAGCGATTGCCTTAACAATATCTCCAGAGTTTCTTATGCCACCATCAGCAATTAATAAGGTCTTAGTTCCCTTCTTTGCCTTTGCGCAGTCCATTATGGCAGTTATGCTAGGAACTCCGTGTCCAGTCTTTATTCTAGTTTCACAAATGCTCCCATTCCCAATCCCAACCTTAATTGAATCTGCACCCCAATTACTTAGGTCTCGGAAGCCTTCTCCTGTGGCAACATTTCCAACCATAAGATGGCAATCGTAGAGATATTTCTTCAACACCCTCATTGCGTCCTTAACGAGTATGTGGTGACCATGTGCAACATCTATGCAAAAGATACGACAACCATTTCTTACTAGCTCCTGGGCTCTCTCCAAATAGTCTCCGGTGATTCCAATTGCACATCCGGCGTATGGAGCCTTATTAAATAACTCTACTTGTTGAGCAACAGAATTATATCTGTGTATAATTCCTAATCCACCGCACCCAATTATAGCGTTAGCCATCTGGTCCTCTGTTACTGTATCCATCGGACTAGAAATTATGGGAAGTTCAAGTACTCTGCAATCTTCTGTTAGAAACGGATCATCGTAATCCGTGTTCTTCTCCTTCTTTCTGATTGGAAATTTTGTTGTTAGGATAATATCCTTCCTCGTCTTTACTTCACTAAACTGTGGCACTAAAAGACAATCATCAAACGTATATGTTTTTTTCATTTATTTACCTTGAATCCTTTTTATTTCTTCTGTTAGAGATGCTTCATCAAACCCAGATTCTGGGTAAACTAACTCATGGAACTTTTGTCCCTTAATATAGTATATTGTTGGGACTCCCTCTTCAACAAACAATTCTGCCAACTCTTCCTCTTCATCAATATCAACCTCACAAAAGTCTAGCTCCTTGAATTTAAGGGATACGTCTTCGTATAGTTGCTCTATATCCGTACACACTGGGCAGTCGTCACTCTTAAACTTTACCAGGAAGGGTTTCCCCGCGTCAACCATCTTTTTAAATTTAAACAAATCAAGATCTTTCGGCTTCATTTGGTACGGCCTCCTTTGCTTTGTCTATACATTGTGGGCAAAAAAGTCTCACGACGGACTCCTCATACTTAACCACTACCACCCAGGTATTGGCCATTTCCCTAGATTTCTTGTCAAATTGGGCAGAACACACGTCACACTTGTCAGGAAGTCTACTAAACATTCCAACCTTTTCGGATAGGTCCTTTTCGACTTCCTTTCTTTTCTCCAGTGTTTGGCTTCTTTCTATTTTTTTTAGAAGATTTGACATTATACTCCAGTAGAACCAAAGCCGCCATCCTGTCTATTGGATAGGGTAAGAGTCCTAAAATAGAGATCTTCGTTTTCTGGAACCTCAACAAACTCTGGTAGCTTGATTGGGTAGACTATAATCTGCGCAATCTTCTCTCCCGGATTTATTTGTTGAGATCCAGAACCAACATTGTGTATGTTAACCATTACTTCTCCAGTGTATCCCGAATCAATAATACAGGCTCCGACCAACAATTGTTTTTTGCTTGCTATACCTGACTTATTCTTAACTTCACATACGTGTCCAGACGGGACAGCAATTTTGATTCCTGTTGATAACAGTCGTGATTCCCCGGCCCAAATAAGCACGGGCTCTGTCCCGTGATAGAATACGTCAGCTCCCGCATCCGATTTATTTGCCCGATTGGGCAGCTTTGAATCCTCATAAATTTTCTTAACGTCTATAAACAAATTAACCTCCATTGGTGTTGTCCAAGGAGGTTAACATGGTCTTACTTGTCTGTCAATCGCTTAGACGTAAGATCCTGAGGATAGAACGACAAATACCCCAGCGACCGGAGTATGTGATTCCTTGGCAGACGATGAAAATTCGACAATTATTCCACCAGCAGTGTTTATTGTTCCCGTGGCAATCAAGAAGGCTTTTCTGTATAAGGCCGAAGATAGATCCGTTGCTGACGCAGTAGCCACGCTCCCTGTTGGACCGAACGAGGTGTTAGACCCGGTCGCAACCTTGGAAGCAAATACCGAAGCGTCTGACGGCTTTATTAATCTGATCTGATCTCCAGAGGTCATTTGACCCGCAACATAGACCACTAGGTGTGATGGGGTTCCAGCTCCAGTGATTGCTGCGCCAAACTTGATTGAGGCAGTAGCTGTGGTTCCGCCCAAATAGTAGGGGACGTATGCTGATTGTGGGCCATCGTTACTGTAGATGATGACCGGAGAAACAGGGGCATTAGACTTAGAACAATCCGTTTGAACTGCGCCGACAAGTGGGAAATAGTAATGCTTTGCTGCCGAACTTAGACCAACCGCGCCGCTTAGTGAGGATGAAAGAAACGCACCAACATTGGTAACTTCTCCAGAGAGTCCGGCATAAGTCCACGCACCATCGGCATTTGACACGGCATCACTCAATTGCGTAGCTGATGCCGCAGTAAAGGTTGGAGAGGTTCCTGCCTTACCATATAGAGCAGTGTTTACAAGGGCCGCTTGGTTGGCAGCAACGCCTCTATCCACTTCTGAAACGTTGGTATACCCAGCCGGGTGCAATACGTTATTATATACTGCCGCAGCCTTTCTTTTTCTGTGTCCACTTGCCATTCTTCGATCTCCTAAGTTCAGTAGTAAATAGTATTATAAAACGCGAAATACTATCCGACCATCTTCCAATTCTTAGAAATGCCCATACAAGAATAGCTCTTATAGTTCTCATCATAATCTAGTTTGGCAACATATGGTCTGTTTAAATAGATTAAATCCTTTTCAAGATCTACTCCCCAGCACTTTATTTCAAACGTCTTTGAGGAATCATCCGCTACCTGCACTGCATAATAGTTCTTGCTATTTTTTGACTTCTTTACCTCAAAGGACATTGGGATAAACCAACAAACTCCAAGTTCTGCATCAAACTTGGAGATCGGATAAATCATCTTATCGTCCAATCTCTTATAAAGTTTAGGATCCATAACCAACTCTATGGGGAAGAATCCCAACAACTCCTTACAATTCTGTATTACCTCGGCCTTTGAGAAGTCTCCCTCTGACTTATAGAGCTCAATATATTCATCAAACTTCTTCTTTGTCTTTGGTCTTTCTGCGCTAAACGACATCCAAAAATGCTTTGTTCCTGTAAATCGATTGTCTATCAAACAATCCAGCGCTCCGCATCTGGCAAGAGCATCAAACCCTCTCTTGTTGAGCTTGGAATAAACAATGTCCTCGTTGAAAAGCATTTCATCAATCGTCTTGAATGGCCGATTATTTAGGACTTGTTCGACAGCCTTATCTCCCAATCCCTTGATTGAGTTTAAAGGTTGATAATAAGTCTTACCATCGGTTGAAACACGCCATTTATCTCCAGAATTATTGATATTTGGGGACTCAATTTTATAACCCAGAGACTTAATAGTAGAAATGGCCTTAGCCTTTCCATCATCATCCTTGGTTTCTTCATCTAGGTACGACGCAATCCATTCAGATGGATGATAAGTAAGAAGGTATGCACACTGATAGGAAAGGATGCTATAACAAACGGCATGAGATTTATTAAAGCCGTAACCAGAGAAGAACTCAAAGGTTTGCCATAGCCTCTCCGCATCATCAACTTGAATATTCTTTTCAGCACATCCTTCCATAAACTTAACATAAATCCCGTCCTTTACTTCATGACCCTTTCCGGTGCCCTTCTTGGTAAGTAGTTTTCTAAGTAGATTGCCCTCGTCAAGAGACAAGTCCTTTCCTAGCTTGTGGGCAATCAACGCAATCTGTTCCTGAAAGATGAGAAATCCAAAGGTCTCCCTTGTTATTTCTTCTACAATTGGATGCAGGTATGAAATACTTTCCGGAGATTCCTTGGCCTTAACATAGTTCTCGTCAACCTTAGCCGATAACGGGCCTGGTCTAAAGATCGAGGTTACTGCCGATAGGTCAATGATACTCGTTGGCTTTGCCTTCTTACAAAACTCCTGCGCGCCTCTTTCTGCAAATTGAAAGACTCCAACCCAGCTTCCGTCATGAAATACGTTTTTATAAACTTTTTGGTCATCAAAGTTTATGACTGACGGGTGTAGTTTTTTATCATAGAAATCTCTTATCTCCTTAAATGTTGGAGATGGATTTCCGTTCTTGACGAGGATCCTAGAAATAGTATTTTCTATTAGTCGAAGGGTTGTTAATCCAAGAATGTCGAACTTGATAAACCCTAGAGGCTCCAAGTGTCTTACATTCTGGCCCTCACTCCATGGGGTTTGTGTAACACCGCCAGAATTTATCAGCGGCATATATCTTGAGATATTTTCAGATACAATTACGCCACCAGCGTGCCTACTCGCACTTCTCACTTGTCCCTGTAAGACACCAATGCTCGTCTTTATATCTGGATATTTCGTAAGAAAGCCTTGCAGGCTTTCTGAATATTCCATCAACTCCTCAAAGGTTGGCACGTACTTACCAGCAGTTAGCCCGTGTTTTTCCTTTGCGGCAACCATCGCTTCCTTTTCCATCACTGATGTTACATCATTTACTTCCTGATATGGAACGCTATAAAGTTTTGAGAGATCCTTGATAAGAGAACGAAGTTGTAGAGTGTTCCAGTTTGAAATTGGAACAACGCTGTCATTTCCCCATTCATCAATAAGCATCTGTTTCAATGCCATTGGATCAGAGGTATCAAAGTCGATATCTGGATAATCCTTTGCGTTTTTTTGTAGGAACCGGCTAAACAACAGACCGTATTTAATTGGATCTAGTTGAGTGATATTCAGCAAATATGATACCAAGGAACCTGCTGCCGATCCTCTACCTGCTCCGACTAGCTGATTCTCCACTGCCTTATCGGCAATAGCCTTCATTGTCAGAAAGTACTTAGAGAATCCGCGATCCTTAATAATCGATAATTCTTCTCTTATTCTTTCAATATATTGCTTATTGGTTCCAAAGCCAAATTTCTTCATTGATTCAGAACACATTTCAACAAGGGCCTGAAAGTCAGTCTTGCCCTCTGGCACAACAAAGCTTGGAAGTCTCACCGATGAGTCTGGCAGAAAGGATTCAATATGAGCGTGAGCAATTTCATAGGAGTTTTCGATTGATTCAAGTACTACTTGATCGTCATAATCACAACCTACCTGTTCCGAATACTTCTTGTATGCATCCCACATTTGTTGCCCGTTCTTGGGGTACAGCTCACACTTAAGATCTTCACGGCTCTTGGGAAGAGTTTCTAGAGAGAGATTCTTTGATCCAAGCCAACCAAGCATCTTATAAATTTCTCTTTCCTTCCACAACTCTGGTCTTGGATAATGGCTATCGCAGGTTGATACGAGCTTAACCCCGTTCTCTTTTGCAACGGAGATGATAAGGTTGTTGATGCTGTGTTGTTCTGAGTAGGCATTCCATTGTAATTCGCAATAGAATCTGTCTGAAAAGATTTCCTTAAAACTCTTAACAGTTTTATTCATCTCCTCGAATACTTTTTCTTCTCCCTGCTCCTTGTAGGCCCAAAACGATTTGGATAAAATCCCACCCATGCAGGCAGAAAGAACTATTACCCCCTCGTTATGTTCCTTCAACATTTCGTAGTCGATTCTTGGAAATCTGTAAAAATTTCCTGGTCTGTAAGATTTTGATACTAGTTGATAGATATTAGACAGACCTACTGGGTTTTGTGCCAGCAGTACAAGATGCGCTCTGAAATTTAGAGAATTCTTTTCCAGTTGCTTGGATTCCTCTTCGTCTTCTACTACTACACCGCTCTCCTCATTGTCATCCTTCTTTGTCTTCTTATCTGCCTTGCTTTTATCATAGGCGACTTTCCAATCTGATATAGATGGGACAAAATAAGCCTCAACTCCGAAGATTGGCTTGAAGGTCTTTCCCTCGGCCGCTAATTTCTTTGAGTGCAAAACTTGATATGACAGGCCGTTCATGTTACCGTGATCTGTTAGTGCTAGGGCATCTGCTCCATTCTCCATGGCATAATCAATATGCTGGGAGGGGTAGCCTAGGCCATCAAAAACACTGAAGGTTGAGTGTCCGTGCAGGTTGGTGAATTTAATATTTGGCATTTTGTCCTGTGTTGCTTGGGTTGTCTAATTGTTCGCTAAGAGCGAAAATTTGATTCGATAAAATCTTCTCTTTATTTCTTAACTCACACTCCATCATATAAAATCTTTGGGCTTGTTGCACATGTCTCTTTTTTTCTTCTTGAAGTTCTTCGTAAAGCTTTCCATAGAGAGTATTTTCTGGTTCTACCAGACAAAGGACCGAATTTATGTTGTTCATCAACTCATAAGCTTCTTCAAATGTCATAGTAACGGGACGCCCGTTTATTGGAACTGTGAGACGTTTGTATTCTTCATGCTGAGAAAGCCCGTTATACATCAACCGCTCCTCTTACTTCTGAATTATAGGCAAAAATTTCTGCTATCGTTGCCGACTCTCTTTCTCCTAATTCCTTTGGAAGCTCTTTTCCGCCCGATAGGCGATTCCAGGCCAATCTTAACTCATCTCTATTAAGAGAGCCAACGTGGCATATAGAGGATAATCTACCTGGTCTTTTCATAGCATCATCTATCTGAACTATCGGCTGATTTGTCGTGATTAACAATCTTATGTTGCAAACGTCTCCGAGGATGCCATCTCCCATGTTTAGAGCTGCTGAAATGGCATCGATGGAATCCTTCATTCTCTCCTTTACCAAGATATCTGCGTCCTCAAGAATAAGAACCATTGGACGATTTTCCTTCTTGTGTGATAGCAACGCAGGTAACATATCCGGCTCTCCAAGTTTCGCAACGAGAGAGGGAGGAACGATAACAAACGAACAATGCTTCCCAAGCTCGGCAATTATAGAACGAATCAGATAGGTCTTCCCTGTTCCCGGAGGGCCACTGAGAATACTAATCTTCCCCGTTGGGAATTCTTTCTTTAATTCATCAGATAAAAAGATTTTTTGTTTTTGAAGCTCAGCTGAATAATACTCTGGCGTAAATGCACACCCTACCTTGCCAGTTTTTTGGATCGAAATCCCCTCTATAGAGGACAACATCATACCGACTGAACTCTTATTCTTGTCCTCTGCCGGCGGCTTCTTAAACGGGAGAAAAACTCTCTTGAGAGAGTCGAACATATCTTTGTTTGTTGTACGAAGTGATATGTATTGATACTTCCCGGAATAATTCGATCCCTTTTGATAGACAACGTTTGTATCCCCACTCTCGTTCACGAAGATGGCACACTCTACAGGATCCTCATCAGAATCCACAATTTCATCGTATTCAGATACTAGGTCTTGCTCTTCCGAGGAATACAACTCAGCCATATTGAATTTGTATTCTGCCAGTGCTTCCTCGACCTTAGAGTGGGAAAGAGTGGTCGATACCATAAACGTTCTTAGAGTCTTTTTTTCATTAACTGCCTTTTGCAGGAAGGCATCATCAAATATCCCAGCACCGCGCTCGGTTCTCCCGGCAAATCCATATTGAAACCACGGAAGGTTTGTAACCTTTTTTGAAGAAAGTTTATTAAACTGATTCTCTGTCGTATTCATATTCACATTCCTTAAGCTCTTCGTAGTAATTGTTTAATTCGTTTTCAAATGAGAGTGAACATTCCTCGATTATGGCAGACACTAGATCTCTATACTCAAATGGAAGAGAATAAAAATCCTTCTTGAGTGCATCTGGCACCTGGTTTTTTAACATTATTGAACTCCAAATCCATTCTGGTCTAATCTTCGGGTTGGAGATCCCCGGTAATTCTGTCATAATCATCAAATACTCCACAGTCTATTAATCTTTCTTCAAGATCTTTTATTTTGTTATAGCGAAAGTATTTAATCTTCCTTTGCATCTTATAGTGATAATTGGAAGAAATATACTTGACATACCCATCCCAAGTCGAAATATCATGTATTCTATACCCAGGAAGGATGGTCGCTCCCTCTAGTGTAGCACAGCTGAACACCTCGTCAAGCCGGATATCTTTGTTAGAAACTCTCTCGCTCGGATTCCTTCTCTTTAAAAGCTTCAAATCTATTTGTTCACTGGAAATTCCAGTGTATTTCCATTCCCCAATAACCAGAGAATCAAGATTCTTCTTAAACTGAGGCAACTCTTCTCTAAAAAACGTAAACCCAATAGGAACCCCGTCTCTGATAGACTTGCCTTCTAGGGTAAAATAGAAATTATTTTTTGAACTTTTAATTCTTTTTCTAAATCTCTGCAATTTCCAGGGTGAATAAACTGTGTGTGGGAATGAAACATAAAACTTATCTGGCTTTATGAAACCAGATAGTTTCCCAGAGATTTTTAGAGCATAGTCCGCTCCAATTAGAATAGATGATGCGTAGCAATCCTTCTTACCCACATCTCTTACTGGTACTGAGGCATACCAGATTGGTATCCTCATCTTGAAATTGTTCTTAAATTCTACTGGAAGCTGAGCAAGTATGGGATCTTCTACCCATTCGCCCACGACTGTTTTCATGAGAGGAACATACCTCTTGTCCACTATTACCCAAATAGAGTTACATCCTGCTATGGCACACTCCAAGACACTTCTGTGGAGGGCCGTATAATTCTTATTCAGAGGAGAGAGAGAACTCGGCCACGGGAGTCCATCATTTGATGGACCATTCTGTATTGGAATGATCCCAACCAAGTGGTTTGCGTAAATTCCCGGCAATCTTTCCATACTTCGTCCTCTGTTCTTTTATCAATTATTATTGATGACGAGGTTTCATACTCGTTCAGATCTTTATCTTGTATGTGTCTCTTAACCCACTCTAGTTTTATTCTTAGTTTATTTTCTAGCAGAATCTTATTAACCTGCTTTCCTATATAAAACGAAGAATATTCTGGATTTCTCAATTCTTCCATTGTCAATTCTGAGTGGGACATCAGTCTTTTCTTATCAGTTGATAGATAAATGTTCCTAGGAAATAACCCTTCAGCTGGAATTATATGATAAAATTTATTATCAATAAACTTAGTATTGAATTCATCCAAAACATATAGGTGTTCTTTTCTTTCTCCTGTTGGAGTTAGAAATTTTATCTCTCTAGTATCAAAGATTCTTAGTTTATTAAACTTAAATTTATAAATTCTTTGATTCTTAGATACAACCTTCAATATTTGACTTTCTTCATCTAAGTAAAACTCTGTTACATTCTCAGCCAAAGGAATCTTTCCACTTAGAGATTGAATATAATATAGATGATTATATACACTCTTTTTTGAATAGGGCTTTACAAATTTTCCCTTTGGGAAATTAAGTTGTTTGTTTTCCTTATCCATACCAATTCTACTCAGGTTCATAGAATAGTCTATGAACTCAAAAAACCGAGGTTTTGAGTTAATCTTGTAGAGAATTGGATTTCCAGTAAAATATGAATGTATTAATGAAGAGATATTAAGGCCTATGTTAATCTCATCGTATTCATATATATGAGTTTTTAAATCATTCATTTATCCTTGTTGTCTCGTATGCTATAAATCTATAGCCTACTATATCAGATATGCCATATTCTGGGGTCACCATAAATACGGGAATCAGTGATACCTCGGACCATTCTACATCCTCTGGCATATCATTTAAGACTTCCATTAATTTTATGGGTTTTGAAAAAACCCTACTTTCATATTTTCTCTTCATTTTAATCCTGCCTCCGGATAATAAAACACCAACAATTTCTCGGCAAGTGTGTTTTGACTCATATCTCGATCGTTACCCATGTTCATCATCCGACCCATATGGAACCAATAAAAGGTTCCATATTCTTCTACAGCCGGTAGGTCGTTGTCTCGGTGCTCACGCCACAGGTCGAGATCGTCCTTTCTTTTCCAGCAAAATGTTCGATATATTACTTCAGGGCTGTTATATCTTGATGTAATCGTGAGTCTAATTTTTTTCATATACATCCTTTAATCAGGGGTAGGTCTTTAAGAGTCTTGTCATAGAAATGAGGGTAGTCTTCTCCTGTTCTCCAGGTGGCAAATAATCTATCCTTGTAATAATAGTCACAATGAGTAGACAGACAAACAGCTGGAAGGTTGTTTTCTCTATAATAATATGTGCTGTACTCATAAATATCAAAAAATACTCGGCACCACTCTTTATATGAGTCGTGCTTGTCCCTACCTTGACTTGTACGTAACAATATTTTCTTACGTCTCATATTTTAATATCTTCAAATTGAATTTCTGGAGTGAAGGTACATTCTTCTTCTGTTTCGTGTCTGCTCTTTATTATCAAAGCATTTTCGTACCAATAAAGATATCCAAATTCATATGCAGCTGGTAAATCATTTTCTCTATATGAATAGAAAACGTTATCAGATTCACCTCGGAACCACTCCACGGAAAAATACCCTCTATCCCACGAGTGGTTAGTTTGGTGGTATGATAAATTTCTTTTAATTGAACTGGAGTTCAATACCAACCTAATTTTTTTCATCATAGATATTTCTCTCGAAAGTATGGACGAACCAATTGTAGTGGTCCTGGGCCTCTGACGTATCGTGGGCCAGGACTGTCACGATTCCAAGTGGCATAAAAACGCCCTTTTTCGTCATAATATACTCCCACTATAGAATCGTACTGGGCGGGTAGAGAGTGGTCTCTGTGTATTCCGTCGTAAACTTCACCTCCCTCCCAAAAATCCTTAGACCATGTGATGTAATCTCTTCTTATTGTTAGCCTCACAGTCTTCATTTCTAATCCTAGGACAGTTGAAATATTTTTGATAAAGCCTCAGCGATAGCGTTCGCAACTTCTCTGTGTTCCTTCTGTGTTGCCACATCCTGCCGAACTTCAAGATAGTGGATCCACGATCTAATTGATCCCTTCATATACATTCTAGTCTTGGTTAAGCCCTCTGGGAGAACCTTACGAGCAACTTCCTTTGCAATCCCCTTATCTATGGCCCACTCATAGGCTTCCTTGGATGACTTCAACACGCTCTCTTGATAGATCTTCCATTGAAGTTTTAGAGAATCATCCTCAATTTCTATTGAATTTTGACGATTTTTATCGTCTTGCAGTCTCGCATCTGAAAGCTCAAAAGTATCATCGAGATCTCTAATGTCTGAATATCGTTGCGAAAATTCTTGGAACGAAAAGCTCCGGTGTCGTAGGATTTGTCTCGCTATATCTCTCGTTGTTTCTATTTCGAATGTTGCATCAACCATTTCTAGTGGTGACCAGTGGTGATTCTTTATAAGATATTTGATAAGGCGATCTGACGTTTGTGTGTTCATCTGGTTAGATGGATTTGATACTCTTGCGCAATAGGAAACGAGATCCTTGATATCTTCTATATCTGTTTCCTCTAACTTTCCCGCTGGCTTTGTATGTGATATTAAGCTAACCTTCATTTCTTCTCCTAGTAGGAGGTTAGTGTCTCATCTAGGGAGTTAGTTGTCAACTGTCTTTTTCTATTCTAGATAGAAGTTGGTTTCTCTTCCAATGAAGTCCGATTGGATTTTCAACTTCTTTATTGACAAAATTATTTACTAACGAAGTTGCTTTTTTTATCGAGACAAAATTAATCCCGGCATCGGGAAGCTCCTTGGCATCATTGTTGATAACAATGAAATTATCTTCTCCAAAATCACTCTTATATTTGTCCATGTTAGCGACACACATATGCCACAGATTTGAGGTGAGATCCGCAGGAAGAACACGATCTCTTTTTTCGTTCCTGTCAAGAGCCGTCTCCAGACTCGTATAGACAAAGATCATTGAGCAGTCATATCCTTGTCTTACTAGCTCCTTTCTTATTCCGTTGGTAATTTTATAATCACCGCCCGTTCCATCAATAACAATTCCAATTCTTTCCTTGGAATATGAGTTAAGCAATCTATTCGTCTTATCCTTTGCTACAATTCTAGGTGAATTTGGCCCACGATTAAGCTTATGAAATTCATCTGGTGGGAGATCCGCAAGCTTAGAAGGGTCTACTCCGGCTTGTTTTAATAACATTGTATAAACAGTATCGGAATTGGACATCTTTAATCCAAACCCGGTTAGGGTGTTCATGTTTCCCGACTTGTATCCAAATATTTTATTTGTAACATAGGACTTTCCAGATCCAGGTCCCCCGGCCAAGAAAACAGCCTTGAGAGCCCCCTTATCATAAAGCCCCTCGGAAAGAACAGATGTTATCTCCTCTTGGATGAGTGTCAACAAATTCTTCACTTGTCCTCTTCTTCCTTTTTGATGCCTTGTGTGCCTGTGTACCCCTGTACCCCACCACCGGAGCAGGAGGACATCTCCTCAATGGTTTCTGAATCTTCGGATTTCTCTTCTTCCTTCTCGGAAACAATGATTTCCTTGCCAGTTTTCTTGTCTATATTCTTCTTTGAGGACTTTTTTTTCTTGTCCTCCTTGAAGGTATTTTCAGCCAGAAACTGCTTCCATCTATTATTAATATCTCCATAATCCATAGTATTTTACCTCAACAATAAATAGAGTATTATATAGTAATCTTGCCGATTCTATCGTCAACATTTATCTTAGTTACTCTATCAAACCCCTCTTCTTCGGTTGGCCTTTCATATCTATTCAACATTGATAAAATTACATCTCTTGAGATTTTCTTTGATTTTCCTTGAGTTCTCAACTGTTCGTCTCTATCCTGGTTTATTTTGATTAATTTTTCCATATTCGACTTATCAATCATGAAGTCAACGGCCACTCTTGTAAATCTGTTTCTGTTAAATTTATTCAACCATTGTTTTCTTGTTTTGACATTCATGTTCGTCATATCAATAATGATATCCTTCTCGCTCTTAGCAGCCTCCTCGATATTTCGCTGAAGCATATTGCTAATACGTTTGTTTAGTTCTTCAATTTTTGGGTCATTTTTCCACATATCATTATATGTAAGTCCGTTTTCTTCCGCAACTCTATCAACAATGGCATCTCGAGATATAACAGTTGAACTGTTAAATTGCACATTATTTTTTATCCAAGTTGATTTTCCCACCCCAGGAGGGCCTATTAGGACAAAAAGCTTCTTCTTTTGTATGTCCTCTTGCCCCTCTATCATTGTATATGCCTCCGGAACATGAATAATTTTACATCCAAGGTTGTTATCGTTACAAAATTCCTTAAAAATAGGGAAATGTTCTTCGCGGTCATCATAAAACGTTATGTAATCAATATATGGGTTGTTAGACAGCAGACTTTTTACGTGTGCTAGCTTAGATTCGGCTGCTCCACCATCATCGGCAAGCCCAATATATGGAAAACCTAGTTCTTTCTGGGATAATAATTCCTTAACTCTATTGGAAAACAACTCTTTTCTACCAGTAAGCATAATAACGTAGCATTCTTTGTCCGAGAGATGTTCAAAAGCCCTTTCGCATATTTCATTATTCCACCATGAACCATCGGGAACCGGAGGAACCAGTGGCTCCATAAGGGAGGCAGTGTTTCCCCACCATTTTCCTCTCCATTTGTTTGGTCTTCTGGGGCTTTTAAATAGGGTCCCATCAAAATCAAATATGACGAGGTGTTTTATAACGTTCATATGACCTCCGGTAATAAGGGTAATGGGCACCAGAGGTCTGGCGAGATCGGCGTATCCGTGCGGGGGTCGCGCATGGTGCCACCGACTTCGTAGGCGATACCGACACCGACCCAGCCGTCGCACCCGTACACGACATGCTGCCCCTCCGCTGGCCTCTCGTCTGCCAGCCTGCGCCAGCCTGCGGCGGCGACCTGTGCCCGCAGCGCCAGAGTCTCTGCGCCTGCGCGTGTTGGCATCCACCGTGGCTTTTGCACCTCAGCCAGCCGCTCCACGCGGTCGGCTCTAGCTAATATTTCGGTCGTAGTCATGATTTTATTCCTTAAAAAAATCTATCAATCATTTTGTAGCCTGATTTATCATCAAAATCAGACAGTGCCTTAACTGTTTCCTGGAATTCATCGCAAACATATGGGTTATCCGAAAAGTAAGTTACAGCTCCTATTTTAGAGGCTGCTTTGCTTATCCATCTCTGGAAATCTTCTCTATTCGAGAAGTTCAATAAATCTTTTTCATTATAAATTTTCCAGGTTCCAAGTTCCTCGAGGACATCAATCTTATTTACTATTAATTTATTTACTCCGTTCATCTTAATGGCTTGAGCTACCAGATTCCAATTCATCCAATTACACTGTCTCTTCCTTCCAGTTGTTGCTCCGAACTCTTTTCCTAGTTCTTGAACTTTTGAGAAGATCGGATCACTTGGTTGAAAGTCCTTTGCTCCAACATAAGTGTCGTATGCCTTTATAACTCCATAAACATCTCTCATGTGTTTATGGTTAAAACCATTTAGCATAAGAGAGCCAATTCCACAATGGCTAGAGGTAACATATGGGTAATCTCCCCAATCTATATCAAGCCCAAAGGCTTGAGCCCCCTCTGCCAAAACAGAGAATACGTCATTTCTGGTATAAAATTCACTATACATATCGATAAGATATTTTTGTAACAATGGCTCAGATTCTGCTCTCCGACCAGTTCTAGCATATTTGTTACTATATGCTGGACCATTCCCGGTCTTAGTCGTACCAATCCTGGAGTCTTTTGAATCGCTTAGAATGTCTTCTGGTGTAACGATATGTGCGTTCTTGGCTACAAAGACAAGTCCTTCGGTTTTTATTCCGTTATCATTTAAATATTTTATTTCTTCCAAAAATTTATCCACATTAAGAACACAGCCGGGGCCTACTATTGATTTAATACCGTGAAATATCCCAACAGGGATAAGATGAGTTACAAACTTCTTATTGTTGTGATAAATGGTATGTCCAGCATTTCCGCCGCCAGAAAACCTAATACAATGTGTATATGACTTCTTTCTTGCCCAATCGTAACAAATTTTTCCCTTGCCCTCATCTCCATATTGCAACCCCAAAACTACATCAACCTTCATGATACCTCTTGTCTGTGATATGAACACTGTACCTCGTCCCAAGAAGAAGGTCAAGTCCGTGTTGATTAATCCCTATATTTTTTCCAAGCATGTTTCTTTCTTCTTATCAAATATAGAGGGTTGTTTTGATTGTCGTGCGCCTCTCTCTCAAACGGGGATTCAAGATATGCTAATTTAGAATTTTTATATTCTATCAATCCATTTAAATAATAATAGACATACAATATAAAAAACATAAAGAACCAAAGTTCTCTTTGTTGTCTATAATGAATCATTTCGTGACGCCAAATTTTTTCTGGTAACTTATCCCGGCAGAAAATAAATATTCCAAGTGAAATTGCATAAATTTCTATAGGAGCGATCTTTGACAAGACAATAGGAACCTTAGAATTCTCTACGATAATAGGAAAATCCATCTTGGCCTCCAAAGAAGAAAAGAGCTGCTGAATTAAATAGTCCAGCAGCTCTTTTCCAGGCCAATATACTTTGATTATTAAAAGATTCTAACGTGTCCGACAGGACGAGTATCGAGTAGTTTTATCCACTCATCTCTGTTTAGAGGGCATCCATATGGACCCTGAAGCATTTCAACTGCAACATCACCGGCCCTTGGATCTTGTGAAATGCTACGTCTAACCGTAGCTTCCCATATCTTTTGAGAGGCTCTGTTTGCTGCCTCGTTTCCAAAGGCTTGTCTGAACTCATCTAGAGTTGCACAAGGGTCTGGTTGTGAGAGAAATTGTTCAACTGTCATGGTTACACCTCTTCTAAATATCCAACCATACCAGATGTTGGTACAATTGAGAATTGTTTACCCTGAAAATCAAACTTTTGGATCGTTGAGGTAACGACAACTGCTAGTGCGCCATTGTCCTTCCCAGACAGAATCTTAACAACCATCAATTCTCCGGGCTTCTTAGCCCAGGCCATCATTAGTTCTGCTCCAGTGGTTGATTCTTCAACCACTTCGGACACCTCAATATAACCATTGATTGGGTTTAATTTCATTCTTCTTCTCCTGGCATCATATCAAACATTTCTGTTAGTTGATCCATATCCTGGTTATCCTTGCGGAGTTTATATGCCTTTAGAGCCGTCTTAATTTCTTCCTTAGAAAGCCATCCATTTTCAATATAGGACTTTCTAAGATCTGTCTTTTGTTCTCTATACGGCTTAATTGCGTCCTCTAGTGCTGCCACCGAGGTAACATAATCTACTACGTGTTGTTCCTTTGTCTTCTCGCTCATTGTGCTCCTTTTTTGTTTATTAGAATTCTATTTCTAGTTCTTCTTGAACCACTTCCGTGGTTGTTGACTTCCAGTTGAATACCCGGAAGTCTCTTGCGTCTACATCATAGACCGTTTCGGACCCGATGGCAAGGACCCTTTTTTTGTTTTCCTTATCCTCCGTCAGCCCTATTTTTGTCTTTTGTTCAATTGACATCTCTGATATTTTCAGAAATCTCATTTTCCTGACTTCTCCGTTTTTCTTCCGGAATTCTCCGACTCTTACCAGCATTTTTTCCTCCTATCCAATCATTCCACTCTTGTGGATTACGTGTATAATGTTGTCTGTACGTCTAAACTCAAAACTTCTCCATTCGGAGTCCGTCTCTTCTCTGCCCAAAGAGGACAACGCGGCCAGCCTATAGCTCTCAAGTATGGCGTTACACCTCATTATCTCATGAGCCTCTTCTTCGCTCACTCTAAACGAAATGATGTGTTCGTCTTGTACACAATTACTGTGTGTACTTGTTATATTTATAATTTCCATATTTGCCTCCGACAGGAGACAGTATACTAGGGATAAATTATCTTGTCTACTGCTAGAAAAAACTTATTCTTTATGACGCTTTTTGTGCAGCGTTGTAATCTGGGTCTTCCAGGCGAAAGACTCTCTTTTCTAATCTTTCAACTCTCTTTTCGATTTTTTCCACTTGCTCAAATTTTACAAGTAGTTTTTCTACCGAAAGTCTAATTGATGTTATTTCATTGTGAAGTTTCCACGATACCCCGATCAGAGTAAAGACTATTGTTAAGGCCATTCCAGCGAATGCAAGCCAATTATCAACGCTCATAATAATCTCCTAGTTACTAGAATAAATAGTAATCTGCGTAGCTAACTGCCTTTCCCAACAACTCTGAAAATTGTATTATTGTTGTCTTGTGGCTCCCATATAGTCCATATAAAATCCATCGTCGGAGAGGATTTAGAATGTTTTTCTCCGCCAAACTGCGGTCTCCAGTTTAGCGCCAAGATCTTTGCGGGCGGATATTTTTCAAATATCTTAGTTCTTGATTTGGCGTGCCAAAAAGTAGACTTTGTTAACATTGCGACATAAGAACAATTATCAAGAGACTTTATAATAAAGGCCTCGGCTAAGCTAAATGGAGGATTTGTTATAATCCCGTCGCACTTAAATTTTCTCGATGATAAATCAACTGTTAAGAAGTCATCCCCAGTTTCAATGTCAGAACTCTTTACCTCATCAAAGTACGACGTAAGAACCTTCGCCATTGCGCCATCACCGCAGGCAGGCTCTAAAATAATAACAGATTTAGGCCAATCAATATTGTCCAATAGAACTTTCGTTACTTCTGCTGGAGTCGGATAGAAGTCCCTTTCGTTCCTCGTTCCGTTTCCGCCTATAATGTTTGAAGAGTCTATCACTTTAATTCACAAGCTCCACCGCTACAGGCTATCTCTCCCTGTAGGTTTGTTTCATCATCTGTCTCAAAGACCATTGAGAGATCAACATTCTTTAATGTTTCCATTAGGGATTCAAATTCCTCCTTAGAACAATCAGTAAACGGCATTTGCCTATAATTTCCGCCATCGTGTGGAATGACACTAAGACCTGAATAATAATTTTTATTATTCCACATCCATTCTCCAACTTCGTCCCATCCGCTATCCTTGATAGCTATTGTTGCAGAGACGTTATGCGTGTTTTGTCCCTTTAGATGTCCTGGCTTTATCCAACTATTGTGAATTTTCTTAATTCTTTCTAGAAGATCTACCTCACTCTCTGTTCTAAGGATAGCGCCTTCTGGAGCTTTTTGCGGAACAGAAATAACAGCAGAATCGTGTGGTCTAAAATATTCATCCTCAACTAGTTCTGGGTGGTTGTCGGACAGGTATCTATAAATGGCCTCGCCCTTACCAACACGAAGTCTGCGAATATAAAAATCGTTGTGCCAGGCATGAACACCGCTGGAGGTTCCCAGGATTAGGCTTGTAGTTCCAGACGGCTTAACAGTAGTTACTCTTGCTGCCTGATTAATTCCTATCAGAGCAGCAACTCTCTTGTTCTCTTCTATAGCTATCAGGGCTGCCTGCCCCATGTCCAACTCTGTTACCTTGTTAGACGCTATTCCGGTCATCCCAATGCCCAACAGAGCCTCTTTCTCGGTTGTACGACGCCACACATCTCTTAGATAGTGAAAGTCGGTATATGAGGCTTGTAGTGTGCCTATGAACGATGCAGCTTTTACTCTAGCATTGAAGTCCTCTTGAGATTCAAGATCACTAACGTTTGTCTCGACAAGATTACAGAATTGGTTACTTCTTAGTGCAATTTCGGCACACGGGTTTGTTCCCCATTCCTTATCGTTTGTAAAGAAGATTCCTGGCTCGCCAGCTCCGGAGGCTCTTATTCTATCCCAAATTCCAAGAAAATAATCCTTGGTGATACGGTGTCTAAGAATCACTGCCGAATTGTTTGCTCTTCCTCGGTGAGGGTGGGTTTCCGACCAGTTCCCAGACTTGGCAGCGATCATTTCATCATCATCTGCGCTAAACAAACAGATAAGAGCAGAGCGCCTAATTCCGCCTGCAAGTACGGCATCCGCAATGTAGCAAATAATATCATGTACCTCAATTGGTTGAAGTTTGTCTCCCTCTTCCTTTCCATTTAAAACTCCCTCTATTTTTAATAGACATTCCTTTAGTGGTTGTGGGCCGGGAGCCTTACCTCCGGCGGTTATAAGTCTCGAACCCTTTGCTCTAATATCTCTGAAGTCAAACGTAAGACTTGATCCGCCCTCAAAGTACGATTTCATTAACGATTTGACCGCATCGGCCCATCCCTCAATGCTATCTCCAACAAGATATCTTCTCTTCCTCTTACCGTTTGGTTTCTTTATTTCTGGAAGTTTCTCAACGTGATGTTTTTGGACCGAATATCCTACGCCTGTTCCGCCCAATAGGAGGAACATGATTTCGTTGAATGCCCGATAATCATCCACCGCCGTGAATGCACAATTAAAGATTCTTGATGGACATACGTCGATCGCCTTCCCGGCAAACTGCATTGATCTCATAGATGGCAAGACCTTTCTTTGAAGGACAAACTGATACGCCTCTTTGATTTGTTCTGAAAGTTCTGGAAACTTGCGTATATGCATTTGCATATTTCTATCTACTGTTTCCTCGTATGTCTCTCTTCTAAGCTCTTCTCTAAGATAGCGAGCATACTTCATATGATGCGTAATGTCGCTCAAAATTTTCTGTGAAATATCCATTAAAACCCCTGTTGTATGGTGTTCGTGTAGTATAGCGCGGGATGTGTTAGGTTGTCAACTAGGACAGTTATATTTTCTGTAGGAGAGATTTCAGAGACTTAAGAAGCGTCTCCTCAATTTTCTCTCTTGGGGCAAAACTGCCCTTGGGCCTTGGAAGACGAGTTGGCGCGTCCTTAATGGTAGAATCTAAACTATTATCTAGGGAACCAGAGGGGACAACCTCTCTTTCTGGCTTCGTGGCGGCACTTAGCTTGTTCTCGGAATCAACCGTCTTTGCAAAGGCATCTCTTCTGGCATTTGCCTTGGCGACAACTTTTGTAAAGATAGGAAGATTTCCCATTACTTCTTCCTTGGTGCAATTCTTCTTTGTAACCTTGCTTATAGCAGCAAGAGTCTTTGGACCAAGATATCCGTCCGGCTTATTCTTAGTACCGTTTTCTCCGGTAACATTATATCCCATTTTGATTAGGTCAGATTGTAGTTGTCCAATCGGGCTATTCTCAATTCGGCTTGAATAGTGTTCTGCTCCCTTTGAAGCAAGTTGTCCTGCGCCGGGTCCAAGTTTCCTACCGGCGTCCTGTTCACTTAGGACCTTCTTGATCTCTTCCATAATAATCTTTCTTAAGAAACTTTGTTGCATATAGAATATCTCCTGTGTTTTATAAATAGTTTGATTTTATTTTGCAGTCCGATATTTATCAAAGATTTCCTGTTTCTTGTTTTTTGTTTTCTTAAATTTCATGGGTTCTTGTTCTGGTTCATTTGGTTCGTCTAGCACCTCAATCTTAACCACGGAAGTATCCATAAAAATTGGCATAACAATACCATCTGGGCCATTTCGATTCTTAGCAATAAAGAATCTGCCAGAATTGGTCTTTTTATCATCCATAGTTCTTGATAATGAGAAGATAAAGTCAGCCACGAAGCATTTGTTAAATGCCTCAGAAATAGATTCCATTGTAACGATCTCTGCGTTTAATCCCGATCTGTTTGTTTGAGAGGCTGTTATAATTGGACAAGTAAACTCCTGAGCCATTGCTCTCAATTCTTCATAGATTGATTCCAACTCAGTTCTCTTCTCCTTATACACAACTGTCGGCTTTAACAGATCTCCATAATCCACAATAATTAAATCTACCTTCTGTCCCATCGACATAACCCTCTTAGCATGATTCTTAATTGTTGTCGTTGAGGCTGATTTTGTTGGATATTCCTTAATAATAAGCTTACCCTTAAGATCTTTAATGCCCTCCAGAACAGCATCCTTCTCATTCATTAATTCAGACAGCGGAACTCCGGTTAAACAGGCATCGTATCTTCCGGCTATGATCGTATCGGACAATTCAAGAGTATAATGAAGTACGTGTAGGCCCGCCTTTAGTGCCTGAGCTCCTAGATGTACTAGGAGATGAGTCTTTCCAGCCCCAGTTGGAGCTACTGCCACCGTTAATTCCCCTCTTCCAAAGCCGCCCTTTGTAATAGCGTCAATTTGCGGCCATCCGGTAGAGACTGGATTTCTGTCCTTAGCTAGGAACCTTTTTTCGAAATCTAGTTTGTAATCATAACCAAAGTTGTTGTCTGTCCCTAACTTAAGGGCGTTTGTTACGATAACACCAATCTCATCTAGAGAGGTAGACTTCCCCATAAGAGCGGCACTCTTAACAAGAGCTTCCTTGATTTTCTGACGGCGACAAAAATCTAGAGAAGTATCCTTAATATACTCCTCGTCCTCTATTTCTGGTGATGCCGTTATCCTGGCGAAGTAATCCCTTATTTGTTTATTAAGGGCATCATTGTCATCTTCTAGTTCTGTACGAAGGATTGTCGTCATTGTTGAATTCGATGGGTACATATCATACTTGTCTCTGTACTCAAACAACTTCTTACAAAAGAACTGAAGGTATTTCAACTCAAAGAAATTAAGATCTAAAACTTCTCTTAGTTGGTCTGCAAACTGCCTATCCTGAAATATTAACTGCGTTAATCGTTCCTGGAACGATTTCCCAAATTTAGAAAAATCTATTTGGTTATTACTCATTTGTTTCCTTATTTATTGTGTAGTGAGACCTTATTAAGTCTGGCGAATAATTCAACCCAAGAATAATTACCTGTTCCATCTTCCATCATAAACTTGCGAATATTTGTCTTGTTGAACGACGATGGATAGTTGTCGATTATATCTCTTGTCTTTATTGTTGTATCAATAGATACAGATGGAGAATACAGTTGCATCATTTCATAGTTTTCTCTGATAAGAGATTCTGATTTTAAAATTGAGCTATGCAGTTGCAGAGGCTTGGCCACATTCTTGCACGCATCGAAGATTTCGGTCAACATCACAGATTTTTCTTCTCGAAGGCTCGGGAATCTCTTTGCCATAGTCTTGATTCCGACCCCCTCTGCTCCTGGCAAATTATCGGAAGCATCACCAACAAACGCCCTTGCAAGAGCAAAGTTGTTGGGGTGGATATCAAACTCTCCCACAACCTTATCAACGTCATAGATCTCTTCCTTGCAGGGCCTATATAAAAACGTTGTCGAATTTAGAAGTTGTAGGAAGTCCTTGTCGTTAGATACGATGACCTTATTATCACTTGGAAGCTCTCTACAGAGAATAGAAATAATATCGTCTGCCTCAACAAAATCTAGATAAATTTGTGCTATTGGCATTTCATTTAAATATTCCATCACTCTAGAGTTCTGCCAATACTTGTTTTTTCTTTCGTCATCTTCACTTAATTCCCCAAAGGTTCGATTCAGCCGAACAGGCTTTCTACCCTCCTTATAATTACTGTTTATGGCTCTTCTTCGTATAGAAGATTTATGTCCATCCCAACAAAAGAAAATCTTATCGGGTTCTATTTCTCGAACCATTTTTTGTAGAATCTTAAACGTTCCCTTTATTCCTCCAACAGGATCTCCATTGGGGCCAAGAGATGGATCCATAAGATATGCTCTAAAGAATAGATTAAGCCCATCAATTATTAAAATTTTATCGGGTGTTTTACTCATCTATATCACAATCCTCTTCTGAATCATCAATGTCGTAAAAACTCTTAGCACTTCCTTCCTTAGAATCAAACTTGTGGATCACTTCCTTATCCATAACTCTGAGGACCTGAGATCTAAAATCATCATCCTTTAGCTTCTCGATCCAATCCTTAAATTGAAATTTGACTTCCTTTCCATCATCAAATATCAGAGTATACCAGGCCCCACCCTGCTTCAACTTGTCAGAGTTCTTTATAGCCTCAAACCAACTTTCCTCATCCTGAATAGCAATATCCTCTCCACCCCACAAAATCTTAAAGGTACACTCTCTTCCCTGAGTGCCAAATCTAGATTTTTCGATCTTCGCCTTAAGCTCATTACCAACTCTAAACCCAGCATCGTTTAATATAAAACTAGCCTTACCCTTTCTGGCCGTAAGCCAGATTCGCAATGAGTACGCATAAGCCAGTGCTTTCCCACCAGGAGTAAAGTATGGCGTCATCATAGCTTCCTGCGGAGTTCTTGCAATATTGGTCTTCAATTGATTTAGGCAGAGCAGAGTGCTCCCGGAGTTTGCAAGGGGCTGTATGAGCTTGGAGAAGGCCTTAGAAAGGATTCTGGGCTTCACTGCCATAGATGACTGCGGATTGAAGTCTCCCTCAACGTCCGTTTCTGTTGGAGTAAACGCAATAGAATCCCATACAAACAACAGCTTATTTTGGTTTGCCGCCAATAGGGTCTCAATTGTTTCTAAGACAAATTCTACCGACCGTGCCTGTACATACAACAGATTAGAAATGTCTACTCCGGCACTTGTCATGAAGTCTGACGAGATGGCGGATTCAGAATCGAAATAGATAACATCTATTCCCATCTTCTGCGCGTTGGCCGCAACCTGTGCTGCCATATAGGACTTACCGGCAGATTCCAATCCTGCTAACTCCACAATCTTACCAGTTGGTATTCCGGCGACCATTCCCTTGCATATGATGGAATCTAGCCATCTTGAGCCGGTTGGAATCCAATCATGGACATCTGTGGGATTGAGTTCACCCAAATCAAATGCAACAATTGATCCATCTTTCTTGTTAATCATGTCCCTCATTTGAGACATGGGGATTCTTCCCTTAACTTCCTCTTTCTTCTTCTTCATTTTTTAACTCCTAATAGGTTAAGAGGGAGAATGAAATTATCCATTCTCCCTCTTATGCACACGGCAGGCGCGACCTGGTGTGGAAGGGTGGCAACGGGACGGTGCGCGCCGTTGAGAGATTTTGATCCGAAACACACCCTAACTGGTCAAGTCTTAGACTCCAAGAGACTTGAGAGCAGAATCAAGTTCTTCTGCTTCACCGGGGACAGCCGTAGAAACATCACCCCCTTCTTCACTGCCGCCGTTTAAGAATTTATCCAAGGCTTCGGCAACCTGCCCAGTTGTTTTACGCTCGAAGATCGCATTGAAATCTAGACCGTGGCTGAGGAAATCTTCGATTTCCTTCTTGGTTTGCGCCAACGGTGTTGACTTGCGCTTTGGCGTCATAACCGCCTCTGCGAACTTCTTTCCACCCTTCTTTGTGGATTGGACGGTTAGATCCAGTCCCTCGGTAACATCAGTGATATCGCCGTAATCGGGATTAAGCATTAGCTTAAGTAACTCTTCGTAGATTGTCTTAGAGAACCCCCAAACCATAACGCCCTTGTCCTCTTCTCCTCTAGCGATGACCGGAGCAAAGAACCGTTGTTTCGATCCAATCTCCTTGGCCATTGTGCGACTTTCCTCATCGCCCTCTTTATAGAGCTTAGAGACTAGATCACAGATCGGGCAGGATTCACTTAGGTTTCTCTTGAGACAGAAGATACTCGTAACCTTCTTTGAGTCCTCGCGTAGGTAATGGAAGAAGAATTCCTTGAGTGGATCTCCATCCTCGGTGGGCACAATACGAATTGTGGTGTCCACGTTTTCTAGAGGCTTCCAATAGGTTACGGTCTTACCCTTTCCGCCGGTTCTATCATTCAGCTTAGCCAATTTTTCTTTAATTTTTTTAATATCGAACGCCATTTTTATTCACTCCTGTTTATTGTTGTATTATGTTGGTATTAGCAACGAGGTAGACAAAATTTGTATCATAGTTTGTAGTTGTTATCTTGTAAGAGATATCAATTTCCGTACCGGAATAGGCCTCTTTCGTCTGCTGTTGGATCAGTTTAGTCAAGTTTTTGTTCTGTGTCAAGTCCTCTTTTCCGATGGCATAAAGAAAAACTTTCTGCATTGGTTGAGACAACTTGTATAAATAAGCCTCTTGTCCATCCTCGATATTATATATCCCAACAGTAGAGATTCTGTCTATCTCTCTTGTTGAAGACATCTTACCAAAGACTTCCTTTCCTGTCAATAAGTAGTTTATCATATGAAAAGTGGTTACAATTGTCTGGTTTATGCTCTCATAATACTCTGTAATCGATAAACCACCAAGAAGATTTTCTACTTGTGAGTTAGAAATTATCACAATTCTGTTTATGAGAGAGCTTCTAGCATACTCCTGAAGAATGCCAAATACTACCTTATCCCTGATTTTCTTCTCGTTGGAAATAAGGGCCGAATCTGGTCTTATATAAAGAAGGTCTACCTTTAGATGTTTAATCTTCTCTAAGATTCTCAATGTTATACCCGATATCTCTCCACCACCCGCTAAAATTACGGTGGCGTCTCCCTTCAATTTCCCCAGTAGCTTTATTTCCGGAATGTTATCTTCGTATTCTTCTATAGAGTTCTTTTTGGGGATAGAAAAGCAATTTTTGCCCTTTATTCCGACATCTATTTTGTATATTTTATATTCTGGATATTGTGAGAATAAGTCAGCAATACAACATCCACCATTTCCAATCCCAATTATGTTCATAGTGTCCTCATATCTCCAAATCCCTTTCCAACTTTCCTGGTTATTAGAAATTTACCAAAACAGGTATTAGAGAACGTTTCACAGATCTCCTTTGCCATGTCTTTTTCCGTTACATCCATATCAACCACAATAGAATCGTGAATTAGAAACTTTACAAAAGATTTTTTGTTATGAAGTAACTTATCAACTAGAATTGCTTGTCTTAGAAAGACATCGGAGGCGGTACTTTGAACAATATAGTTAAGAGAATGCTCCGCATCTGCCATTATTTCACGTTGAAAGAAATTTTTAACTATATTTCCGTCATAATATTTGTTCTTTATAGAATTCTTATCATAAACGCTGCAAGATATTTTTTCTTGTGAAGCAGTCAACTTATGGGTGCCACGCTCATCATACATCCACGCCAAGAACTTCTTCTTTGCCTCGTCTCTTGGTATCTCCTCGCAGAAAATGTTTATTCTATTCCATTCGTGGACATCTATTTCTGGTTGTTTTTTCCCGTTTAGAGCTAGCATAACTCTAGGTTCGAAGGCATTGAAGTCCAGCTCCAGCAAGAAACTATTTGTTGATTCTATAGCTGGTCGCATAGCCTTCGACAGAGTCAAGATAGGGAAGCTATCGGGCTCAGTTGTAAGACGACCGGTAATTGCTCCGAACAAATTGTATTTGGTTGCTTTTTCTGTCTTTCCCAGGCTTTTCCCCAATTGTATCAGGGAACTTACGCTTGCAACCTCTTTTAAGTGTTGTGGGGAAAACTTTACTTTTTTATCCGAAAGATTAATTAACATTCTGTTCAAATCATAAAGAAAATCATAGTTTTTTGGTCTCTCTTTTGTTAGAAAGATTTCTTGAATCAGCTCATTTCTTATAGAGAAGAATTCCTTGATGAAGGAAATCGGGACAAGATCATAGAAACAATATTCATCCAAGGAGACTTGAGCTGTTACGAATGACTTAAGATAGGACCTTAATTTACTCTTGCTAATAAGATATCGCTCTCTCATAGAGTGAGAGCAGGCGTCTTCTATATTCTTTGTCCCGGCGTACAAACAAGCTAGTTCATATTTTTTATCGCCCATCATTGGAGAATAATCCCAAGTATGAGATCCGCTCTCTAATGAAGAGAACTTTATGATTTCTCCGTCTACGAAACAGGAATCACATTTTTTCTTAGAGTCTATGAGTTCAAAAATCATAGACGTATCTTACCAACTTGACTATTTGCTGTCAAACTCGATTGTTGCTTGGTTTCGATATGTAACAGTTCCAACATTATCTGTAAAATATTTTATAGCGGCGATAGCAGCCTTTGCTGGATTGGTGTCCTGATTAGATCTAAAAATTTCTATTGACGTCTCTCTAGCTCTATCTAATGTTTCTTCTTCGACAGTACCAGTCAACTCTGCACTTCTAAACAAGAGATAGAGTCTTATGTAATCCTCTATCCCAGTAGGAGTCATAGTTTCTCTGGGAGTATCCTGTACGTTTGCTGTACCACACGGATTTATCAAATAACTCTTATACGAGGAGGTAGAGGCGATAAACGCAGAATAAAATGATTTAATTGTCGTTATAAATTCATTAAGATAACTGTAAGAATCCATGTCGTATGGTATCACTCGATCGTAATATGTGTCAAAGAATAGTTGTAGCTTTTCCTCTGGATTCTCCTTGGTGAGTATCCCTGGTATAAAGTTTGCCGCAACTGTTTCGAAGTCTAATTGATTCTCTCCGGAATCCGCCGGTTTAGTCCTTATATCAACGTAAACTCTCCACGGAATTTCTCTATCAATTTTTAAATTATTTCTAATACACAGCTCTAGAAACGGTTCGTGATTTGGGTCCTCAAAAAACCCGGCTCTTTCATCTTCGTTTATGGTTTTCTCGTTATAAATCTCTATGCCTAATCCGGTATGTAATAAAGAAAAATCCACCGACTCGACGTACCCTGCTCTTGTGAAGTATTCTCTGTTGTTTTTCACAAAAGAAACAAGTTCATCGGCAAAATCATTAAACGACTTGATAGAATTTGTTTTATTTGATGATTTCAAATATTGAAAAAACCTTTGATATAGATTTTTTAGAAGCTCAACAAATTCGAGACTCCCGTTTATGTATCCTTTTAATGGCGGAATATCCTTTGCAAAATACTTGCTATTTCTGCTCATTGAACCTAGAGCATAATATTCTTTATATTGTTGTCTTAGAGGAAATACAAAGTCTAAAACTGGCTGAATAGCCCTAACCTGAATTTTATCCTTGCTGTAGGTACAGTGTCTTAGCAACCCTGGCTTTGGTATAATCGGGATACCTAGAGTGTCAACCTTCCCATAGAATGGCGATGTATACCAAGAGTCTAGGTAATATTTAGTATAAACAAGACCGGGTTTGGGAGAAACAAACAAATCATTTTTATCGTCGAACTCCTTCCTTCTTAAGAAAGTTTCTTTTATATTTCCCATTTTGTTCCTTTATGGCAGCTTCGCGTCTTTACCAAAATGTTCAGCTCTGTCAAGCGATGTCACCTTTATCTTTTTAACGTTTTTGTTCTTCTTTGCTTCTTCCTTGCTCTTTGTTTCTGGAGGGATTACATTTTGAGCCTCTATTTTTATAATAGATTCAACGTCATTCTCTAGAAGCTGAATAACATGATCAACTGGATTTGTCATCAAGATTGATACGCTATCAGTTATTTTTCCGCTAGCAACCGGAATAGAGGCGGTCTTCGTTTTTTCCCTATTGTTATTTCTTGGATTATAAAACCAGTCTGCCTTGGCCACTGTGGTATATTCGTTTGTTGAACTAAAAGTATCGGTCGTTTCCTTCACTTTATAATATCCGGCTATACCGGGATCGTTTTCTTCAGAATCTATTCCTAACGGATTAGAAGGAATACAAATCACTGAGTCGTAATCAAACATATTATTACCCAGCATTGTTGCACTAGTTTGATAATAAAAGAAAAATGTTCTCGATTCCTTATTGGAAAGAGCTTCTAACGCAAGAGCCGACCTAATCTTTGTAAAATCTTGCGCCATAAAGTTCATCGCTGTAACAGCACCACCATCTGCTCCAATCTTTATATGAATTATTCCTCTCTTAGAATCTTCAATCTCATCAAACTTGAACTCTGAATTCCCTAGGTTAGTAAACATCGGAGATGATATCTGCGAAGTCTTATTATTGATTTGCCCGTGATAAATTAACGGAAGAGCTTTATCGGTTGGATTTTTGCTAATCAACTCAGACAACTTCCTCAAGTTAGTTTCGTCACTAGAAAAATATACTTGTTCCACCAAATCTTTTGGTGGAGGACTCTTTAAATAAAATTGAGTTTGTTTTATTGCAGTGGTTGGCGATTTGTCATCAAACCCAACTCTGTTGCGATATAATATTTCCGGAACCAAATCAGTTAGAATATCGGTTATAAATGCCCCAAACGAATATTCTAGAAGATCCTTCTTGAAAAATTTATTGTAGTACCACTGCTGGAAAACTCCGGTTTCTACCAGAAGGTCCCCAATGTTGACAGAGCAGGTTTCTTCCCCAACCTTCATCAACACGCTTCCAAACATCATATGTGGTAGTGACACTTTTTCTTCTTTTTCTAAGAACATATATCCTGCCGACAGCAGTGCCTTTAATGGAAAAAACATTATATTCCCGTAGTGAGAAGTTTTTACTTTTTCATCGTATGGAGCGTTGAATATTCTTGCAAATATTCTGGTTAACAACTCTTCTGTTCCGGCCTTGTTTGTCTTGATAAATTCCTTTATGGTCGCATTTTCTTTAAATTTTGATGAGTTATACGTGCTTGTATTTTGAACAAGATCAACAAAATCTCCATTATCGGGGTGTACTATCGAAAAGATTGTTTTAATTATAAATTCATCCGATGGGGTCTTTATCGTATTAAACCTCACCGAAAACAACTGACCCTGGCTCTTAATTTGATCAAGAAACACCGTCGTCAACTCATTTTTTAATCCGCTCATAAGGAGGGCTATTGTCTTGTTTGTTCTTGAAAGATCTTTCGTTATATCTTTTATTTTGAACTCTTTTCTTTTCTGCTCAATTTTGCTTATTTCCCCAACTTCGTGTTCTGTTTTTGAATTTCTTAGTTGTTCATCTAATAATTTTGATTGATTCTTCAGATCTCCAAGTCTTTTTAGTTTATCAAGAGATTCTTTCTTTATCTTTAAATTTTCAATATTTTTTGAAGTTGGTGCAGGCTTAGATATGTCGTTCACGGCGCGTAAAGATGTATCATGAAAGTTATAGAAGGACACTCCAAGAGAAATTACCCCTTTTTCATCAAATCCAAAGTCATGCTTAAATTTGTTTAAGAGATAAACCTTTTTTTCCTTGGCCTCTATTACACTTATCAAGTGGTCGCTTACTCCAGTTATTCCATTGGCAACCTTACGCCCGTATTCAAGCCTTATTATCTCTTTTTTTGTATCGAGATTAGTAACTAACTTCATAAAACTTAGGCCATATGGAAGCTTTGTTTCGCCCTTTCTACACGGAGTTCCCTGTTCATTAATTTCTTGCGTAAGAACATTCATATTCCCAAACACAAACTTAATGTCTATCATAGAATTTATGTGAGTAGACAAATTGAACTTGTTCTCAACAGAAATATCTAAGATTCCACATCCTTCCGACCTTGCATTTTTGTTGTTTAAGATAAAGTCCAAATCGTATTTTTGTTTGAACGGAAAGTCTATAAATTGAAACTTATCTCTGGGCGTTTTTTTGTATCCATATTGAAGTTTCACATATGGCTGAAGAAAGGCCGCCTGATACGGTTTCATTGATGACATAAACAACAGGTAGTCTTGAAGATCCTTAGAAGAGACTGATTGGCCTTTTAGAGTTTCATCTATTTCAAATATGTCTAGGAATCTTCCGTTTAGGAAAATAAACTTATCCTCCTTCTCACCTGCTCTTTCCACAATAAATTTATTAAAAGAAGCGTCAGTTCCCAACCCCTTACGCAACGCATTATACAGAGCCAGTTGAGTTGGTGTTCCAGGAAAAGTCTTATCATAAAATAAACGCGCCAGGACGCTTTTTTTTCTTTCTCCTCGAGAAAGAATAGGGGTGATAAATTCAGATATCCATCCCTGTGGGTTCAGATGATTAAGAGGGAAATAAACATTTAATTCGTTAGATAATTCTATCATTAATTAAAATCCATAAAGGTTTAGGATGACATCCAACGGAACCGGTATTTTTATGATATCTCCAAATTTAATATCAGCTTCGGTGGCTATCCCGTTAAAAAGCGCAATTAGCCACCAATATTGAGAATTTCCATAATGGGTATGAGACATCTTATATAATCTCTTTCCAAGTCCCCAGGTTTCGTTGATATATGTAATCCCAGATAGCTCAGTTTCGGAAGGCTGTCTTGTTGTCGCCGTGCCAGTTTGGATAAGACCAGATGGACCAAACCTGCTACTAAATATTTTTTTATAATCAGAATCAATATTCTTAATGATATTTTCTTTTTTATATCGAGAAATAGACATAATTATTTTTGACTCCTTAGAATGTTTACGGGATTACCCCCACCACTGATAAACCCTGGCGTGTAATGGTGTAGCACATTAAAGTTAAAGGATAACGAATATGCCTTTGGATAGGTTTCATATCCCTCTCCTCGAGAGAATACTCCCTTGGTTAGGTCGTGCTTTATAACAACTCCCCCATCAAAATATCCCAATAAAGAACTGTCTGTCGTCTTATCATAGATTAAATTAGAGAAGAAGATTGTAACGAGAGGAGGAGATGATATAACATTTACCGCGCCATTCTTTTGATATGACGGATATAAATTTTGGACTAGAGTATTCAATTTATCGGCAATCTCTCTTGAGTGAGCCAGCCCGTTGGATGGAAGAGTTAAGTCAAAGGAAATTTTTCTTGTAGTTCCTTGATAGATGGGAATCGGGTCCATTCTTCCATACACCTTCTTAGAATCATATGATAAAGAAAAGTTGTCAGACACGTCCTTGATATAAGCCGGGAAGGCTATGGATTTTGATTTTAGATCATCTGTGTTGCGAGTTGGAAAATAAAAGACCAGATTATATCCTGGCATCTTTGTGCTGATATTGCTCTCATAGTCTGGAGCGTTAATGCTAACACTACTATCAACTATTTCTTTTATCGTTGGTATTGCCATAATTTAGAGTCTCCGAGCGGGTGGATTAGTTGAGGTTAGGGCACCAGCGGCAGTATCCACAACTCGTCCACCAATCTTATAGTCTACAGACAACTTTAGTCCTGTTCCGCTTAGAACTTTGCTTAATTCAGCCATTGCCGCTCCTCCCCTGCTCATGGCTGAATCGGGGTCCGAGAGCACTTCCTTTAAAGTCGTTCCGACAGACTTACCAAAGGCTTCGAAGGATGACTTAAGTGCAGCGGTATTTCCAGAAACAATTGGAGATAGAAATTTTTCGTCCAGAAGTCTTGTGAGCTTTATGGCAGAGTCGGTTCTGCTTCTATCGGAGATCTTAACCTTCTCTGCAAAGGTTTGCGCCGCCTTACCAGCCTCCAACAGGCCGTCTCTAGCCTCGGCAAAATCTTTAGAGAGGCTAAGGTCTACCATCTTGTCTGCGCGCTCCCTAGGGGTATATCCCTCTGTTATGAGGGGCCTCTTAGATATATCGGCTATATCTCTAGACAGATCAGTTGATTTATTTAATAAACCGACAACCGTCTTCAAATCCACCCCTGTTGATTCTTGAAGCTGCTTTGCGAAATTTCTCTTTGCCTGCGTTGTATTCAATTCTGAATATTTATCTGCCACGCCAGCTATGGCCTCGTATATCATCTTGGCACGTTCTTCGTCCTCAGCCTGAAACGCCTTAAACGTATCGAAGGAACCACCCATAAAGGACAGGACTCGATTTATTTGTCCACCCTTTTCGAATCCGGAATCTATATCATCAAACTTTCCTACAATGTCAATAAGACCAGACATAGACTGCCCAGTTCTGGCAGCGGTCATCTGCAATCTTTCAAATGACGCTATAGCCTTATCTGCCGTTTGAACAGAGAATCTATCGAGATTGGTATTAAATGCAGTAAATACAGCATTTGTATTTTGTCCCGTAGATTTTGCAAACCTCTCAAGTTGTTCAGAAAACCTAATAGCGGCCTCTGTTCCGCCTCCCATCGTATTCTTTGTAAAATTTAGCAGATCCGAGGTGGCCCTTAGACCTATTCCAAATTTATCATTAAACACAAGGAGTTGAGACATGGCCTTGCGGTTATCCTCGAAGCTCTTGCTTTGTGTTTCCGTTATTCTTATGGCTGCATTATAAGAATCCACAAGCTCCAGATTTGCTTTCTTTAAAGAATCATACGAAATACCAAGCGTGGCTAAATCTCGTGCCTGTTCCCCGATTGCTTTCTGAAAGCTTTTATCCTGTCCATATTGGACTAGTGTTTTTTGAAATTCTTGAGCGTTTGTATAGGCTCCCTTGAATAGGGTCGTTACATCCTTTATGGCTGCTCCGAACTCTCCCTTTGCCATATGTGAAAAGGCAGACATGGCTGCGGTCTCTGTCTTACTTCTTTCATATAGTTCATATACCGCTTCTGACAGGTCCTTAATATTAGATGCGGCCTTGTCTCCTGCGGTTCCCAAAAGTCCAAATGCCGAAGCCAGGGCCTTAGTTGTTAACTCTACCTTCGCAAAGTCCTCTAGGGTTGCTTCACCACCAAGAACTCTAGATGCGGTTTCGCTAGCACCATTTAATAGATCATCCCCTACTCCCATATCAAATCCTCTATATTAAGTACTACTCATTATCTTTTTTATTTTCCTCGAGGTATCTATCGAAGAACCAATCTCGTAGTTTTCTTGGCAACATATAGATCTCCTCGAATGACCACCCCATATGAGTCTTCATTAGATAGATTTTTTCGTATACGTCGTTTATATAGTCGGCGGGAAGCTCAATGAATTCATAGTTCGGGCCAAAAAAAGTTTGCTGCCAATGGCACGCCCCCCTTATTTGTGTGACCACACTTAGAACAATCGCTTGTATAATCGAATATTAAATTAGGATTAAGCTCGGAATAATTTGATCTTAGGAATCTAGAATCCCTAACGGGCATTGCCTCAAGGAACTGGACAATTGTTTCCGTGTCTGTCTTTCCGTTAACAGACAACATCATGTATCTATATCTCGTGAGAAGAGATTCCGCTGGAAGGTTATTTGAAACTCTTTTTTGTACCACTTGTTCCACAGCGGTCTCATCCTCCCCCGTTAAGAGTTTTACTTCTATTGTCGCCTTAGAAACCGGGAGTGTCATCATTATCGTTCCTGTTTCCAATATCGTGCAATCTTCTCTTGGGACGAGTTCTTTTATCTTCATATTACTGAAATATTCAGTATGCTTGTTCTCTGTATTACAATTTTCACACTTATAGGAAAAATTATACTCATCTCCAAACGCATTTTTTCTAACATTCAAAAGAATTGCATTCTTATCTCCAACAAGAAGATCCTTGGCTCGTATTCTCTTATCAACCAACAAGGACTCTATAACTCTATCAACAGCTATGCCAGCTTTTTGTAGTCCAGGAGACACCAACAGGTCCTCCTCTCTTGCTGTCATGTACTTTACTTCTAGCTTTTCTACGCCAAACAGCGGGGAGTCTACTGGATAGAATTTCCCCTGTGATGGTAGGTCTACGAAGTCGGTTGGAACCTCGTAAACGCCTCTAGGTCTTGAGCCAGTATTCCCGCCACCAAGACCGGGTGGCAGGCCAAATTTGTTTGCATTACTCATTTTTTCCTTTTTTGATTAAATACCTAATATTCGCAGGACAGAATCTTCTTCGGCATAAACACCTCGGAAGCCATAACTCGCCCAGTCGTAATTCAATTCTACCTTAATTGTAGAAAGTTTTTCACCGTCATAAGTTAAATCAGTTGGAGTAATTCCAGTTATAAAGGCCTGATTTAACCGCCATGATTCAAACACCTTGCCCTGTTCATCTAGTACCTTTATTTCAACCTTCCCTAGAGCGGCTGTTAGTTTCTGTTTTGATAAATCTAGAACAGTTCCCTCGTTCGAAGTTCTAACATAGCCGGTATTTGGGCCATTGTTAATAAAAGAAGAAATCTTATCTCTAATATTATAGAGAGAGTTTGGAAGAACTAAATCACGCTCCCCAGTCCCTATTCCCATTGGGCTGGCATAATAGGCCGAACTATACAACTTAGACATAAAGTATCCAAGGGTGCTAACAACGGCTTCATCGTCCAATATCTGAATTACGTCAAACGATACCGGACCCTGCCACTCTACCTTCTTCGGATAATTAAATTTATATTCTAGAAGCTCATAGGATTCTGTTGTCACTTTGTACTTCGGAACAGTGACTTCTCTAATGATGGCAGCATCAACGCCCTTTATGTTTAATATAAAGCGGTGGCTCTGTTGTGCCTGTTTCCCGTTTACAAGGGAACTTTTGTCGAAGAATAGAGGCATCGTTACCTCCTAATTATTTTGGGAATGACGGAGGATTGCCAGAATCGCCATCTCTCAGTTCTGCCCAATCGTAGGTGAACTCAACTCCCATCTCGATTAGACCTTCCTTATCGTAGTCGGCAGATCCAAAATCTACCTTGCTGATCCATGGATTATTAAGAACCCAAGTTTCGTATGTAGCACCCTCAGAATCAATTCTTTGAATTTTAACCTGCTTGAATGGGAATTTGGCCTTTGAAATGGTCTTTCTGAAATATTCTGGATTTGACGATGACTCGCTAAAATTAGAGGGATAGACATATCCTGCCTTTCTAACATAATCAACAAATTTCTTTGACATATTATAGTCAATGGTGTCAACTAGCTTTATTTCTGACTTCCCGTTCCATTCTACGGATCCTGGAAAACGAAACTTATGTCCAAGAAACTTGTGTGTTCCACCCTCTGTAATTGTGAACGATGGCACAGTTGCCGACTTTACAAAGTATGTTGGAATGCCATCAAGATATAGAATAAATCTATGGCTTCTCTTGGGATCTAGGCCAGCCTTATCTGCTGCCCAAATTGGTTTGACTGGTGGCTGCGCCATTTATATTCTCCTATTAAGCATCAAACGATGCACCGCTCTTGGTGATAAAGAAATCAATTGCAATAAATTCAATTGCTCTCGCTGGTTTAATTAGTACCTTGGCATAAAGTATATTCTGATCAATTAGGTCAGGAGTTGTGGTTGTTGAATCTAGAATCAGTCTATATTCAGTAGTGCCAAATCTAGCCTTAACATCCGAGAGGAACGGCTCTGCCTTATCCTTAAAGTTATTCCATGTATCCTCTACGTTTGGTTCGAAGAGGATACCGTTCGAAATTAAATTAATCCCTCTCTTGACATACAGCATTAATCTGCGAACATTAATTCTATCAAGGGCACTTGGGACTGCTTGTAGTGTCTTTTGCCCAAAGATAACAATTCCCTCATTTGGGAACGAGGTAATCGGATTGACGTTTACTAAATAAAGCTTATCTCTGTCTGCTTGATTTAGTTTCTTGACAACATTAACAACATTAACCCCCGCATTACCAGTTGACAACCCACCTCTGTTGAAACCGGCAGGAGCGAACCAGGGAGCTTGAACCTTGTCTGTGTAGGACATCGCTCCGACTGCCGGGATAGACGGAGGAATCGGCAGGATCTTTCCAGAATTTGCATCTGAAATTTGTACCCAAGGATAATAAACTGCACCATAGCTTGTGTTAAGATTTCTTCCCTTGATTTGATCTACCACAGAATCAACAGATGCCGCTCTTATTAAAGTTCCATCCTGATCGCTATTCTCGTATTTTGTAACATATGACGCCTGGTTTTCGGCTTCTCCAGAGGCATCAATAACAGCTAACATGTCGCCTCTTTGTTCTGCCATCTGCGCTAGATATTGAGTAATTGGCTCAAACACAAGACCAGGAACAGAAACCAAATTAGCTTCTACTTCCTCCGGATCTCTTACTAAATCTATGGCGCGCTTGTAGGTATAGTAAACATAGTTACTGTCGTTGTCGGAATTAGAATCCATTATTGTGTTTCTAAGCGGCTCGCCTTCTAGAATATTAAATCCGTCAGAACCACCCTGAAACACTGTCGTAAAGGAATTAACACCTGTGTTTAGAAGAGCATCATATGTGCCGCCAATAGAGGTGTATGACGTTCCATCAGCCTTAGACCCAGATACGTGCTTAAAGAACGTTCCTGTCCAAGTTAATCCAGAGCCAGAGGCTCCAGTAATTTCGATATCATCAAGGCTGAACTGCCACGCATAGGTTAATCCACCTCCTGCAACTCCATTGGTAAATGCTACCGCACCAGTTACTGGAAGTCTTAAAATATCATTGACTCCATCATTGTACAATAGTGATGAGACATCTCTAGTTGTGGACGCTCCCCAATCTGCTAATTTATATGTTGTTAAAGAATCTTCCTTTGAATCAGCTCTCTCCCTGAGGGAGGGAAACGTCCACACATAAGTCGTGGCAGAATGATCAGAACCGGTTATAGCCGAAGAGGAGTAATTCTCTCCTGCGGTGAGAACCTCTATCATACCGGATTTTGTACTTCTAAGAGAAGAGATGGATGCTGTGACATTATTATATTTTAGTGGGCCAAGAACTCCAAACGGAACTAAAGAAGAATCTAGCTGGTCACTATACATTTCAACTCTAACAAACTTAGAGTTGTTGTCGTAGAGGCCAATTTCTGTTTGTCTTCTATCGGTGTCATCCCAAGAGAAATATTTGTCGCCTATTTTTCTAGCAACATAATTCGGAGATGATGGATCAAGAGTACAGCCAACATAGGATTCAACCAATTTCTTATTAGAATCGGTATCGTAAACTCGTCTAATTTCTATATCAAATGAGGCATATTTTTGAGCGTCATTTTGCGGAGGAATAATGTTATTAATCGTAACCTTTAAATTGTTTCTGATCCATTCGCCAGAATCAAGCGCGACAAGCCTGAACAGCTTGGCCGCCTTTGTTGCGGGGGTATATGAAGAATCCGTTCCTGCTGCTACCTGAGAAATGAACCACCCGGTTCTAGCCGCATTGTCTTCGCTAGCTGGTCTGTTAAGCCTGCCAGTGTGGAAGTTTGTAAGTGGTACAATAATGCCCACCATCTCTTGGGATGAGCTTGTTAGAACAGAGTTTGTTACTCCATTAAAGAGATCATTTTCGAACGTTTCTCCAAGCCAATATCCATAGAAGCTGCTATTGTCAGAAGCTAATCCAGATACGGAATCTGGGTTTGCATTCTGAGGATTTGTGTTGAAAGTTTTTCTAATAAATTTACCTGATGAGGGAGAGAAATTGAATTTCTTAGCTGTGCTAACATCAACACCAGCCGAGCCGCTCATGTAAACAGTGAAATTTCCGTCTGTTGATTCCTTCATAGACGAGTTGCGATAGTCAGTGTCGTGTCCGCCGCCAAAAATGTTTCCTCCTAACACTGGAACGGTGCCAGAGCAGTACCAGATAGCAGCGAGTGTTCCGATTAGTTGTGAACCTGCGGATGCTGAATTGAAAATGAATAGGCCAACAGATCCATGCTTTGTATCGGTGGTGCTTGGTCCGAACTGCCAACCAGCATATCCGGCATTGTTGTCTGTTGTTGCAGTTGCGGTATCGCTTTGCACGCCAAGCATTCTAACATAGGTAACAGTTGGGCTGTTTGCAAGCCAAGCCTGGGCAGCATAACCTCCGTATGTTGGACCGGCTGGGATGCCACTTCTCCATACATCGCCAGACGAATCTCCACCGGCAACCGGTTCTCCGAATGTCTCTACAAACTCCTTATAGGATGAAACAGTAACAGGACGCATCGCTGGCCCTCTTTGTGCTCTACCGATGATTACTGGTCCTACAGGGGCCGCATTCTTCTGAACCTGTGATTGATCGACTTCGTTCAGAAAGACACCTGGGGATGAAAAGTTGAAAGATTTTACTGTCATCTAACGAGTCTCCTATGATTCTAACTCTTAGTAAATAGTTTGGGTAAGATGAAAATCATTGTCTAAATGGGGTATCTAGATTGCCAAGGGTATTTATGTCCCCCAATACGACTCGTTCCCTCTGTATTCTCACTTTTGCAGGGCCTTCCCTATAGACAACGTTTGGAGTTTGTTGTGATGTCTGTGAAGTTGTGGTAAACCCAAGAACATTGATAGAGAATTTTGCCTCATATATTTTTTCTGTCTCCCCTATGTCCGGCGAGTTTGATGAGAATCCGGTATCCTTTGGCATAAAAACCTCATATTTGAATCCGTCATATTTTATAGTAAAGACCTGGGAGTTGTAGGGAACGACAACTCTTTGTATTGGAGCCATCATTTCATTGATCTGTTGCATATAGATCGCCTTCAATGAAATCTCGTACTTCATATCATAATAGGAGGGATAGGGAACAAATACATATTCATTAACCACCTCTATATTATCCATCTTAAAATTTTGTTGTCCACGGACTCGATTGGACTTGGCATTGGCGAAGTTTGATGTCTTTTCCTGGTTTATTTTTCTCCAAAAACCAAACTGACTGTTCTTATAATCTAAGCCCTTTCTTATTATTCCCGGAAGCGGGCGATTTCCGACATCTGTTAGCTGAACACCGGTTCTTTGCAGTTGAATCTGTGGAAAGTCTAGGAATCCATTTTCATCCCTCATGTCATTCTGTTCTTTGATTTGATAAGCTCTCTCCCTGGAAAACCAAACGACAGGAACCTTTCTCATGCCATCGTTGGTAATGGTTTGAATGTCCAGGGTTTCGTTTAACCAAGTAAACAGCGCCATGTCCACGGTCTCGAATGTGGAAGTTGGAGTTGAATTATTCTGATTTTTGTATGACGTATCCATTGTTATCCTCTTCTATATATGATTCTGATTGTCCTTCCTTTCCTCCCTATTGATTCTGTCATGCCCCTCTGCTTCTTAGCCTGTTCCCACCGCTCTTTTGTTGGATAACCTATTCCATATAAATGATATAATGGTTCGTGTTCATTTCCAAACACATCAGTAAATGATTTTGTATAAACCACAGCTGGGCCGTCTGTTCTATGAATTTGCCCATTTAGATACCACACCTCTATTCCGTTGCTAAGTATGTCTGCTGGTCCATCGCGTCTATCAAGACGCCCATTCAGAGTCCACTTCTTATTTCCCCTTGTTTCAGTGTACGTTCTTCCATCTCCTAGGTTTATGTGTTTATATTCATTTGTTTGGCTTATTGTATTCTTGGGTAATTTATCCGATAACTTCTTAACTATTTCGTTTAAACGGAAGAACAGATGACTTTCTTCGAGATCATCATCTTCCTTATCCTTGAACTGGCTCTCCTCTCCATCATAGTGAAATTGATATTTTTCTTCTGGGTTTTTCTTTGAGATGAAGATGATCAATGGTTTTTCCCTGGAGTGATATTTTTCATAATATTGCAGTCCAGGAGCTGCCGTACACCACCTTGTACCCTTCCCCAGCTGTATTGCTGCTGCTTTATTTTCTGGTATAAAAATTTCCCAGTTCTCATCCTCATAGATTTTGTTGATTATCGCATTTTTTTCTGCCTTCTTTTGTTTATATTCTTCATAGGCTGGCATTGCATCATCAACAATTTTAACGAATTCATCTGTTGTCTTTATTGAATATATATCCTGTTTGGCTAATATTCTGCCGATTCCCTGTTCCTTGATTTGATAGAAGGTTTCTAGTGGACGGCTTAGTATAATATAAAATACCACATCTTTTTCATTAACGACACTAGACAGAAAAACGCTTATAAGCCAATTGAGGGCTTCTGCTCGATTTGAAGGAGAAATATCGTCTGGAATGGCGCTTTTTATCATTTCTTCCATTCCCTCGGTGCTATATTTTGCGTTCAGAGAGTCTTCTGCTATTTCTTCCTTTGTCATACCCATTCTTATAGATTTTTCATCAGATACGAATCTAGCGAAATATTTTATAGAGTTTCTCATAACCTCTTCGCACTTTGACTTAAATGCCTTAGACTTGAATCTTGGGAGGACTTGTTCCATCTTTATTTCATTAAGAATTCTTCTATTTTCAAATATAATTCTTATCATTGGGCTGAAAAATTTCCTTTTCTAGATTTAATGCAGGTTGCCACTATTTCTACCTTATTCTCATCCTGTCCATAGGGAGAAATTGGTTCCTTTAGTTTGACAATTTCAAACAGGATTTGGTTGTGAAGAATAAAATCTCCCTCTCTAACATATAGGTTTTGGTCCTCTGTTAACCTTCTCTTGTGGAAGAACACTTCAATATTTCGTTCCTTCTCTAGACCAAACTTATCAACTCTCGTCTCGACACCACTTGGCTTAACAAAGGCATAAACTCTTATGGGAGGGAGGAAATTTTTCTGAATGGCTTCACCATATAGAGGATGATATTCAGTGGTGTTTGTATCAATTGCGTAATAAAGGATAGCCTGGCCAACAACTCTTTCTGCAACCTCTGTAACGACTTGTTTATTAAAGTCCCTCTCTGGCTGGTTAATAAACAGCGGAGCGGGAGGAGCGGCGGGTTGTGTAAATTGGTTTATTTTTGGCATTGTTTAAATTTTAACCAACGTATATCGGGAGGGGCACCATCTTCATTGTGTCTGCCGTATTCTTTACCATCGCTGCCTGTGTTTCAGCAATCTTGGAATAGGTTAACTCGTCCAAGACTTTTATCAACTCATCTCTGAGCGATGTTTTTTCCTTATCTGCCTCTGCTAGAAGAGCTGAGGAATTAAGTGTAATCGTAACACCTGGAGCCGGAATAGCTCCACTAAACTTTCCTCGGATCTGGCCCAGCATTTCCTTGCTAAGAGCTAGGGCATATCTTCTAATCCATTGCTTTCCAATGCTGTTAATATTTTGATAGGGAATATTCTCAAACGGTAAGGTATTAAGGTTGTTAATACCAGAAATCTCTCCTGGAGTATCGCCCTCGTCCCATCCATCCGGAACAACATAAAATTTAAAAAATACCTTATGAACATCCGTTACAGCCGGGACTGGGTATAATCTCAGTTTGTTGTTAACGATCTCATAGGAGTGGTGTGAGGTCCTTGTATAGATTGAATCCTCATACATCATCGCCTGTAACTTATTCTGCCATGTGGGGATAACCTCAAAGGTGGAATCGTCTGTATACATACCGTACGTTGACATATTTCCAATAACATTCATCCCACCATAGTAAGCGAAGAATCTCCACATAGCCCGAGGAGTTATGTAATATATCTTTGTTATTACGGCTCTCTTGCCGTTTAGCTCTGGATATTGTGAATCGACAGCTTCCTGGAGATCATAGTCTTGAACGCTGGATGTTAGGTTAACCGAAGCAGAGTAGGTCGTTATATCACCACCAACACTTGTTGATGCCCCAAACCCCTTTGCGACGTTTCTGGGGAGTTGTGGGAAAAATCTTGGGAACTTCAGGGCGACGTTACTTCCGGACACAGAACCAGAAAGCAAATTGCCTGCATTATCAAAGCTTCCGGTAGAGTTACCTAGGAGGCTCGGAAGAGCATTCTTGGCCTGATGGATATTGACAAGATAGGAATATTCTAGACAGGCTTCCTGATAGGCTGCAAACACATTCTGGTTTGTTAGTTCTATATCAAGAACATCTCCACCCAATCTCTTGTAGACATAGGAAACCTGCTCTGCTGCCCCAGATAGAAAGTAGTCGTCGCTTATGTATGTTGTAAAGGGATATGAGGTTACAACCGCAGCATCGGTAGTTGTAGCTATCGAGGACAATCTAACAGTTGTTGTTGTTGATATTGGTGTAAGGGTGGGTAGGGCCATTTACTATTTCTCCGCACATATAAATAGCCTTGTTAATGATAAACGGCAAAATAACACATTGCTATATTAGTTTAGATTTGGCAGTTAGGGTCTTAAGTATTGGTACGACCTTCTTGTCCTTTGTTGTAAATTGAATTTCGACCTGCAATAGATTCCCGATTATATTTATCTTAGCTAGATTATATGGAAAAATCTCCGGTGGAAAATAAATAGGGTCAGACCAAGAAGCAGTTTCAAGCTCCACCTTTGTGTTTCCGGCTCTTAATCTAAATCTTAATGCAGTTCCCTCTGGCAAATCTGCCTCTGCCGAGATTGACTGCCACAATTGTTTCGGCTTGTTCGTTGTAATTGGGTTAAGGTTTATACCTCCAAAGAATACCGTACTATATTGACCCTTGGGAGCCGTGAAGTAGTTAAGGGTGTATCCTGTCATATCTGAATATGTGTAGGGCGATGAACCAACTGAAACCAATCCTACCTTCGTCATAGTCTTTGGTTCAATTTTCGCCGTACTTGAGCCGCCCTGATTAACCGCCCACACAAACCCATCATAATCCAGCGCAACACCAACCGGATTACCAGAACTCGAGACAAACCCCTCGGTCTTTGGTGGATCAAGATTCCCGTTTATTTTTACAATACCTCCAGAACTATCAACCGCAACATAGATATATCCATCATTAGAACTTGCAACTCCTCTTCCCCCACCCCATTGCATACTTACAACCTTCCACTTTAATGTCTTTGGATCATAAACAGAAGCGGTATTACCAGAAGCAACCCAAACTCTCCCGTACTTGTCGATGTTCAACCCATAGGCTCCGGATGGATAGGCTAGAGCCGGAAGGGTACTGGATTTTGTAACAACGCCGGTTGAGGGATCAACCATAATTAAACTACCACAACCAGCCCCCTGTCCCCAGATAATCCCCTTCTGGTCGATTACAAGACCATATGGTTCACAACCAATATTTATATCTGTCATCGTTGCCCCGTCATTTTGATTTAGTCTAACGAGAGACTTCGTATTCCAGTAGCCAATCCAAACATTGTTATCCTTATCTACCGCTGCCCCTCTGGCATAGGTTCCCTTGTTCGGCTGGACAATAAACTTAACGCACTCGTCATTGGGAATCGTATTGCTACCCGTAGAAGTTTCAATAATTCCATTTCCGTTCTTGTCTATGCACTTTGATGTCTCTGATATAATCTTTGCCACCTTCCCATCTCCTCGACAGGCAACCCACACGTTTCCCTCTAGGTCCACAGATGTTCTTGATGGGTCCTGACAAACAGTATATCGCCCAACCTCCACGACAGTCTTGCAATCTACCTTTGATACCGTATTCTGCGGAGAGTTGGCGATCCAGATGAATTTTAGGTTTAATGAAATTTGAGACACATCAAGCGTTACATTACCCTGATCATTTAATCCAAGACCAGTTGAATTCTCGCTATTTAGATTCCAGGGATTTGCACCACCAATTGTTTGTTGGTTACAGGTTAAATCACAATTTCCACAGGTAGACTTCACACCCTCGTCTGTCTCTCCATCACAATCATCATCCTTTCCGTTGCAAGTCTCTGCGGATGGTCCCACGTCACCCTTACAACCCTGCCAGAAGCCATCCACACACGACTGGGTTCCTTTCTTGCAAGCTCCCTTCCCCGCAGTTGGAGGATCGTATGAATAACATAATGTGGATGGGGTATTACAGATACAACCCACGATGCCTCCCTTAGAGCAATCTGGGCACGTTGTTGTAAAGTTGGGGTTTGTATCGTCGCAGTCGTTACCGGGTACACAATTAACTCCATACCCATCTCCGTCCTCATCTATACAAACTGCTATAGTCTCTTCAATCTCGGCGGAATCCTCGGACACCTCTCCCGTATCCTCCGGTACTTCCTCTGCAACATCAACTCCCAACACCTCTTCTGTTGTATCCTCTGCTACCTCAGCAACAATAGCAATATCCACATCTACCACAACATCGACTTGTGAGGAATCCTTTCCAAACATATTCGAGATCACTGTTGTATCAGGCCCATTTTGGCTCTGGATTGTGGGATTTGCAACCTGACTTGAACAGGCCACAAGTAAGATAAATATCAATTTTTTAAACATAGTAGTTCTCCGTCTAAGTAACTACTATACCACAAATAGAAACCCCCTGGTAAAATTTCTTCTAACAAGGGGCTTCTATTTTTATCGGTTGTTTAATTATACTTCCTGTTCATATTGCGCTACTACGTCTTCTATTTCTGATTTAGAATTTCTGACAAGAAGAATACACGCATACTCGTTATCCGCCCCGAGTTCAGCATTATCAAAGGGATGCACAGCGCAATAAAGATGTACTTTATTACCGGTTGAATTCTTTGCCGCTCTCCTTACAATGTCGCCGCCAGATTCGTCATAAATCTGTTGGAGCGAGGTCTCTGGATCTGATACGGTTAAACCTAGTAATTTCACAAATTGTCTTGGTGTATATATTTTATCGTCATAATCTATTCCTAATGGAATTTTAGATTCATCTTCGTCGTCTTCTGAGTTGTCCTCTGGCTCGTCCTCAAAGCTCTCAAAGTCGCTTTGTTCTCTTAATATCTTTTTTATTTCCCGAAGGACCATTTTCTTTAAAATCAAACCATTATTCATATCGGATTCTCCTGTGTTATAATTAGTATATCAAATACGCAAAGACCCTCGTTGAATCTCTCCAACGAGGGTCTTTGCTTAACTATTCTCTAGCTGTTTAGCCGATTAGGTCTTGTACAACTACTAGGCCGAAAAAGTCTGGGCGTACCATTTTCTTCGCGTATCTTGTCATTAGACCCTTTCTTGGAACGAAATCTTCAGTTCCAAAGATGGTTGGGGTGATCATCAGCGGGACGTATGGAGCGTAGACATAGCCACTCTCTAGGAACGCCTTGCCTCTACGACCAACTAGGATTAGATTTCTTGGGAAGTATGGATCAACATACACATCCCATTTCTTGCTAATCGAGCCAGCCTTAACCGCACCAATTGAACCACCCTTGACGTCTTCCATCGAGATATCAGCTCTGAAGCCAGAGGTGAATTCTAGAATGTTCGCAACTTCTGGAGAGGTTACGAGGAAGTTTGCACCACCACGAAGAGTCTTTCTGTGAATCTGAGCAGACACATCGTTGATTGTCTCAACAAGGGTCTCGTACCACATGCTAACATTTCCGGTGAAGTCAGGAGGGGCACCAACAGAGGTTACGGCAGCGCCGGTGTCTCTATTGAGGAACTTACCTGGTCTACGGCTCCAGTATTTAGTTGCTGCTGTCGCACCCTTGACTAGATCGTTGAGGATTTCCTGATCGATTTCTAGAGCAACATGCTCAGAAAGGATACTGGTTAGCTCAACTTCTGCATCGAGGTTGTGATAGGCATTTAGGTCCTGGCCGAGTTCCGGTGACCACTTAGCCTTGAGCTTCTTGGTTTGTGCCGTAACTGCAATGCTGTCAACCTTGATGTCCAATTCTGGAATTGAGGCATTACCATCAGAGTTAATGAGGTTGCCCTGTGAACCACCAGCCGCTCCTTCGTCAAACAGAGTTGTAGCGACTACTGATCCAAGCGCCCCACCGTTCGCCCAAACATCTCTAATGATCCACGAAGCTTTATCGGCAGGGACCTTTACGGTTCCCGCTGCGGAGCCAAGATCATCATTCGCCGTTTTAGACAAGACAACGATATATTTCGTAGAGTCCGCTGGATCAATCTGTGTTAGTCTTCTAACTGTTGAGACAGTTTTGGTTGTGAGAACAGTCCCAGAGACCTGGATAACATTCAGTCCAATAAGATTGTTTGTATCAAAGTTCGTGAAATCGGCAGCAGTAAATGTCATAGCTGCGTAATAGTTTGTACTATCGCTTAGTACATCAAGATCGTACTTTATGACTGCTAGAGCGCCTTCCTCTGTCAGTTCAGTTCCTTTCTTTTGGCCATCAAGTTGAGTTATGGTGAACCCCTTAAAAGAAGTTACTTCTGTAATAGCAGTGCTGACTGCCGTTGAAGAAGCGGAAGGACTAGAAAACCCATTGTTTAGGGCGTAAAAGCTATTTTCCGCGTTAATTCCAGTTAGGCTTACACCACCAGTAATCTCGTGGGCTACCTTACCACCACCATAGATAGATGAGCCAGCGACAGCGTTTCCGACTGTTGAGCTCCCATTATAGGTAAAGTCCATGAAGAAGATAAGGCCAGATGGAAGGCTCATTGGTTGAACTGCAACCAACTCATTTGCAATGAGTCCACCAAACACTCTTCTAACAATTGGGAATGCTACAGCGGCAAAGCCCTCAACGTCACCAGCGGACATTGTGGAAGCCTCACGCAATAGTTCCTTTGCCTGATTCTCTAGAAGACGAGCCATTGTCGTCTTATTTTGTTCTCTATCGATTCCTTCAAGTAGACCTGTCTTTTCCCATTTCTTTGAGAGAGCAGCGCCTTCACGAAGGAGATTTCTTTCTACAATATTTTCTGTTAATCTTTCAACTATACTTGCCATAATGTTTTATCTCCTTTGATAAAAGTTAAATGGAATATTTAAATTCCCGCTAATCGTTTCATACGTTCAGCAAAATCATCCTTCGGTTTGTCTTCCGCTCGGGAAGCTCTTAGAAGGATTGAAGAAGAACGTCTTTCAACTGCCTCGCTCAATGATTTGGGTCCACTGTTACTTGTTGCGTCCCGCATTGTGCTCTGTAATGTCTCGTAAAGCAATTTTACTTCTTCTGTCGTCTTAGCACCATTGATGGACTCTACAATCTTGTTTTTCTGTCGCTCATTTAGGGAGCCGTCCATTAATGCCTTATTTATATATAGTAATCTATGATTCAAAAACCTCGATTCGTTAACATTTTTTTCATATCTAGAAATCTTCGTTAATAATCTTTGATTTTCCTTGGTTACATTTTCTATGAGAGCAATTGACTCTCCGAGTCCAGCCTTGAGTTTCTTGTTTGTTTCCTCAAGAGTTTCAACTTCCTGTTCCATTTCCTGGATTTCTGCCTGTAGATTCGCAAGTTCTACGTCGTGTTCTGCTTCCTCTGGGTTTACACCAGTCCACTTAGAACGAGGTCCAGATCTCTTCCAATCAAGCTTAATGGTTTCATCAATCTTGTCCTTGGAAGCAGCTGGGGCCTTCTTATCGGCGGAGGGCTTCTTTGTCTTGTTGTCTAGTTCCTTCACCATATCAATAATATACTTAAGTTCAGCTCCAAGTCCAGGATGTTTCTTCTCAACCTTGCCCTGCATGTTTATTAATTTCTGCATAACAACCGCAAGAGACTGTTTCTTGGCAGCTTCGTTGAGTTCATCCTCTTGTAGGATATCATCGTCGTCAAAATCTTCCTCGTCATCATCTATATCATCAAAATCATCGTCCGAATCAAAGTCATCATCCTCAACGCTGGTCTCATCTCCCAGGTCGGTGCCGTCCTTGACTGGTTCTGAATCGAAGTCTATTTCAAAATTTTCTTCGCCTTCTGAGTCTTCTTCCTCACCAAAATCGTCGTCCATGCCGTCGTCCAACTCTTCATCAGAGTCGAAATCGTCGTCTAGGTCTTCCTCTTCCTCGTCAACTCCAACAACTTTGTCTCCTCTATATTCATCTAGCCCCTCAATAGAATCGTCATCGTCGTCATACCCCTCAAGGTCCGGGCACGCACAACTTTCAACATCATTGCCACACTCCTCGCAGAACTCGTCCTCTCCAGCAAGATCCGTATCTTCCTTGCCGTATGGAAAATCATCGCTACCAATCTCTTCCCATTCATCATCGTCTGATGCCCGGTTGTTTTCCTTAAGTCTTGGTCTCTTCATTAATTGTCTCAACTCCTGAAGCGCCATCTGATCAACAGATTCCTTCTTGTTGTTTTCAAATCCAAACTCCGAGAGAGAATCTAGGTCTATTTCCACAACTCCAGTTGGATATGCCTTATCATCAATAATTTCTCCGTCCTTAAAGGCATATTGTAGTTTCCCGAATAAATCCGACTTTGCATCCGAATCATCCTTGGCCTTCTCTGGATCTACAGGCTGCGCAGATGCAGTAGCGCCAGTTGCAGCCATTGGCATGGCCGGAGGCATCGCAGGAGCTGATGGATCTACAGGAGGAGCTGTTGGCGGTACTTCCGTTTGTTCTAGGAGTCTTTCTATTTCTCCCTCAAACTCCGCTGAATATTTCTCAACAATAGCTTGCTGAGCATTTCTTACAGCAGCTTCCTTCAGTTCCTTAGCGTCTAATATCGCCTGTTCTAACAATGAACTCATATTTTTATCTCCGTTTAATAATTATCCAACCCCAGATGATCCTGACCAGTTATTCCCAGTCGCAGAACCCAACGGAGGCACCCCTCTTGGAATTGGAGTAAGCCCTGCAATTATAGAGGCAGAACTCTGGGCAGACGTGTCTGAAATTAGGTATAGGTCCTCTATCCTCCAATCTCCGGTATATGATGACCCTGATGAAACAACAAAATAGTTTGATGCAGAGCCAGAAACCCCCTTCGCACTGAACCCTACTCGGAATGGTACAGATGATCCCACGTTTGCAATCGTTACAAACTTAGCAACATATGGGAATTGTATACACAGTGGAGTGGCAGATCCCGATGGGACTGTTATGGAAGCAGAGGCATACGGAATTCCGCTCATTTGATATGAGCCTACCGACCCCAGGCCAGCATTGGGCCACTGCATTGTCTCGTTCGCCATGTTCTATCTCCTGATCTCTATTAATTAGATCGTGATTTCTTGTTTTTCTGTCTTTCTGTCGTATTATCTATCGACTCTCTTTCGGCTCTTAATTTTTGAAGAACTTTCTTCCGTCTGTGTCTTGCCTTAACCTTCTTTACCGAGGGTGGCTCGTAGAACTCTCTGTTCTTAACCTCCTCAACGATTCTTTCTTTCTTAACCTTGTTAAGAAATCTCTTAATAAGCTTCTCTGGATGTTCCCACTGCTTCGCCCTAACTTCTACGTTAAAATTTTTATTTGCCATCACTTCCTCTTTAAAACTTTTTCATTCCAGGAATCCTGGAAAGTATTGATAAATCTATACCCGGGTCGCCTTCCTCTTCCGAGGAAGCGTTAGATACGTCTGATATTGGAGTAATATTCTCAAAAATATTTGAATAAGCTCCATTGCCGATCGCATCCGCAAGCATCTTTCTCTTGTCGCTTATCGGAGTTGTCTTTTGTCTTGATTGAGACAAGACTCTATTTGTTGGCTGTCTATTCTCTGATACAACAGCCTTTTGTTGTCCTCTTAGAACTTCCCCAATTAGATTAGAAAGAAGTCCCTCCTCTAGGAGCATTTCGCTAAGACACTCCTTCACAATTGGCTTCATTAGTTTCTTCATTTCTATCTTTGTCATTAATCGCTCTCTAATAGAATATCATTCAATGCCCGATAAATTTTGTCAGCCTTTGTAAAAATGTTTGGATCCTTATGTTCCTTAAAGAGGAAGGCTCCCGTTGTTGACGGCTCTGATACAAGATCAAAACAAATTAGTTGGAAGTCGTCTTGAACTACGGTTTCTCCACCCTGCTCCTTGGTGGAACCAAGACCTCGTGATGAAACTCCCAATTTAACTCCACCCCTAATAAGATCCTTTGCAATCTTTCCAGAGGGAGTATCCAAGATTCTTAACTTTCCAATAACCTCATCGTTTTTCATTTCAATGAAGGAAACTAGATGAGAAGCGTTTTTTAACTCAATAACGCTAGAATCTGGGTGGTCCAGTTCTCCCAATGCTCTTTTCTCGGAAACAAGCTTTCTATAATTTTCTACTTCTCGTTGTAGGATCTTCTTGGGATATATTCTACCATTACCGTTCTTTGTATCGGCCTTCTGGAGCCTTCCGGCAAGGATAAGTTCCTGTCCAGAGGCATTCAGAGATCTTTCCTCCTCTGTTAATAGAGTTGAATCGTTTTCTAATTCTAGGAATTCTGTTAGGATATATTTATTCATTATTTTATCCCGCGAAGTAATCCAGTTAATCTAACCGCAGCTTCCTTTGTAGAAGCGAGTTGCCTTATTCTTGAAACCTCAGCATCGAAGGACACCATGGCCGGATCATTTGTCAGGGGAGTGTCCTCGTTTAACTTCTTAAACCGTACAACCTCCTCCTCTATAATTTGATTTAATCTTTCATATGAGATTTTCATAGTCAGCATCCCTTTCTACAATTTGTTGGCGGTCTCTTCATCCACTTTGTCGTCCAAAGATTGTGACCCTGATTTGATCTTAAAATTAAAGCCATCATCATCCACTCCCATACTTAACATATAACTAGTTCCAGAACTTAGACATCCAAGAAGGATACAATTAATAAAGGATCGCTCAAAACTAAATAGTTCTGTATATGGAGAAACTCCACAAAGAACTACTCCTACCCAAAACCCAATACACATTGGACAACGAAAGAATTTTCCCAACAAACCTCTATCTGGCCTTATAGGATCAAATATCGATCCATAGCAAAGAATTGAAGTTAATCCATAGGATATTAAAATAAAATAAATTAGTTGAAGAATTTGAACCTCGACTCCAACAGTTTATCAGAAGAAATAAATTATTTAATGAATTTTAGCTCGGCATATACAGAAAGGTTAACCAGGAAAGAACTTGCGTTGGAGTTGTTAACAACAATCCCACAACTTCCATTTACCAAATAAACAGTTGAGGTAAGAGGGTCAATTTCTTGTCCAGCTAAAATTGGATACTGCACAGCTCCCGCTGTCGCCCTAATGATTGATCCTCCCGTCTTTTTCCAATAGCCAGAGAAACTCATTATTCCATAAGCTCCACCACTTTCCATAAGGACGTGTCCTGAAACGTTCCATATGTCTCCGTTAGCGAATAATGATGAATCAAAAAGGGGAATTGTCCCACTTCCGCCAAGATTAGCAGCGGAATATGTTCCAGTTGGAACCTCAACTGTTGTTGGAACTGCCGCCGCTACTGCGGCAACCGATGCTACTAGTGCTGTGTCATCGTAAGAGGCTCCAGAAGTTGGTACGTATGTAAATCCTGACATTATTTGTTTCTCCTATATTAAGTAGATATGTCAAACATTAAAATTAATATCTTTCATACCACTGAAGAGCTCCATCTGTATCCACGTTTGCTGTTGATTGTGCAGTTAATATAACACTCTCTCCAGGCAAGATTTCAAAAACCCAGGGAGAAAGATCCTCATCAATACGATCGTTCTTCATCAACGTTGCTGCCCATCTCTCTGTTCCACCAGTATAGGTGATTCCAACAGTTGTTGACACACTAACTGGCGATTGATTTGTTAATATATCTGTATAACTGGGATTTGTTCCTCCCAGCGTTGGGTTTCTTACAAGCTTAAAGTTGGTAACCTTTGTCCCATCAGTTGTTAAATTAAGGTTGGATAGATCAATGTTCATGCGGTTTGTTACACCATTAAGAGAGCCGCTGTTTCTAAGAACAATCAACACCGTTTCCGCTTGAACAGTGTTTCGGGAGAATAGGGTGTGTCTTGAAACGGTTAGCGGATCATGAAAAATAGGTACATATCCCTGTGGATTTTCTACAAATCCCATTGCTGAGGGGGTATACATAACGTAATTTCCGGTAGCAAATGTATTATAGTTGTGCGCCTTTATAGGAAGATTAGGATTCAACATTGAACAGGATACTGCGGTGTTTCCATATTTTATGCGATGAACAGGGGTAAACCTTCCAGTGGCCGGATCTTCTATATCGAACTTTATTTCTCCAAACCCAAGCCATTGATATCCAATTTGATAAACATTCCCCTTACTGATATCCAGCCAAGGACAGGTGTTTTCGGACCACGAAGATTGCGAATAAAATGTATCAACGCTGTTGACCCTGTGTATTACTCCAAAACTTGAACCAGAGGTTCCAAAGAACAGTCCGTCAACAGCATTACCAAGACCAATAATTCTAAAATTTCCGTTTGCCGGAGCCGTCTCCCAAATACATGATGTTCTTATCACTCCACCAATACCGGGAACATATCTAACGGCCTTCTTGGTTATAATTTTTGCTTCGGAGGATGATCCAGTTATTGTACTTAATTTTACTCGCGAGGATGATAAAGTTGTCGTTCCGCTTCCGACAGAACTTGTTGTAACCATTTCATCAATAATATTATATGCAAATGTCCAACCAGCTACAGGGCACAGGCTTGTTGTTCTTGCCTCACCAAATGCGGATATTTCTTTTGGATCTGTAAGAGAGATCACCTTGAACGGACCTGTTGCTGAGTGTGCCATTATGAAATCTCCTCGCCAAATGCATTGAAACTTAGCGTTCCCAACGTTGCGTAAACTCTTATGACATCAGTTGTGGCAAGAGTTATTCCCAATGTTGCCGCAAATGTTGTATTGCCTTCAATGGGTACGTCATAGTAAAGATATTGATTTGTTGCTAGCACAGCACCGGCTACCGCTATAGAGATTCTAAACGAAGTAGGTGTAGCAGATTGGTTACAAACAGTTATTGTCGAGACAACTGTTGATGTCAAAGCTGGAACTGTGTAAAACAGCGTTGAGGTTGCTGCTCCAGGAATAGATTGTCCTAATACTTTTAAACCCATTGTTATGCTCCCATCATCATAAATATTCTTGCGTAACTCTTTTGTGCAGAACCAGTTGGCTCTGTTGTTGTTAATCTTCCAGCGGTTGTTGCGTATACTGGGTTCCCCGCTGTTAACGCTGGAATGCGAACAGTACCGTCAGAGCGCAAATCCATCACAGTAACATCAGCAAGTTCTGTAAAAGTCGCTGTAGACTTTAGATTGAATTCAAGTTTTGTTGCAGGATTGTAACCGTTTGGAGCCCCTCCAGCTTGATATGCTGAAACTGCCAAATCTACAACGCCAGGATAATAGTTTGCTGTATCAGTATTTCGAACCAAACGAGCAAGAACTTCTGCTGTTTGTGACTGAATAGACGAACCATGAACAGCTAATCGTGAATCTGTTCCGCCAACGTGGTATGTTGCATTACGATCCCCAATTTGAACAAGAGCCTTAGCTTCCCAGCCTGCACCCGACACCCAACCAGATGAACCAACAGCTAATGTGCCACCACGTCCAAGAATCATTCTGGGTGTTGATGTTGTGCCAAAAACTATTGGATGTGAGTAACCCGTCCGAAAATAGAGACATGCAAGCAGTGGATTATTTAGGAAAACTCCAGATCCATCAGCAAAGAACTGCCCAAGCATCGTTGGAACAGCTGAGTTATTCTTGCCTTGCATACGAAATGATGCAAAACTATAATCTGCAAGTGCTGTTGATACGTAATCATTCTGCACATTGATCGTTGGTAGTAAAGGATCTGTTCCGACTGATGACGAGTAGGTTACATCGACATCATAAACTGGTGCGATATTAGTGCCAACACCGAACTTACCTGTTGTATTATTCCATGCAGCTTTTGTGCTTCCAAGTAAAGTTCTCCATCCAGGTAATAATGATGCAGAAGTCCAAGTGCTAACGCCCGTCGAATAAAGCATTTGATTTGCAGCTGTTGCAATAGATTTGGGTATTGCGGCAGAAGCTGTAGCAGATACATTGCTAATCATGATCGCCATTGATGAACTAAGATTTGCTAGTGCTGTTGCAGCTGAAGAGCTCAACGAAACAATGCTCGAACTCAGCGAGGCTAACGAGGCAGTAAGACCAGTCACTTGCGTATCGGAAATTTGTATAAGTGTTGAGGTTAGGGTAGATACTCTACCCTTTGAATCCACAGTAATAATGGCTGACCTGGTTGCGCTACCCAATGGCCCTGCTGCTCCACCACCATAATTTATTAATATAGGATTAGGGTAGGAGCCTGTGAGATCACCGCTTGTGGGGTCTGGTAGACTGCTAGAAACACTGGCAGTTGTAAGGGCAGTAACCCTTCCCTTTGCATCAATAGTTATAACCGGAATTCTGTATGAATCTCCAATTGGGCCGGTCGCCAACCCAATCGTTCTAAGTTCTGGGCAGGGATATGAGCCCGTAAGATCACCACACGCGCTTCCGGTAGGCGGTCTACCTCTGGCTGTCGCACATGGTATACCCGCCATAATTAAACCCTATAAAGAATGCCGTAAGCGGTTTGATAAACGTTTACGTTTCCTTTTCGTGCCTTTTGCGGGATCTCTCCCAGTTCAGTAGTTTCTTCTTCATCTGGGTTGACATACATATCCTCGACACTTTCTTCATAGTTTTCAGCTACATTTATGAATTCGTTTTCCTTATCCATAAATCTCTTAGTAAGAAGCAATATGACTTGCAATACATCTATTTTGTTGTTTGGAGGATAGAACGATTCTAGAGAATTTAGAATAACCCCACTTCTTGTTGTCCCTCTTACAAGGGCTCCCTTTTCATCAAGAAATCTAAAATATCTATCCTGTGCAGGATAGGAATCAAAGGCAGAGTCTTCCTTTGGAACCGTGAATATCTTATTCTTAGTTGGAATTATAATAATATCCATTGATGGGTGGTCATAAATAACAATATTGTTGTCAAGTGTTTTTCTTATTTTTAGTTTTATCTTAATTAATCTATCACCAAATACAATCTTTAATCCATCTTTTTCATCTGGTTGTGACGAAGAAATATCTCCCAATGAAGCAGCATTCATTCCAGCGGCATCTATTTCCTTGTCTGTTATGGTAATAGTTATTGCCATTCGTTAATTCTCTATCTCGTGTATTAGTTTTTGGAACTTAAGGACCTTCTGAAGGAAGGATTCGTCTATCTCTTCTTCCTTCATCTTTTCAAATTTTATTTTTACTTCTGCGAGCTTCTTGAGAATTTCCTTGTCTTCCTTCGCTTCTGCTATTTTGTGAGCATTTGAAAGACTTGTTGAAATAACACCAAGCTCGTCATTCATAAAAACCAAGAAATCGGCATTGTCCTCTCCGCTCGATATCATAAATTTTTTCAGCAAGATTTTTTGATTTTCTAAAAGACCGGAATATTTTTTGTTAAATGAATTGAGAAAACTATGAATTACGTATTTATCGATCTTTTCCGCATTTTCTTCGATAGTCTCCCTGGGTGAGGACATTTTCATAATGATTTGTCTCTCCATCAACATTCTTGTTGGAATGTCTCCCTTCTTATTAAAAATTTGATGTATAGTTGCTACATCCTTGTAGTTCGGAACATAATTTGAAAAAAAGTTTGGCGTCAGTTTTCTATTGATTTTTGCTATCATAGAACTCTGCTGTTGAAATATGTGTTTTTGATTAAGTCCTGCAAACATAATCTTGGCCTCTTCAAGAATTTTTTCTGCCAGTTCCTTGTCTGAGTTCCGAGTATCTAAAATTGTTCTATATAATTTCAATTCCTCTCGAAGAACCTTCCCCTCACCAAAATACTCCACAAAGAGAGACTTTACTTCGTTAACACGAAGTTCGTCTTTATCGAGTTTTGCTCTTGTATATTCTCTAACAAGAGCCTCGTATAAAAACAAGGTATTTCTTTTTTTATTGTGGGATATTTTCATGTTTTACTTTTCCATTAAAGATTTAATGTCTTGGTCAAGTTTATTTAATTCTTCTTCGACACTCTTGTTATAATTAGTGTCCATTGACTCAGCAATACCCTTTGCAAGTCTGTCTGCTGTAACATATCCGTGTCCGAAAATGTTTCTCTTAGAATTTGATCCGAAGGAATCACCGCCAAGAGCGTTCATGTGTCTCTTTCTTGGTCCGCCGTCCTCTCTCTTGTCTGTAATTGGAGGAGTGTGTCTCTTTCCTTTCGAACCTGCGGTTACATACGATCCGTCTGCGTATTCTACCCTAACAGCACCACTCTTATTTCTTCTGACAGCGTTATAATCTCTCTTGGCTGGAGCCTCCGCTGGCGGCATGGCCAGCAACGGTGTTCCACCCTCCTCTCCAGCCTTTGGCTCTCCTCCACCAGCAGGAGTCGCCCCCTCCTCTCCCGGAGCCGCTGGGGCTAGCGCATTTCCTAGCCCGCCTGGTGTCATGGGAAGTTCAGACTCGGAGCCGCCAGTTGGTTCTTCTCCTCCGAGATCTGCTCCTCCGACTCCACTAACACCACTCATGTCACTGGCGGTTGAGACGTCCTGAGCAGAGGCTTCAATGGCCGCATCAACTCTCTTGTCATAAAATCTTTGTCTTTCCATCTTCTCTAGTTCTTCATCAGAGAAGCCGAAGATATTCTTCGAAATCCATTGTCTTGAGAAGAAATTTTGTCCAGCAGCAGAAGCCGCTACATCTAGCTTACTCTTAAGGCCTTCCAGTTCTTGCATTTGGGCTATCTTTGAAGGATTGTTTAAAGATAATTTAAACGAAGTGAGGTCATCTCCTCTAAATCCTAGCGTATAAAGATGAACCATCCCGATTTTTTCCATCTCTGTTAACATTGCTCTCTGTAACCTCTGTACTGTTCTTGCAAACCTTACGTCCTTCTGGGCCAGTGTAGACTTGTCATCTCTCTCTCCATCTGATTGTGAGAGATAAGCCTTGGGTATTTTTATTGCAGAAAACAACTTGTCCTTAAGATACTTGATATCATCGATAGAGTCGATTCCCTTTTGACCAGCAAGAGGTTCTATCGTTGAATTAGATCCGGCTCTTACTGGGAGGTAATAATCTTCTTCAACACTCATCGGATTATATCTTAGGTCTACTTGTCCCGACTCATCATTGACGACCTGGTGCCTCTTCATCTGGGTCATTACTTTTTGCATATATTGCTCAACATCCTCCGGAGGAATTCCAGTAACGTCGATCTTAAACACCTTCCTGTCTGGTGCCCTGATAACTCTGGATGCCATCATTGCATCCTCAACCAACACGAGTTGTCTCCAAATTCTTCTCGCCGGATCCAAGACGGATGTTCCATACGGGCAGTATTTATCATTGCCGAGGACTCTAAAATGAGCAACCTGCCAGTTTTCGAACGTTAGTCCGCCGGCATTCCACTGAAATTGAATGTAGTTAGGGTTTGTTGCATCTTCTCCCTCTAGTCTTTCAATTTCTGCTGAGGGTAATCCAATACCAGATTTGACTCCCATTGTTTCATCGGTGTCAAGATACAGAAAAAAATCTCCATACTTACACATGGTTCTTGCCCAGTTAAATAAGTTTGATTCTATGCTAAGAACTTTATAGAACAGGACATCTAAGATATTTTTTATTTCTTCATTTCTACAATCAATCTTTAGAACCTTTGAAACCTCTGTAAACGTGGTCATCTCATCTGCGTAAATGTCTAGACAAGAAGCGAGCTCTGGAGCAAACTCCATCTGCTCAAAGTCAACATACCTCTGGGCGCGGCTCTGAATAGCCATATTCCCAGATCTAAGAGAGTCAAACGGGTTATATGTGTTTTTCTTATAGGATAAACCACCAAGAGAATTAAACTTACTGGCATATTTATCTAGTTCATATTTCTTCTCCTTGGTTGGCCTTTGCGCCCGAAAGTTTATGATCGGGCCAGAAAAAATCTTAGTTAGTCTCTTAAAGAGAGGATTAGCGTTGTTCTTTGGATTGTTATTGCGATCTGCCATTTTTATTTCCTACTTTAGAAGCCAAGAATATTCTCTTGAATTTGTATAAGCTTCTGACCATCTCTTTCGCTTTTCTGCCGAAACATTTTGTGACATTCCAGGAATTGTTGTATCAATGGTTCTTGAATTAGTCTTGATAGAATTAATTAGAGCCTTTCTATATTCTACATCTCTTTGTGAGATTATTAAAGCTCCCTCGTGAACCCAACAAGAAATTGCACAACTCATGACTAGATCGTCATTATAACCCTTCATCGCTTCCGCCTTGCCGTTGTTCCACACGAAGGTTTTTAATTCATCTACCAACCTTTCTGAATTTATTTTTATTTGTCCGGTTCTAATAAACTCGTCTAATTTCACAATAGCAAGAGATCTCATTTTTTGGTTTGTTGTAAAACCAGGAATCGCAGTCGGATCGTAGGTGGCCTCAACCGGCTCAATAAAATCTGAACTGCCTCGCTTGTGATGATATATCGCCGGATGGTTTGTTGCCTTAAGTTTTTCTAGGACCCCATAGCCATATGTGTTGTTCTCTACAATAATAAGACAGAAACCATATTCCTTAGACGTGCTATAGAGAAGATCGGCATATAGTTCTGGGGTAATTTTACCCTTATATTCCGCTACCTGTTCCATAGAATCAACATCAAAGACGTGGAATGCCGAACTGTCTTCGGCATCTCCTCTCGCCACATCGGCGGCCAATAAATATCTTTTGTTTTGCTCTGGCTCTTTAAATATCCAAATATTGTTATCTATGCCAGCTTTTCTTATTGGCTTGATCGTACAGTCTCGGATCTTTTGAATCACATCTCCATCAATAAGAGTATTGCCGGAAAAGTTAAATGAACATTCTAATTCTTGAGCTATTGCCTTTGGGCTCATGTTTTTTGATTCACCATCGAACCACTTCTTGTCTCGACCTGGGTGAACGTCCCAATTTAACTTGATTGGGTTAAAATCATTAACGCCTGTTTCAGCATCAATAAAGGTCTTGTGAAACCAGTTTCCAACCCCCTTTGGAGTAGACACCACTATACAACGACCACCAGTGGAGATGGTGGGATAAATACCGGCCCACATTTCTTCCATACCCTGAATTATTCCAGCCTCATCAACAACAAGTAATGATAGAGCCTCAGAACGACCAGAGTCTCCTGTGGTAGATGCCGCCTTAATCCAAGATCCATTATTTAGTTCAAAAGTGTTTTTGTTGTCACCCTCAATTTTTGCAATCTTGATCCACTCGGGAAGATTTTTATACATTCCCTTGACTTTTCTGACCATTCCGACCGCAACGTTTAGCTGAGTGGCTACGGAGAGAATCGACTTCTCTCTATGAAATAGCATCATCCATAGAACGAAGCCTGCCACTGACGTTGAGAGACCAAGTTGACGGGCCTTTAGAACTATATTAAACCTATAATCTTGGAATTGTTTTATACAGTTTTCTTGAAACGGATAAAGCTTGAAATCAAGTAGCCCTTCCATAGGATGGGAAATTTTAACAAAGTTGTTTATAAAGTAGACTGGATCTTTTCCACATCTAATAATTTCTTTAACAATTTCCTTCTTTGTTAACTGATAGGTCATGCAATTCTTTTCGGTGTTGCTTCAGCCTTCTTCTTGTTCTTTAGAACGTCCTTGTGATATTTTTCATACTGATCGATTATTTCGCTCTTATATTCTTCTGGCTCTGGTATCCCAGTTAGCTCGTATGACTTATGTGCCGTTATCGAAGTTCTAACTCTAGAAATTGGTTGAATCAACACGTCGAAATCCTTAACACTCTTTCCGCTCTTTGTTTCTCTCTTGAGTTCCTTTACAGCCAACGTCTTTCCTGTGGTCTTCTTAAACTGCTTCTTAATAAAGGCCAAACACTTCTCAATCATATCTTCAATCTCGCCCTCAAACTTTGAAGGTCCCATCTTGGAAATCTCATGTAGGGAGAGTTCAACATGATAATTGATCGTTAGTTTTCTTCCGCCAACCTTAACTCCAAACCCGTCCATAATTCTCTTGTCAACAAGAGGATTCCCTTCTTCCCTACGAAGACCGATCTTGTTATCTTCATCTTCATTATAGGTCGGACCATCATAGGCCAACGATGCCGCCTTGTAGATTCCTCTAACAATTTCATAGATATCATTTTGAATATCGTTATTTACTATTTCGGCCATTTGTTGTTCTTCCTTCTATTTTCAAGATGTAACACCTAAAACAGGAATTAAATTTCTGCATATAAATTTCATCTTCTGACTTGTATGCCTGTTTGTTGCACAATAAACAATTTTTGAAATTGTTCTTATTAACTAGCTTTTCCTTCATTATAAACCCACCCTGATCAACACATTGTTCGTGTGGTTGTTGTCTATAGTATTTCTCTACAGATCTAACTTGATCAAGATAGACTTTTTCTTTTTCGGGAGTCCAAAGGTCTGATGGGTTTAATATGGCCTGTTGCCCATATTTTTCTTCAATAGCCTTCTCTAGGGCCGAAATTTGTTTATAATCATAATTCGGCATCAGTTCCTTACTTCTTTGGTTCTTGCGCGCCCTTACGGACCTTCTCGCTCCAACCCTTAGTGTTGGGGTCGCCTGGCTTCGGCCAATTATGGCCTTTTCCGCCGGGAGCTTGAGTAAATGGAGCAACCTTTCCTGGTCCGCTTCCTTTCTGTTGTTCTGCCATAATAAATCCTCCTAAGATTGTGTAGTAAATAGTGTTAAATTACTTAAACTTCTCGTATAAATAGATTGAACCGCCGCCAATGATGGCTCCAATTGCTATCCCTATTGTCATCCACAATTTAGAGTTGTCATCTCGAATCACTATAGGCGGCCTTTGTTTGTTCAAGAGATCAAGGAGTCCCTTCTTCTCTTTGTCACAGTTGGCTAGAGATAGATTCAATATATTGATCTGCGAGTCAGAAAAAGTCTTTTGTTGTGATTTCTCCAGGAGACATTTTTCTGCATCTCTCTTGGTACGAAATTCTTCCTTTGTTTGGCAACTAGCGTTTGTGTATTCTAGTTCTGCTTGAATAACTGCGTCTGCCTGATAATTATACAGTATTCCATCATAGGGAGATTCTTCCCCCTTCTTTATGGGGTACACGCAGGGTCCCAACGGTTGTTGTCCGAATGCCGTGACTGGAATTATCAAAAGCAAAAGAAAAGCCATTACTTTCATTTTGGGATGTCCTTCTTATAGACTTCAATCCCAAACCTCTTGTAAATGTCTTCGGCTCTAGAATCGGGATTTTTTGTGATGGATTTTGTTAAAGAAGTAATCCTAGCAGTCTTAGAGGTTTTAATCTCCTCGAACGCCTTGAGCTCCTCGCTGTTTAATATCTCTATCCTCTGATTATAAATATCCATTTCAGATTTTAGAGCTTCTTCTGTTTCCCTGCCGACTCTTTGGACTTCTTGAACGAATTTAGAATTATCGGCTTCGTTCTTAGATAGAAGTGATATTAGTTCTTGTGAAAATTTTAATTGAGATTCCTCAGATTGCTTCAGGTATTGGAGTCTCGTATCCGATTCGTTGGTTGAAAAATGCTTATACATCAAAACGATTAACACAACCAATAATACGTTTAATATATATGACCAATATTTTTTTGCAAAAATTAAGAACATAAAGATATACTCCCTATGTTAACTAGTTTACGGAGGCAAACCCGTCCTCGTTCTTTTGGACTTCAATTATTTTATCCACAGAATCTTTCAATGTTTCAAGGTGGGTAACGAGCAGAACGACCTTGAATTCACTCTTAATCATGTCAAGAACTCTAACAAACCCCTCCAGATGTTCAGCGTCTAGCGACGTTGCCGGTTCATCCAGGATAAAGATATCGCTAACCGGAAGGCTTCCACATTTGACCAGTGCCAACCGTATCGCCATAGCAACAAGAGATTTTTCTGCGCCAGAGCAATTTTCTATTGATCTAGATAAATATCCGGGATGACTAATATAAATTTCTAATTTTCCATCTTCATTTTCAAAATTTGCTTCAAAATCAACAACGTTGCACAACAACTTGTTGATTTCTTCGTTTATGATCGGAAGACTCTTCTTTATCAACTCAAAAGGGATCCCGTTATTGTGAACACATTTTAGGAATAATTCATATACAGAATATTCTTTATTTAATCTTTCCAGTTCTGCCTTTTGCTCCTCAAGTCCAAGTATGATCTGTTCTGTGGCGGCAACTTTTTTTATTGCCTCTAATTTATCCCTCACGCCAGCAGCTATGTGCTGATTAATTATTTTAATTTCATCCTCAACGGCTAGTTTGTTCTCTCTCAGTTCATTGATATTCTCATAGAATTCCCTACTATCTTCATATTTTTTTAGGTTATTATTGATAATATTCAAGTTGTCTATATGCTTTCTTAAATTTTCGTTTTCTTCATTGAGAATTAATTTATACTTGAGAAGAAGAATTTCCGATTCGGCAATAGTATCCTTAAGGGAAGTAAATGAATTTAATTTACTCTGTGCGTTATGAGACCTGAGGGTTTCTATTTCTTCTGTCATTTTTTCTAATTCTTGCTGTAAGGCTAAGAATTCGCTCTTGATAGTAATTGATAGTTTTTGTGACTCTAGGGCACTTTTCTTGAAGGAACAGTCGTTGAATTGTGATGTTCCGCAGGAGGCGAGCTTTATCTTTTCACGATTCTTATTATGCATGTCCAAATCTTTCCTTTTGGATGAAATATTAAAAGATAAAATACTATATTGTGAAACCAGAGCAGCTTCTTTATTTTTTATATCTAGTAGCCACTCGACATCGATTAATGATTTCTCTTGTTCTAATAAATCAAGAGAGTCTGTTCGTCTTTCTATACTCAATTCCTGTCTACTAATTTCAGCATGGCATTTCTCTACCAGATCTTCAAAATAAGACTTTTTTCGCTCCAGATCTTTAAGGTTTATATTAATATCTACCTTTGTAATTCCATCGTCTAGTCTTTGGACTTCCAACATCTTCTCATCTCGGGCTTTCTTTAAACTCTCCATGTTCTCTTCGATCTCATGGAGATTAACATCTAAAATTTCTTTTTTTGTTACAGCTTCGAACAGCAACTTAGAATAATCCTTAACTTGAAGTTTTTTGATTAAAGACTTTAATTCATTCGCTTCTTGATTAGCCGGCTTGTGTTTTCTTTCAAATACTTGTAGATCCAGG